CCTTTCTTATCATTTCAATTTTTTACATTTTACACTCTCTTTTCTCTCTTCTTACATTTTCTTTCTACGGCGACCACGACCACGACGACCACGACGACGACCGGATTATTTAATTCTCCGGCGCCAAAGACCCGTAAAATAGTTTAACACGCTTATTCACTAATATTTTTGATACATCATAACTACTTATACTGAGTCCTTCCAATGATTTTACGCGGGAAAGTGCAACATAACTTTGCCCGGCTTCAAATACCCCATCGCCGATATCTATTATACATCGATCCAATGTCGCACCCTGACTTTTGTGAATTGTAATCGCCCATGACAAAATCAGTGGGATTTGCGATACACCTATACCTGGGATATTATCACTGACCCATGTATGATAATTAATCACCATTTCTAGTCCATTATTAAATCGAACTACCGGTAATTCCGGCGACGTTTCTGTCATACGAATGATAACCCCTTGACTTCCATTACAAATGGGAGTGGATGCAGTTGTAACCGCCTCTTCCATATTGATCACACACATCACTTGTGATCCCACTTTCAAATGAACGACCTCGTCACATAGTATACTATTTTTAAGTGAAGCCATCTCCATTGTTATGCGTTCTTGTGTCTGTGAAGCGCGAACCTGACGCTCTTTATCCGATAATGGTAGATCGGTTACGTATTTCAATTGGTAAGAATATGTACGACTACTGGGATCCATTATCGCCAATTTCTCCATTTCCAACCGGTTGATTTCATCGACGCGTGACCGTGTAGAGTAAAGCAGTGTCGGTTTTGTTTGAGGCGTCCCATCTTGAGATACGTCAGGTAAAACCACCCCCACACGAGAACGCAGAATCTCATCCGTTCGACGAGTAATCCGCCCTTCACGCACCTGATTCAATACTTGACAGTAGACAGGATCATTTTGTCGAAATATCTGTTTCAATTGAATGTGGTTAGGTTTAGGGAACGCCGAGAACCAAGATTCACTTTCAAAACAGAATCGTGCATTGTCTGGGTCTTCGGTATTCACACCTACGGGTGGCAACTGGTAGAAATCCCCGCAAAATATAAGTTGAATACCGCCGAATGGTCGTGAATGGCAGTTCCTCACGGTTTTACCGACAATATCCAAAATATCAAACAAGCGTTTCGACATCATACTTACTTCATCGATGATGAGTGTGCGCGTCTTTCGCCATTCCTTCTTCTTGAAGAAGTTTTTATCGACCTTATTGACAATTCTCTCGACATCCCCATTCGCAAGTCCAATACCCGCCCACGAATGAATCGTTTTGGCCTTACAATTCAGCATAACTGCCGCGCATCCTGTCAATGCACAAACCTGGATATTGTGTCCATGTTGTTGCCCATAGTTGTAAATCTCTCGAATGAGCGCGGATTTACCTGTTCCACCAGGTCCAGTTATGAATACATTTTGTCCGGCAACGTATTTCGCAAATGCATCCTTTTGTTCGGGAGACATCATTAGGGACGTAGGTGAGGGTGCGAGCGCGGGTGCGGGACCAGGTTCGGGTGCAGCAATAAATGCCGAATCAGGCAATTTTTTGACTGTTGTATATTTTCGAATATCGTGATTGGGTGCTGATATAGAGGTCATCATGGCGGTTGTCATATCTATATTCAGGTAATAGATTTCAATTTATCGGGTTGAATTGCTTTATTTTCTTTTCGATCAGTGTAATATAAGATATAAATCCATCGAATTATATAGTATACAATGAATACTACGAATATATCACATTATTCGTCACCGGCGAATGCAGTACCCGATAATATATATTCAACAACCACATTTTTGTCACCAATTGGTGGTGGTATACGTGTTAGCAGTCCAGACAAAAAGAATACAACAATTTCGTCCGATATTGCCAACGATTATTTAGAACGCGTTAAAAAATCGCAGATTATTCTTGAAAAATATCCGGACAGAGTACCTCTTATCATCCAACCGTCAAAAAATGACAGGGACTCTTACCCTATAGACAAGTCTAAATACATAACTCCGAGAGATTTGACCCTTCTTCAACTTCAGCAGATCATCCGCAAACGCGTCAAGTTTCCCGCGGAAAAGGCGCTCTTTATGTTTATTAATAATAAGATATATCCGATTACGGCCGTAGTTGGAACGATATACGATACACACAAAGATGCGGACGGGTTTTTATATGTTACGTATTGCCAGGAAAGCACATTCGGAGGCACCGTGTAAATAAATATAGATGTATTCGTATAACAGTATAAAGTGATGATATATGTTATCTCTTTTTACAAACACAAAGAATCTGATATATAATAAAATAATAAATCCGGTTATTGTAAATAAACAGACTATTCTATTACAACATTCACAACAAATGTTTGTGAATGATTCATCGTCGGGGTCGGAGACTGAACCTGAACCAGAACCTGAACCCGAGATGTTACATAAGAAGTTATTCGACACGGATATACCGAATAACATAATAACCACCGATTATGAATTACAGGAACTCATTAAAATAACAACAAACAGCAATATCAATATTGATAATGTCGTTTTACATAAGAGATTTGAAGCCAAATTGGCGAAACATGAAGACACGATATTTAAAACCAAAATGCGGTTATTATATGTTATTATTGCGAATAATCTATACGGGTCGGTATTTGAAGAGAAAAAACTATACAAACCCAATAAAACACACTATCCCACCGGGGTTTTCAGGTATAATGATTATATTATTCGTATCGATGATTCGCCCTTTTGTTTTTTCGATGAAGAGCAGGTTATCACCGCATTATACAAGTCTAGTACCATCATCGATGACAAATACAAAAACATCATCATTCCATATTTTACGTATATCAATATGAAAAAAAATGCTAATGGGAATATTTGTGATTGCGACCATGACCCGTGTGGTTGCGCTTATGTGGGGGATAACAGTTCATATTGCGACGAAGACGCAGCATATGACGAGGATCTTATAAATCGAAAAACAGAGAAGGACTCGCCTAATTATTCACGCATATTTTATAATAAACTGCGACATAATACCATATCGTTTAGTATTCAACCGTATGTAAAAGATACCGAGTCATTATATAACTGGGCGAAGGATAATATTAAAGATAATGTCAATATTAATTTCACAAAAATAAAATTCGAGTTTTTTACGGATCTGTTTTCCAAGTGTGCATTGTTACTTCAAAAATTACATTCTGTTGGAATAGTCCATGGTGATATAAAACCGGATAATATACTGATTAAAGAAGATGGTCATTTCAATATCAACGATGTATCGAATTTCCGGTTATTTTCGGTATATTTGATTGATTTTGGTCTGGCCGGTAAGGATAGTGTCGGTATCGGGACTGGTGGAACCGTCCCATATTGCCACCCAGAATTTAGAAATATACACGATACAAAACGAACCGACAAATACAACTGGGCTGTTATTAAAAAGAAACACGATGTTTGGTCACTGGGAATGACATTTATTACGCTGTATATGAATAATACGTTTTACAGTTATTATCATAAGTATCCGTCATATTTCTTCAATTCGAATGGATATGTTAGCAATCTTGTATTAGATTCTATCGCAAATCCACAATTACGGCGATTATTTATAGATATACTTTCGTATGATTCAATATCGATAAACGATGTATGTGATAAAATACACGAATTACAGAGCCCGGTCAAGTAAGCGTCACGTCGCGTCGCATCACACCGTTAATGCATGCGCCTGCGCCTGCGCCGGCACCGATGCCGATGTCAACACCAATGTATTACTTTCGGTCTCAATGACTGCCGGCACTGCTGAATCAGAAATAGGTTCTCCCAATACAGAAGATATAACTTGCTTGTCCACTTCAGGTACAATCGTAGTTACACTGAACGGGTTATTATTATTTCGTAAAGACGACGGCAAATATTGGTTATCATAATGTTGGGGATTTATAGGCGATGCAGCCGACTGCGACGAGGTCGGTTCTTCCTTTTTCACAATGCTGCTGCTGCTTCGACCTGACCCCCGGGTTGTGTCTGGTGCTACGGGGGAGAGCGTCGATTTGAATTGATCTGGAATATATGCACGTTTTTCCAATGTGTCTCGTTTTATGTTGAGATTCTGAAGAACATTCATCATTGTGAGTGGTAGAATAGAAATCGAGTTCATATGTGTGCGATATTTGAAAGAGCAAACACTCGTTTCAGGCACTATGAACTGAACACTATACCACCAATACGCCGGTATATACATTATCATCCCCTGGAATAATTCCACTTCAAGTGTCTTGATTTTATCGAAATCGTCCTGGTATTCAGGTTGCACTTTCCACGGGTTAACTGGAGAACGGAACTCGAATACATCATAATCGCTGATTGGATACAGGTATTTGCTATCTTTGGGTGGGATCAATAGGATTTTAACACGACCTTGTGTGACAAGGAAGTAATTACGATAATTCACTTCGTATCGTAAGGGCGTTGTCGTTGAAACCGACGCCATCATGATGTCATACATACACGTAGATACCATATACGGTCTCAAAAATTCATCATTTAATTGAAACACCTTGACTAACCCAGTTTCATCGATGAAATCGGAATTATTCTCGCTAATATACTTGGCTTCGGTATCCTTCTGGAATACTTCGTGCGCGATTTTCAGTGTGACTGGAATATAAAGAACCGTATTATTGTTCGCATTATCAGACCCTTTTTGCAACTTTTCGAGGGTTGATTCACCGTCAGGTGCTGACCCCGACACATCCCGAACCTGGATATCAAATGCACGATAATTTGTAGTTATACCATGATAAGATAACGCAGTTAGTAAATGTTCATTATAATATTCGAATGTAGTGGGTTGTCGTATATCACATACTTCTTCTAAACGTTGTTTTGAAGGTTGTTCTATTTCGTATACTTCTAAATCATTACTACGTTTCATATGAAAATGGATATGAATATATAAGAACAGCACGATACAAAAAATAAAGATGGAAATTATCAACATAATCGGTTCGGATCGGATCGATTCGAAATATAAATATTATTATTATTATGCCCGAATACTAATATTTATAGGATTATACTCAATTACTTTTATGTTAGATTTCGTTGATAACTAATGCGATACATGAATCTTGTGGAAAATGTGGAGGTGTGTTTTCGTATTCTTCATCATCGTGGTGCGTTTGCGCTGGTTCATCGCATGGTTCATCGTTGATTTCATTGACTTCGCAGGCGTCTTCATTGACTTCGTTGACGTCAATGGTAATAGATTCACTCATGATGGCGTGGCTCATATCTGGAACGATAAAAATAGAGACATTATTATCCACGGAGTCATCTGACGATGCGTTATGATACAATCCATTATCATCTATTTTAGATTGTTCATTTGAATCATTGCTCATGCTATGACTTAGACTGATACTTATGCTATGACAATCTGCGTCGGCGTCCGCGTCTACGTCCGCCTCGGCGTCTACGTCTAAGTAGTTGTGTTGTTGATTCAATAAACGCATAACCATTGTATTCATTTCATTCAACATCTGCTGTTGTGAATGAATCAATGACCTTAATTCTTGATTCTCCTTTATGATCGGTTCGACCTTAAGAATAGTCTCCGAGAGATTGGTTTCATTAACAATCTTATCAACGATACCTTGGACAAAGTCGCGACTATTGATTAAATCATTCATCACAGTATCCATTAATAATACGGTTTCGTCTTCTTCTGCGTCAGCAATGTCGGCGTCGGCGTCAGCGTCGGCGTCAGCAGGCGCATCAACAGCATCAACAGTCGCTGGACCGGCACTTGCTCGGTCTTTTCTATTATTTTGAGACAATTCATCCAAACGAGAATGAATATAATCAACACGATTGACCAAATCATTCAATACATTATCGTGTTCACCGATCTTTTCGTCGTGACTTTTTAAAATCACAAGTGGAGGCGGTGTCGCACCAGTAGATGTAATCATGCTGACAAATGGCGTAAGAACGGGTTGGGGCGTATTATTGGCGGTAGTTCTATTACGTGAATCCAGTGTAGTAGTTTCGACAACGACGTTAGAGACCCCGTATTTGGGATTCTGTCGAGGAATCCCCTTTTCATAAATAAACTGTGGTTCATTCTGCGACGACGAGGACGACGACGACGACGATGACGCCTGCGCCGCAACCTTGACAGGCGAATTCATCTTTGGTTGCATACTAGCCACCATTTCCATTTCTTGCACCATAAGCATACGCTGTTTAAGAATCTGGGTTTGGACCTCGTTCTGTTTATGAAGTATCCTTACTTTTTCAGGCGGCATTGTAGACCCCTGAGTTTGGATAAGTTTTACTCTCTGCTCGATTTGCTGCTTAATCAACTCGATATTTTCATACACATTAATCGGTATTTGTTGCCCTGGTGGAGTCTCTAATACCGGGGGTAGACCTCCACGACCTCCACGACCCCCACCACCAGGTTTACCCGGTGCGGATTGATTCATCATTGCCTGAATATTTTGGACATTATTTCCGGCGTAATAAGAACTACCATTGGGTTGTTGAGACGATTGAAATCCGCCCGCGATTCCAGAACCAGGGGCGCCTGGAGAAGATGATGCACGCCTCTTACGTGCGGCCGACAAAGCTGCGTTTCCACTCATTGAATATATAAGATTATAAAATGTATAAATAGATTATTTCTATATTATTTTCGCATTTGCATTTTCACCGGTGAGTGGCATTTATAATCCATTACGCGGAAATCATCCAATGTATACGAATTAATATCATCTCTCAACGTCGTTATTTCTAATTGCGGAAAGGTGAACGGTTTCAACGACAATTGCTTGGTTCGTAATACATCAACATGATCATCATAGATATGTGCATTTCCTAAATGATATACGAATTCATGTGCGACCAACCCGCAATGTTTTGCAAGAAGGTGTGTCAAAAAACTATATGACGCGATATTGAATGGAACGCCTAAACCTACATCACCGCTCCGCTGGTATAAAGCACACGAAAGTCGGTTCTGATTATCTACATTAAACTGGCAGAGGATATGACAAGGGGGTAGCGCCATCTCATCGATTTGACATGGGTTCCAGGCGGACATAATCAACCTGCGTGAAAATCTCTCGATGGGGTGTTTTAAAGACCGTATAATCTCGGAGAGTTGGTCGACACCTTTTCCCGTATAATCAGCGTCACATGTAGAATATGTAGCGTTAAAATGTCGCCACTGATGGCCATATACTGGTCCTAGGTCCCCGTCAGCGTAATGCGACAATCCGCGTGATTCCAGAAAATCCCGTGATGCGTTATCGTCCCAGATATGGACACCCGCCGCCTGTAGAAGACGATTGTCTGTTTTCCCTCGAATAAACCAGAGTAATTCTTTGAGACAAGTTTTCCACGCCATTTGTTTTGTTGTTAAAATCGGGATTCGTCCTTGGTCTAATGAAAATACCATCCCGGCGCCGAATACTGAAAGGGTGGTTCCATTTCGACCGTCGTGTTCATGGTTTTGTTCGATGATATCATGAATAAGATTTAGGTATTGATATTCCTCGTGGGGGGTGATCGGTGTGGCGACGTCATCTTCGGCAACAGCGTCGATGATATAATGAGGCGTACTATTTATACGAGAGAAACGGCGAAGCATTCGGATAGGATTTCGATTCGATTCGATAATAATAAAGAAAACGATGTGTTTAATTCGATTTCATTGTTTCATATTCCATTGTTTCGTAATTAAATCTTCACTGGTATATATATACTTATAAAACTCGTAAATGGAGGCGTTTGAAGAAACCGTCAAAGAAGGAACGAAGCGTGGAAGTTCATTTGTCGATCATGTATTTCGATTGGACGAACAACAGCAAGGCGTGTTATTAAACATCGTCCAATATACACTTGTCGGATTTGTCCCCATATTGATTATGTTGTATTTGGTCCGCACTTATGTGCCTGAACCCGACGACCACAAGGCCACTTTGATGGTTTTAGTAGAAATCATCGGTCAAATCCTGTTTATGTTCGTGTTCATCTACTTTATCCATCGTTTAATCACATATATCCCAACTTACTCCGGATACAGATACAGCGAGTTCAACTTCACGACAACTATTTTAGGAATATTGATGATTCTGTTGAGTATTAAGACGAAGTTGGGCGAGAAGGTTCAGATTATTGTGGAGCGCACGATTGAATTGCTTGGTGGTGAGTCTAGTTATAATGGTGCTGGAGGTGCCGGAGGCGCACAGGGTGGCGGCGGCAGTGGCGCCGTTCGTATCACACAACCTCTTTCACAACCTTACGCGGGAGGTATGCCCGGTGGAATGGTCGGTGGTGGAATGGCGCCTCCCAACCCAGTCCTGACCACGGGTCGTAACACCGGCACGGCCGACTACGGTCTCTCGCAGGCGAGTCAGCAGACCCAGCACTTTAACAGCACTTACGCACAGAATGTCGGCGGTGGAATGCCCGGTGGGATGATGTCGTTTGAACCGATGGCTGCCAATGAGGTTATTGGATCGAAGTTTTAGGCGTAACGATAATGGTAATGATAATGATGATGATATAGACATACACTTCATTTTGTATGTATATTTCTCTCGACGACGACATACGCATTCACTTCTCTATAAACGTCTCTCGTTCTATACTCTTCATAATCTTACGTTCACCAATCGGGTCATCCTTGATTTCGTGAAGGACATTCCTAATCATCTTATGATGAAAATCCTGTAACCTACTATTCGTCTCCCACCCCGGGTGTAAATCCATCCACTTTTTCACCGCAAAGTATTCCTTGTTGGCAATATCCACGAACACCTGACGCATCCGCGCATTCCCTTCATCTCTCGCCCACTGATGATTATCCCGAATATAAATCGTATCCCGCTTCTGATCCGTGCAATGTATCGGGCGTTTATAAAGGTCAATCTGTTTCAATCCATCAATCATGACCTTACTAATCCCTTCAACAAGTCCCTGGTCCCGGGTATATGTCAAGTCGTCCATCGTGATTTCGAGAGAATCAACAAAGTCGGAGATATTGACCGCGTCTTTACATTGTTCGTTCAAGAAAAAGTTCAAATTAAACTGGTTGTTATTCGTATTATTGACGATAATATTCCGTTCCTTGCTTAATTCTACGATCTGTTTTTGGAGGGTTTTATTCTGGTCTAATAATTCAAAAACAAGAGAATTCACGAGAGATTTCTTGCTCCGTTTTTTATCCATTGTAAGTGCTGTAATCATTTTCCTAATATATTCCTTAAGTTTATCATTTTGCTCGGTTAATAATTCGGATACAGAAGAGGCCGCGGTCGCGTCTGTAGTCACTGAAAGTGCAGATATTGCATCATCATCGTCTAAACTGGTGGATGATTCAGAGTCGGATGACGACGCTTCGCTGGCTTCGTCGGCGTCGCTATAGGAATACGACGGTTTTTCAGAGATTTGAACAGATAATTCCGAATTAGGTTCTGGTAAGTATTGGTATATGTTATCACTTGATTCGTCCATTTTGATCGCCTTTTTTTTAGATTTAAAACGATACCTAACCATTTCCGTATTATCGTCGTCGTCATCGACGGCCGCGTCCGCCGTCTCTTCATGCGCCGTTATAATAGACGTAGTCGTGGTCGTAGTGGTTGTCGTAGTAGCCACGATAGAAACAGATACAGTATTTAATGAAGTGTCTATATTGGGTTTCTTATTTGTAGCTTGACAATGTTGAAATTGTAAACATGTGGATGTATGTTTATAATAACTAGAACGATGAGAGTAGGATTTTTTACATAGACAAACATATTTCCCTTCAACGCTGACAATTGCTTCGACCACTTTATCCGCCAAAATATTCGGTTTAAAATCGGGAATTCCCTGGACTCCCTGGACTCCCTGGACTCCCTGGACTCCTGGAATTATATCCAGACACTTTTCGTCCATTTTTTCATCGTTCAAATTCGGTTTCATTTTAATAATATAGAAACTAGCCCGTTCCTTGGCCTGTAATTCATTACTACAATAACAATCCTCCAAAATAACACACTTCCAATTCGACCATCCACCATTCTTCCGAATACAATCGTATAATTTCGACCCGTAGGATGAATCCAGTGTCTCTCGTTTGTGCTTGTATTTTCGTTGGGTTAAATTCGTTGTATATGAAATATATGAATACTTGCTATCCGGAGTTTTACAAGTAAGTTGGTAGATATATGTTTTTGAGTAGTCGGCATACTTTCGCGGCATTTTTAACCGGTTTAAATCTGGATATTCGTCTATTCTATTTCTATTATATATCTCTAATATTTATTATCCGAGGGGATATTTGATGGTTCAAAAATCCCATCACCAGTGGCAACATCCGCACCATCGGTTGGTCTAAATGTTGCCATTCTCACTTTAGAAATCGAAAAACAGGTCTGTGTTAATGTAGTAATTTTGTAGTAATTGTAGTAATTAGCAATTTGGCACTTTAGACTTTTTGGCAACATTTGCACCATATTCAATGTCATCACCAGAAACAAAACGCCTATATATGCTCTCGGGGAAAAAGGGTTTTTTTGTTTTTTTCAATAAATGTCCAAATACGGGTTTGGCCATTCTGCTTTTAAAACGCGTTTTTTCGCATGTTTCACCTGACGAGAGCATAATTTACGAATTCTTCGTTTCCCCCCTTGAAAATCCGCGGGATCTCAGTCACCTGTTTTCGCGAAAGCACATCCCGCACCCTTTTTGGACGGGACTGTGCGATTTTCCCGCCTTACTGACTTTTCAAAAAGTTATAAGATAATGCTATATATGCTCAGGTTTTCAGTAAGGATGTGCATAAATGGATGCAAAACTGTGTTTTATCGTCACAACATACGTGTAATAATACATAAATAAGTATTTGTATTATGTATAATAGGGAATAATGAATTATAAAATTACGGCGTCGAGTTTGGGGGCGCAACCACCTAAAAAAACGGTGATTGTTGATTTGGAGTATATGCGTCCATCGGTATCGCGGTCGCGGTCGGCGTCGAGGTCGAGGTCGCGGTCTCGGTCCCGGTCGCGGACAGATGAACGATTCAATATTGATGAATTATTAAATACACAATATACAACTGGATTAGACGGCGACGGTGACGGCGACGGTGACTGCGATAGTCACGACAGTAATCTCTCGGAATCAGATACAGAAGGCAGTAGTATTGATTCGGAATCCGGCGACGACGACCGTCGGGAGTCACGAATCCACCCAAGCATCCAAGATACTGATTATGCAGTGAACTCCGATGATGACCTACTACAATCGGTATTAGATGAACCGACATTCCCGCTGGATGTGAATGCGATATTAAACGCGATGAATAAGAAGGAAAACAGTACAATCGCAAATCTTACATTGAAGAAGATAGCAGAGCGTCGTCGAGAGATTCTCTCGTCGTTGGATTTACCAACGGATAAAATGGAGGATTTTGATAGAAGATTACAAATGTATCGTGTAATAGAGGATCCACAGGATTTAAAACATACGCAATTATTGCGATGGATACCGCTACGCTCACTACTCACCAAACCATATCTTACACTTGGAGGAACATTATTTTCAATCAAGTTACGCCCGGATGACGGACTTCATCAAGTCACGATACGTAACGTAAAACGATTCGTATTCCAAATAAAGTTTGAATTAAATGTCGTGTTTCAGCGGTTAAGTAGAGAGGAACTCCTAATATTGCGTGCAGTTGAATATGTCGATGACATTTGACCCTCCCGGTAATAAAAATATATCTATATATATAATGACATCTACTACCATAAAACGTAAACCCAAAGTAGTTGTATTTGATGTGGATGAGACACTAGGTAATTTCGCCCAATTTGGAATATTGTGCGCTACGCTTGATGAATATTATAAACCGGATATTTCGTATAAACACTTTAATGATTTAGTTGAAATCTTCCCCGAGATATTCCGCCCGAATATAATTAAGATTTTGGATTATATTCGTAAAAAGAAGGACACTGGTGTATGTAGTAAGGTGATGATATATACGAATAATCAAGGACCTGATAAGTGGGTTCAGCATATCCGCGATTATCTTGAAATGAAACTGCGTGAGAAGGCGGTGGCGTCGTCGCCGTCATCGTCGCCGTCCCGTCAATTGGCAATTATCCCGCCATTATTCGACCATATAATAGGCGGATTTAAACCGCGAAACGGCAATAGTGGGTATCCGGAACGAACCACCGGCGAGAAAACCGTGAATGAATTTCTGCGATGTTCGCGTATTCCCCCCGATATCGAAATATGTTTTCTGGATGATGTATTGCATGATCAGATGGTTGATGAAAAGGTATATTATATTAAATTACAGGGGTATCATTCGTATATACCGTTTGAGCATTATATCCATCGGTTTTTGAATAGTGTGTTATACAGAACCACATTCGAACAACTTAAACCGATAACGGGGTCAGTATCATCTGAAATGACACTGCAGGTGAAGAAGCAAGTTATAACAATCGAATTACAGAATTTACTTGTAAAACGCGCCAACCAATTACAATATGACGCCCGAAAATATCATAATAAAATGAATCCGCGCGAAATCGATGAAATAATCAGTAGGTATATATTACATCATCTTCGGCAATTTTTCAAGGATGGACCGCCGGCGTTGTCGTCTAATATGCGTAAACTCGCGCCGGCGTCGGGATATCGCTCAACCAACCGAACAATGAAGAAAAAAAGTAGGCAGCAACAACAACAGCAGCAGCAGCAACGCAGTATACGAAATATATTTTATGTAGATAAAGCATCAGCAATTAAGAATATGCGAAGTAAGACAATGAAGAATAGGTAGATATTATATATGTTTACTGTAATCAGTGTGTACGGTGGAAGTGTTGGCGGGATGTTGCTGGGACGAAGACAACCCTTTTCCCGGCCGAACGTGCATCGGCAACAAGTCTGTCCCTTCTCATCTGCGACTCTGGAGTATGGTGTTCCTCGTAGATATAAACAACATCCGATGATTCCAAAACTTCCACCACTACTGCCGCCTCCGCCGCCGCAGCCTCCGCCTCCACCGCGTCAATCATCGTATCCACTACCGACGCCACCGCTACTGACTCCGATGCAGCCATTATTGCAGCCAGGCGGTTTGATTGACGTTCCGTATTCCAACGCTGATGACGAGTATTCCGCATGTGTCGGTCCCAATTGCCCTGTGCTCCACGCCAGCCACAAGGGCAACTCACTGGACGAACGATATCGAGTTCGTGAAGCGTGTCTCTGAACAGACGAGACATAATCATCTGGAGTGCGTGATGAAGGACCAGTGGCGATGATTCGTAGCCCGCATTCCCCTCTTCTGGTTTGTAATTGAGAACCAGTTCAAATACGTCATCTTCTTCGCCGCGAGACACCATATTGTGGGTGTCGTTCAAGTAAATGCTGGACGTCTCGCCGCATATTTCAACGACAATATCGTCGGCCAGTTCCATCACTTCCTCGTATAATTCATCATCGTCGCAGATTTCGTCATGTGTCAACCATCCGTGTAATGATGCACCTGGGCGGTGTGCACCAAATGATGTTCTTTTGTGTTTGTGTAATGAACCCAGTGCATTCATCGCACGTAAATACTCACCTTCTGTAAATTTGTCTTGATTTTCGTCCACAATCGCCATGATAACATCCAGTTGATTTTGAATGTCGACATCAACTGGTGTGACTCTTCTCGCCACTGTCGCCTCTACTTCCGCCACGACCACAGCCTGTTCGGGCGCCACTTGTTCCTGATGTTGCTGTTGCTGATCGCCTTGTTCCATTGTTGTATCTCACGTTGTTCGTGCGCTACTATATATCCGATAAAAACATTTCAATTTTATCGACAGTAAACTTTCTTTACGTATGTGGAACCGGTGGAACCTGCGTCGTCTGTGGAACCGGTGGAACCTGCGCCGGAGCCTGCGTCTGTTCCTGAAGAAACTTCTTCACTGCCGGTATTTTATCCACCGCACCAGATGTATCGATATAATTATATATGGGATTCACTATATTGGTCCCCACAGGTTGTGTCACAGTTTTATTGACCTGGTCTTTTGTATAATTAGCAATTGAATCAGAAACGATATGCGTTAATAATATGAAAATACAAGTAGATATAATGAGTTTCCGGTCAAACTCGCTAAACTTATTTCCGCCAAGTACCGCGAATTTGGGATTATTCCATGAGATCTTATTGAACCTGACCAATAATATAAACACTGCAATATACAATATCGTATTTCGAAGTGTCGGTATGTATTCGGGTATTGTGTTATAAAACCCGAGCAATATAAGCGCATATGTCCCATAAAAAATCACATCGATATATTTGTAATAACTCGTATATTTCTGGAAAAATGGCGAAATCAGGTCGCGTAATCCATTAATAATCGTAAGTGCGATATTTTCCGCAGTCGTTTTTATATTATTCATAATACCAGTATTACTATATATTGGTATTATATTCAATGGCGACCCACGCCCACACACCTACCCATCAAGTGTCGTCGCCGTCGTCGTTTCTGCGACCGGTGCAGGCAATCGGTCCGTCACATAAAAATCAAGAAGTCGCGCACTCGGGTCAAGTACTCCATCGCAAAAGGGATGCCGCCAATAATACGGGATTGTTTCGCCACGTCCGTTATAGATAGATTCAAATATCCGACGGTAATAGAAACTCTCCTTGTCATAAGGGGGGTTATAAAGATAAAACAATGCGTTATGACGGTTATTTATATCAGAGTCGAGAATAATACGGTCAGTATATTCTTTAATCATTTGGATCCATGTGCGTCCATCCTGACTACTCACGCCATCACTAAACGCCTCCTTTCTTCGCCACAATACATCATCAGGCAGTAAACCGTCACCCTCAAATGCTTTACGAAGCAGGTATTTCTCCATGCGAGGGCGAGCACCCGTGCTGTCGTCGTCACGAAACTGTTTGAATCTCGCAGGGATCGACATGACATATGTCAAAAACGCCTTGTCTGCAAACGGGACCCGCGCTTCCAATCCAGCGCCACTGATGCACTTATCCGACCGAAGGAGATCAAAAAAACGGACATCGCGAATCATGCGCTCATTTTCCGCCTTAAACTCGGTCTGGTTGGGGGCCTTCAAGAACCCGCGATATGACCCGAAAATCTCATCGGACATATCACCACAGTAAATAACAACATCATCCGTCTGTTGTTGAATGTATTTACTGATGAGATAATTCCCAACAGAAGCGCGGATGGTCGTGGTGCAATAACTCTCGGTCTGAAAAATCGTATCGTGAATCGCGTCTAAGAAATCACGTTCGGTAAGCGCCACCTCGTGGTGACATGTGCCGAGATGTTCGGCAACTCGACGCGCCCAAATCAAGTCAACTGAACCGGTCAAACCGATACTATATGTATTAAGAACGGTATCTGGCGCCGACTTCTTCAATTCTCTCGAAACAATTGCTGTAACCAGCGAACTATCCAACCCGCCCGAAAGTAAACATCCAACGGGTCTTTCACTCATCAGGCGTTTCTTAACGGCAGTCGTGAATAATTCGCGGATATTATTGCATATCGATGTCTCGGTAGCGGCGTCGTCTGACGGATACGAATAACACACCTTAATATTCTTTATTTGACATTCCAACATACTTTCATCATTAGTCCTTTTAAGTACAATGTGATCGGAATCATAATATATACTCGCATTCTCGTAATACGTCTTGAAAACTGCACTACCATCCTCACTATCTAATCCCGCATATTCCATATAACAACCCGCGGGAAATTGCACAATTGTATCACATAATACATGTATTGATTTCATCTCACTCGCAATGCAGATCCCGTAATGGTCTGAATTCAACGAAATACAACCCAAATCGGAATGTTCATATCCAAACGGACCATCATGTCGACAAACCCCGATATAAAGCGAGCGAACACCCACAGGATCTCTTGCAACATATGTAACTTCATTATCATAGTCATACAATACAAACCCGAAAACACCGTCCAGGCGACAAAGCGTCTCATGTATTCCGATTTTGCGATAGAGGTGGATGATAATCTCACAATCAGAACCACTCTGATATTCTCCTTCCAATCCGAACTCTTCAATCAAACTACGAAAGTTGTAGATTTCGCCATTACAAATTAATCGACAGTTCTTTAGATAAAATGGTTGATCAGCCGCGGGTTCCATACCGTTGATAGAAAGACGGTGAAATCCCCACGCACGAGTATCGTCTTTCATAAATACTGATTTATCTGGTCCTCTGTGTGATGAAACAATATAACTTTCCTGGAGCGTTTTTAGCGCCCTCAGTGAAATGCGGGAGACAGTTTCAAAGTAAAAGATACCGCACATTGTGACGGGGGGTGTGTATATTAAATACATTATACCATTTAAGTTATATTATTTTCACATTATAAAGTAATTACGAATACCACCGTCCGTCACCGTCACCCACCTACAAGAAATGGAACTTTATGGAGTAATCAACGGTGCATATTCAAACCATCATGACCGTTTAACCGAAATTAATAAACGAATTTATGAGCGTGTAATACCTTCAACACTGCTTCGACCGGCGTATGATGTTCGCCCGATTTCGTCGAAATATGCAACGATGCCGATTATCGAGTCACGCCCCACCCCCACGGTCAGCATACCCGCTTACCAGAATTTCTCAACCGAAACCGTATTTAATCCGGGCAATGCGAAAGCACCGTGGAGAGGATGGGCCGAGCAGGTCAATTTAGAGTCGTCATTGCGAAACCAATTCTTCGCACATCAGAGAAATGACCGCACCGAATATGTCCCGAATTCCACGAGTGATATGTATAATGTGACGATTGATTCACGTATTGTAGAACAACCGAACCCATATTTATTTGATAATGGCGCATCGAATTTCGCACCTATGAACCCTAATCCTAATGATTTAGGAAGATTAACGTTTGAGAATTCAACGAGGCATCAACTTCGTGCACTTGATTGCACACACGACGGTTTCTGCACGGGAGAAGGCGGTCCTACTTTAACTCCGGCTACGAACTATATCCCCCAGGAACAACTCGATAAGAAAAATAAGGAAAAGGAACAAAAGCGATATATTTCGAATATTGAGGAAGGGTTTTCGGGACGCGGTCAGTCGTCGTCGTCGACCTCGGCGACCTCGGCCGCGTCAAACACGCAATTCGCGAAGTTTATACCGCGTGCAACTGCCTCATCTAATGCTCGCGAACACCTGACAATGCGAAAATAAACACTGATACAAATATTACACTATTCTATAACGTAATAGTCTAATAATATTATTACTATGAATGAATTCGATGAATTTACATTGTCAGTTATGTCAAACCGTAACCATTACGGCAAATATTTGAAGACGAATACCAATGCACAACTACTGGCCGACATTTTTAGGAAAGAGAAGGTGTATTATAATGAACGGATTATCGAGTTGACGAGAGATTTGATCACACATGAAGACGCGATGCAATGCACAGATAATGATGTAAATGAAGCACATCGCGAATATATGAAATGTTGTATTAGGTATTTGAAATGGAAGGATGTAACAGAGATGATACAAAAGGAAAAATATGCGTCGGATGCTGACGCCGATGCTGACGCAGATGCTGACGCCGACGACGAGTCTGTAAGCAACGCACGGCAAGAATTAGATAAACGAATACAAGAAACACCATTACATGAATCGTCACCGTCACCGTCGTCACCGTCACCGTCACCGTCGTCACCGTCACCGTCGTCACCGTCACCGCCAAGATACAATCAAGAAAAAGGATTGATTTCATTTGCGAATAAAATGTGTATTCGTAAAAAAACAATGGACGATTTTATAAAGATAATACCCGCGTCGTCGTCGTCGTATTCGTCGTCGAACTTACCTCAAATACGCGATTATCATGATGAAATAGAGAAGCGAATGCCAATCGACTACTGAATAGTCGAAATGATTTCCATTGCAGAAGAGATGTCATTTTCAGTATACATCGAACTAGTAGGAACTACACCAGCGCCAGCATCCCAGTAATAAACGCGGGTTGGTGTGAGAATGAACATTTTGTGTCCTGTGATCGTTTCAGTCGAGTCGGTGGTATTCCAGAGTTCGTCGATGTCGTAATAGCACGAATCAGTGCTGAATACTCGGTTCTTGAAATCGGCGTCACTACCGACGACACCGATGAAATCGGACAAAACACAGTATTCGCGCTGCTTTGAAGGAATAACCAGGTTCATAATATATGTCGTGACATCCACATATCTCGTAAATTTGGTCTGAATCGGGTTGGTTGGTTCGGGTAATGACCCGACAACCGTGGCCTCCCCCCCGCCCGCACCCGCGTCGCCACTTCCGTCTGCTGAACCAGAACCAATGGTCGTTGAGATGACGCTGTAGACATAATACGTCATGGTATCGCGATTGTATATAACATATGCTGTATTATAATGTGTGGTCTGGTCGATGCTATATACACCCAACTTGTAAATATACCGCGTCACGGGATTCATCGGGTTCAGACAAGATTGGCGCTGAAATGACATCTCGGTCTCGGCAGCACCGTCGCTGTCATAGGCAACCTCGCCCTCGCAGTCCTCGCTCATTGAGACAAGTACCTCCGCGGCTTCAACTTGTGTGTATTCTTTATATACAGAACTAAATTCCGGTTCCGATTCCAATTCCAGTTCCAATTCCGATTCCAGTTCTTCAGACCTACGAGTTGGACCGCGGATTGGGGTGTATACCTTGTAACTGCGAAGACTGGCTTCGATATAAGATGGCGTGGATAAACGCGGGCTTCGACGGGGAGATTGAGTAGGAGGGGTGATAGTCTCTACGGTCGAGGTCGATGTCGCGGAAGATGACGCGTTGCGTCGAGATGAACGGCGAGTAGGAATAGCCATGGTGAACGAGTTCTTATTATTAGACCAAATAGAATATAAAAGGTTCAATTTTTTATGACATAGTAGTATAAGTTTAGTATTCGAATGGAACAAGAAGACGCGACGACCAAGGACGGTGGTAGGTTCAAATCCGTCAGTTGTGCACCCAAAGATGCGACTGATCCCAATCAGAATGAAACCAAAGATTTCTCATGTTATTCATCAAAATCTCTCGACAAGTTGAAAATACTCTGGAATAAACGACACCCCGACCAGAAAATCCAAGACACAGACCCGCGTGCTATATGGACTGCACTTAAAAACAATATGAGTCGTGTATGCCATCAAGAGGCGTGCTGGTTACGCCAGAATTTCGCATCATCCGGGATGGATAAAGAGATGCTTCATTATACATTCGCACCACAAGCACCAAAAGAGTGGAAGAAGGATATTCGTGAGTGGTTGTCGAGTATCGATATTGCCAACTCTCTGAAACAATACGAACATGCGGTTCCGTCGTTTCTTTTCATCGGTCCTTCACCTGTGGATTTTGACGAAGTATTAGATGACGGTGAATGTGTTTGGGAAGAATTATGTAAATTCGATATTATGAAACATGTTAAAAACGGCAAACAGAAGATAGGGATTGTATTTAATACGGACCCGCATGATAAACCAGGCGAACACTGGGTATCTATGTTTATTGATGTGCGTGCGAAAGTCATCTTCTTCTTTGATAGCACGGGCGATAACCCGCAACGTAGGATACGTAAATTCATGAAGATGGTAAAAGAACAAGGCGAAGCCAACGGCATTCCATTTAAGGAATATATCAATGATATATCACATCAGCGAAACGACTCGGAATGCGGAGTATTTGCGATATTTATGATAATTCATATGCTTCTTGGGAAGATGACGGTCCATGATTTCTTGGATAAGAAGAAGAAGTTGAAGGATAAATATATGCAACGATTCAGACGCAAGTTTTTTAATGTGGATGAGAAGGTCCCGACGCCGAATGTGGAGTTTTAGGGGCGTTGGCCCGCCTACCAGCCCGCCTCCCGAAGGTCGGCTGTTTAGACGAGGACGAGGATGATGACGAGAATGAAGGATGAGGATGAGGACGAGGATGAGGACGAGGATGAGGACGAGGACTAGGACTATGACTATGACGAGGACGATGACTAGGACGAGGACTAGGATTATAATCTGTGCGTATAGTATAATAATTCGTTTCATACAAAGATGGCGAACAAGACGACGCGAAGGTCACAGAGTCGGCGCGGATCGAGGCGACTTGTGCGTAAAAATAAGACATATAAGAAAATGAAAGGTGGATTATTTGGACTGGAAACTATTTCTCTAAAAGAATTCAAAGAAACCGGATATAAACGTGCGAATGAATCAGTTATGCGATTGGTTCCTTTGGAAAAATTACCAGAACAATTCAAGTTTCAAGGTCAATATTATAATTTTGAGGCTATTAAAACAGCATATCGCGATTTTTATTCACAACAACAAAAGGGTGGTCTACAAATACCAAAACTTTCATATATAAAGGGTGAACTTAAAGGTCATGATGATATTTTTGGATTTTTTCACCCTGATACTAATCCATTAACAAAATTATCAGACCCAAAAGTTGCCGACGAGATTTTTGATATTATACAGGGTGATAAGGTTGATAAATGGAAGTTACCCTTGATTAGAACAGAAACAAACCAAAAATATATAGATTTTTCTGTATCGTTTGAAAGGTTTTTAGAAACAAAAGTTAAAATAGCTGCATGGGACCAGAGAGTAATAAACAATCGAACTAAAGCTACCGATGAGGCAAAGGCGTTGGCAGGTGCTTCTAACTTATTGAAACAAGGAAAGGAATTTGCTAAGAATATCACTAAGAAAATCACGAGTGTTGCTACTTTAACAAATTAAAAAATAACATTTACTGTGTAATAGAAAGGTACGAAAGGTACGAAATGTTGAAAACCTTAATGATAATACATTCCAAATACGCACTCTTCCATAACGGACACATCCGCCCGCCCACCAGCACCACCGGATGGTCGACCGTTTGGATTATATATCATGTGTTGGTTCGCCCATCACCGAACCTCATTCATTAATTGATGGTATTATATTATAATCTGTGCGTATAGTATAATAATTAGTTTCATATAAAGATGACAAAAAAGACGATGCGGAAGCAGATGCGTAGGTCGCGGATTCGGCGCGGATCGAGGCGACTTGTGCGTAAAAATAAGACGTATAAGATGATGATGGGTGGAGACTGGAACGACTCTGTGCCAGTTACATTAGACACCTACAAAAAAACAGGTTATAAATATGCGATTGATTCACTATTTAATACATCAAAACAAGAATATAAATTGATAATACACGCATCTAATCCTTTAATAGTTAGAAAAATCAAAGCAGATTATAAGGCTTACTATGATAAGACGGCTAATAAACAAATACCGAAGTTTGAACCCGACGATAAATCCAGTAATGGCGTTAGTAAAACTAACGATACAACCGAATTATTGAAACCAGAAAAATTCGATGAATGTATTACATATATAGCTGCAGACGATATCACGCGTAAAACTGGACCTTCAACAAAGGGAACAAACCGACAATATGTCAATTTTGGTAAGTCTTTTAGACGCCTAACAGGTGAAAATGATGACAGTATCGTGGGTAATCTAAGTTCGGCAGCACATGGCTTATTTAAAAATGCTATGGCGTCCGAAAATGGTCAAAAGTTAGCCGCCGGTGCTCAAACCGCATTAGGTGACTTTAGTAAAAGTGTTCCAAAAAGTGGTAATACATTTCTGGATTTTGCGGTTGAAACGGGTGCAAACAATCTTGGCACGCTTGCAAAGTTTGGGAGTTTTGGACTTAGTATGGCATCCCAACACCCGGAGAAAACAGTCGAATATGCTAAATTGGCTTCAAGAAGTTTTAAACTTTAAAGGGATTGGTCCATGATTAGAGAACGGTTCACCGCTCAAAATTATATAAACACCCCCGCTTATATAATTCAAATACATCACCATAAGATGTCATCTCTCGAATCACAAGAAAACAAGCAACTTCTCTGGGGAATATTGGCCGAAGAAGGGATATTCGATACGGTCCCAGAAAGCGTAACCACCGATGAAGTCAAGCACGTATTCGAACGCATTATCCGCAATCTCTCGGCGTCCATCCCCACTCTCCTCGCCACACGCCTGAAGGAGTTATATATTGCAAAAGAGCGTGCGATAGTCGAAGAAGACTACGATGCCGCAAAAAACATCCGTGCGTCTATTGAGCAAATCGAAGCACCATCCGCGCGGATATTGAAATTAGAGCAACGAAAACAAACTGCTATACAGGCGGAGGATTATGATTCAGCAAAACAAATCAAAATAGAAATCGACCGTATTCGTGCGGCGTCGTTTTCATTGACTGAATTGAATAAACTTGCAATTCAATCTCTCGCAACAGGCATTCCGAAAATAATAGCGGAGATAAATGCGATAAAGGGTGGTGGTAGCGGTGGCGGTGGCGGTAACCGGGATGACATGTATGGCCATAAACATAACCAGGGACAAAACCCCGGACCTGCGCCGGCGCCGCATTTCCCGTCGAACCAGGACATCTATAATGTCGAGGATTTTCATTCCCAGAAACGTAAAGATTTAGAACTAAAAATGCGAGAGAAAGAGAACGAGATGCGATCATTTTTAGAAATACCGAGACCGGTTGAAATTGATTTTTCAGACAAACATAATCAACCACCGCCGAGACTGAAATCAATATCACAGGTTATGGTTGCTGGGTCGATTCCGGCACCGGCACCGGCAGTTGAATTAGTCCATTTGGATTATAATGGTGCGACTGCAACCGCATCCGGTCACGGTCCCGGCCCCGGTTCAGATTCGCCAATAGGTGATGATATGGATAAACTGATCGCAGAGAGAATCGCGTCACGTGAACGAGACTTGGCGGAGATCACCGAGCAAATCAAAAGGTCGGCGCCGAACGCATCCGATCAAACACCGAGACCATCACCGTATATGAACCCGAATCAGAATATAAGTAATGATATTATGATAATGCGAAAACCTGCACCTGCACCCGCACCGACGCCCAAGGTCCGGTTTGATGAAACACCTGATATTATACTTTGATAAATATTATTGTGTAACACTTTATATAATAATATAACGTTAAAAAATGGAGTCGGTATTAGTGGTGAATGTGGTGGGGTTTATTATGATGCATGGTGGTGTTAAACCGAATATTGTCCCAATACCATGTCTTCAACAAATGCCGGGTTATCCTCCTTCTCATGAATATATGCTGACTGCGGAGCAATTGCCGGAACACACACGATTATTTGCGCCGTCTATTTTAGGCAACGTATATTATGACCACCCTGATAGTGAAGGTTTTATACATAAATTACACGAAAAATATATGAAGATACAAGACAAACCGAGATATATCGATTATTTATTACAAGCAATTCGTGATTTTGAACAAAAATATGTTGATTCGATTAAAAAAAGATTAGAACAGGAGTCTAAAGGTACTGTACCTGACCGACAATTCCGACTTTTGTGGTCAAAAACTATAGAACATAAATCTCGCGTGGAATGGAAAGAACATACATCTCGTATCGCTGAAAAAACGTATTTAATAAATCCTAGAGATATCCCGCAAAATTCTATTATGTTTTTTTGTGAAAAAGACCTGCCAAAATATCCATCATTTCAAAAAGACGGTCAGTTTATTACCAACGGCAACAAACGTATTTATTATTCAATTGTGCATAAAGTTCCTATGTATATAATTAATTTTGTAAATAGAGATAATGTAGAAAATATTCTCTTTGACGATATAAGAAATCTTCTTTTATCTGTTTTACATAAAATTAATATTATATCAGTCCAACATAGTATTATATTATCAATTTTTGATTTTACTTGTTCTGAATTAATATTTCCCACAGATGATAGACCTTATGGTGTAAAACCGGTGTTACTCTCTTACGATAAATCTAGAGGGCATCTGCCGTTTTTATTATATGGGTCAATTAGCGATGTCAGATTCTCAGAGATACATAGCGACGAACATAAGGGTAGATTACAGCCGGCGCATCACGGTTCGTGGTCGCCTGCACATGACAGTTCGTGGTCGCCTGCACATGACAGTTCGTGGTCGCCTGCGCATCACGGTTCGTGGTCGTCTGAACGACCGATGCCGAGTCTGATGGATGTGTTGGCGCAATCACAATTGCCTAGCGATCGCGTGACTCCTTCTCCAGTCGGTCCTACTGCTTCACTGGTCGTTCATCTATCAGAAGGCGTTGAATCTTTTGCCGATTTTAACGAATCAAAATATGATAGTAGAACCCGTTCTGTTACACCACCACCATCAATACCATCATCATTGTCATCATCATCATCGTTTCTATCATCTTTATCACCATCACCATCACCAGCACCATCACCATCACCAGCACCACCGCCACCGCCACCGCCAGCACAATGCCTAGGAGTATCAAAAAAACTAGATGGCGGTGGTCGGCGCTGCGTTGTCAAGAAAGTATCCCGAAAGCGAATGATACATCGTTGTCGTAAGTGTAATAGTCGCACAAAGGTTCGGTCAAAACGAAGTAAACGGCGAAGAGGAACAAAATCAAACCACTGAAAACACTTCTTCCCATTGAATCGTCACTAAAGGAACTCGACACGCGACTGTTCCCCAACCCCCCTCTTCGGATCAGCAGGTATGATTGTCCTCCTCCCCCGTTCCACCATATTCCCCATTTTATATAATTCCAGGTCATAAAGAATATTCGTATCGGGATCTTCCGCATATTCTTTCCCATTCACGACCAATTTACGCAATGTAACCGATGTAGTCTTCTTATTCATTTTCGATGTCTTATCGTCTTCCTCCGTCGCAATATTTGGTTGATACGCGAGAGATTCTTCACCGACCCCCATTCCGAACGAGTAGCAGTTCAAGCGTTCTTTTGATCCGGCCGTTGCGTGAATCATGCAATCAAACGACGACTCCTTAACAGCCGTCAAAATCTGGCGTGTAATCCGTTCTTTGATATTTGATATCTCATAAAGAGACTGGTCGGTACTCATCGGCGAGACGCCATCCGTCTTGCTCTTATCATTCATACGAATATTGAGAGATTCGTCGTTATCCGACGCGATTTGACGCGCTGAAAACCGCATAATATAGAGAAACACATCAACAGTCCGGAGTTCTTCCGGTAAATCAATATGACTACAAATACGTCGCGCACGACCGATAATCTGTTCTGTGCGAACGGGGTGCCAGTAAGGTTCAGTGATATGGACGTAGCGGACATTACGCAAGTTAATACCTTCCGCACCTGATGCAGTAATCATCAGGATTTTAATCACCTCACCAAACATATTATTTGTAGTGCGTTCATTCAATCGGTCGGTGATCGTCTTCGGCACATTCTTCCATTTGCTATTGAAAATATTGCGGATTATTTCCTTTTCTTCCGCGGTTTCACTACCGGTATAAAGTGCGAAACATGGGCGTTCTTGTTCTTCGGGTGTCATATCAATCGTCCAATCACCACCGGATGACTTAACGATCTTGAATTGCGAATACCCGTTTGTTTCAAGAACGAGTTTAAGAATACCGATTCCTTCTAATGTGCGAAACTGACTGTATACCAAGTGGAGTCCAACGTGTTGTTTATCAAGGATATTTTGAAGAAGATGAAGGAATTTGGGACTATAAGTGGCGAGTTCGTCAGGAATAAGAAAACTGCCCGCGCTTACTTTCAAGTCACGCATAGCCTTATTTATCGACGCATTGTATTGTGCACTATAGTCATCGGCGCCACCCGCACCCGCACCCGCACCCGCACCGGACCTTTTACCTGCGACACCTCCCTCGGCCGCCATTGTTGCGGCTACCGCATCCGAATGTTCTCCTGTAATCACCATTTCACTATCATCTTCATCATCACCATTATGTGTTCGAATACCATCAAGCATATTTTCATCCATGAGTTCGGGTTCGTCGCCTGCTTCACCTGCTATGGCAGAAGCAGCGCCCTTTGGTTTACGTCCGCGTTTCGCCGCCCCCGCGTCTCCTCCGCTACCGCGCTCCATGGCGTGTGCAATTCGTGCGGCCAACATCTCGGCTGTTTCATGTGTTTCTCCCATAATACCCGCATCGGGTGCGCCACCAAGTGCAGCCGATTTCTTCAATTCAGCAGCTGAGGCGCCGCCATCGTTCGGAAGGGGACGACGAATCGAAGGCGGGAAAACGAAATTACAAAATGCACGGGAAAAAATACGATATGTGGATGAAACGTCGTCGTAGATACCTTCGCCGCCTTCACCGCCGCCCTTTTTTCCAGCGGCACCTGCACCTGCACCTGCACCTGCGCCCGCACCTGCCGCGCCTCTTTTCTTCGCCTTCTTCTTCATATCGGATTCCTGTTTGCGTTCAAGGTCACGCACCCGCGAATAAATTGCGAATTGATAATCGCTCATTTCAATCTCTACAAGATGAAAATTGGCTGCTGAATCATACGTCGGCAATAATTTCTCTTGGGCGCTACGAAAATAAGATGTAAGACCTAATATACGGCGAATAAATAAGTCGCGGTTTTTGAATTCGAGGGTACTAGGATCGATGAAGAAACCGTTGAACTCATCTAATTTATCAGGAAGTGCAGTAAATGGGGTCTGCTTACTGGATGAAGCCGAGACAACCGAAATTCCATTTTCGCGGAGTTTCTGGACGATTGCACGTTCAAAGGCCGCATCAGATAAAAGACCGTTATCGGTGGATGTAGTATCGATGACGGATACGCCGCCTGCTGCTGCACCGCCTCCGGCGTCTTCGCTCATTATAGCAGCCGGATCACCCCGGCGAATAACCCCACGATATTTGGACGAAACCGCGTCATAATCACGAACAAACCCGAACGGGTTTCGGGTAATCATTAATTTCTTAGTCCGAGCATTATATTCCATATGGTCGAATGAAAGACCGATACCTCTGGCGAAGGCACCGGCAACGCCGCCCCCGCCACCACCCCCTCCGGCAGCCTTTCGTCCTGCACCAGCACCCGAACCCGAACCCGGCGCCGTAAGACCGAATATTGTCTTGAATCCGTCCAATCCGAGCTTCGCACTGCTGCCAGTGCTGTCGCCAATAGTAAACACCCAATTGTCAATATTCCCGCGCAAAATGTTAAACAACACGGCAATTTCGTTGGGGTAATTAATAATAGGTGTTCCTGTTAATAAAACCACCTTTGCGTTTTGTGCCGACAACAGGAAATGGTATAATCGATACGCCATCGATGTCGGGCGTTTAAGTTTATTCACGATACGACTTACGAAATTGTGTGCTTCGTCAATGACAACAACCGCATTATCAAACGGATTATGTGTATAACCATCCGTCATACTTTTCAGTTTCTCGGCGCGAAGACCGTTATAATTAATAAACTCATATTTCATATTAATCATTTCGTCTATTTGCTGATCTACACGTAAACGCTGACTAGGCGTGAGTTCAGTCTCATAATTGCTAGGTTTGGTTACATTTACCATCCACGCACCGCCCCTTGTAGTCACGAATTTATTATCGGGGAACATAAGTATTTGAGATAATACGCGTATTAGTTCGGGATTACCACGTGAATCAATAAACTCCCAATATTGGTTTTTCTTATACATTAAGTCACCGCACTTCGATTTCATTTCTTCAATATAGTTCATACGAAGTGATGCAGGTGTCATGACTACAATTCTCTTAAATGTTTTCAGACCTTCGGCAATTGCGATGGAAGAACATGTTTTTCCACTTCCCAATCCATGAAATAGAAGTAGACCGCGGTAAGGTGAATAAATATTCAGGTAATCACGGACGATTTTCTGATGGATGAGAAGCGCGACCGACGCCGAATCGTCACCGCCGTATAATGACTCACATGTAATATCGCTTTCGCCGGATGTGAGTTCATCGCGATATGGTCGAAATAATGCATTAATATATTGGATGAATTTGGCGCGATTATTCATATAAAATTCTGACGCTTGGATTTGTGGAAGTGGGCGCGTTGCCGGAAGACGGGTGGCAACGACCGTATCACCGACTTTATATGCGGATATATTCACTGTGCTATCTTCACGTTCCTTTATTTTCTTGATTTGTGCTTTCACTTCAACGGCCGCGGTCGATACACTAGTCGCGGAAGTCGCCACTTTCGCCTTCGGGCGAATCATGCGTTTTACGGGGGGGGTGTCTGGTGCACCCGCGCCCGCCGCGCCCACGCCCTCAGGGATCACCAGTTCCATTGCAGCGTCGTCGGGTGACTGACGTAATATATCAAATTCTTCCGGTTGATTGGCGTTCGCAATCGCTTTCATGGCGTCAAGTTTACTTCTTTTTGCGGGTTTTTCTGATGGTAAATCAGCCCTTTCCTTTAATTTTATAACTCTATCAGATTCAGGTCGATCAGGCAAGTCGACGTCTTCGACACCTTCGACGTCTTCGGCACCTTCGACGCGTACACCAGGTTGTGGCGAAAATTTACTAGAAAAAGACGGTGGTAAACGTTCAACTGGAACCATGCGGACACCCTTCAATCGGGCCATAATTTCGGCGCGGTCGATATCGGCAGTATGACGCTTATCGACGACAACAGCATCGGTCGCCACGCCCCCACCCCCCGCCCCCGCCCCCGCCTCGACTCCCCCGGAACTTGACGCGACAGTTGACACGACAGCTGCCGACACCGTCGCCGCCGCCTCGGCACCCGCTCCTGCAGCACCCGTCGGATCATCACTACCCGACGTTTCTACAGGTCGTTCCGGTTCAAACTCTTTGACTCTTTTAGACATAACTGTTTTAAACCCCTCCAGATTACGAGACCTTTTAAACACGGCCTCAGGTAATCTACGAACAACATTTATTACAACTCCTTCTTTGACGTCTTGACCACCACCACCGCCCGCATCTTTATGAACATTTGGACGTTCTGTTAAATTAAATTGTTGGAATACGGCCAATTTACTCATGTTCTATATTACTATAAATAGATAGTGATATATTTCTATGATATATTTATTTACTTACTATATTACGCCGTTGATCCGGAAGAAAGAGACCCAGTAATTAATTTTATCGCCATTTCACATGTGGTTTGTTCAGCCTTCTTCTTTATTTTATGTGATGAACGTGCGAAGAAGATAAACGCTTTACCGCCACCGGCCTCACATATACGATGAATCCCCGCAAACCCATCAGGCAATGACTTGAATGGAATCGCGGTTTGCGGATGTTCGGCCACTTCGTGGATTTGTTGTCCTAAACATAAAAACAACCCCATTTCATAACCCGTATCCGCATCACGCGACAATTCAATATAATCAGGCGTCGTCTTGAACTCTTTCTGGATTTTCACTTGAAGAATATTCTTGTAATTGTCGTCGTTTTTGATCAAGTTCGTCCAATCAATATGCTGCTCAAAGACAGACTCAATAAATATCTGGGCGATTTGGAATCCCGGTCCGCATGTAAATACTTTCTCAAACCATTTGTCGTCGTCGCGAATCGGGACACGATTGAAATCCAAGAACAACGCACCCACAAACGCTTCAAACAAACACCCCAATTTCTTCAGATTGGTTCTGGTCTTCTTTTCCTCTGAATGTTTAGAAATAATGAACCACCGATGAAGACCCATTTCAAGGGCGAATTTCCCGATGGTTTCATTTTTCACGATGGCGATTTTCTTCTCGGTCATAAACCCTTCATTTTCTTTAGGAAAACGGCGATAGAGGTAGTATTTCGTGATACATTCGAGAACACCATCACCGACGAATTCGAGGCGTTCATTGGACTTCGTGTGAAGGGGCATAGCGTCGGTCGGACGGTCGACGAATGTGATATTTTCTAGTTCGTTCAGGAGTTTAGGACGCCGAGTATAGGACCGATGAACAAATGCGCGTTTGTAAAGTTCAATATTATGGACTTGCGATGGAACGCCGTATTTAGCAAGTATTTTCTCGATATCAGGTACTGTTATTTCCACATTTTCACTATTATATGGGTTGAATACATATTTATCGTCTTCAACTCGTATAATGTCATCGTCATTGTATATGTTTTTACCGACGCGTGAACTTTCGCCAGCGCCACCATTGTCGCCGTCGTCGATATTTAGAAGTATATTCTCTCCTTCGTCGCCGTCGGAATTATTATCGGATGAAGACCCGCCACCGACGCCACCGCCACCGCCATTTTTACGAACTCGAAACATTACAGGATGCTTACACTATGTATATACTATAAACGATTGTATTTAAGCAAATTTTTTATATTTGTAATATTTATAATTAATTAGTATTAATCAAATGGTTTTAAGTGGTCCCAAGAGAGTTAGTCGTACGGCTTCATTAGTGAACAGCGGATGCCATTTTGGCAGTATGCCCGGTTCGGCACCCAAGATTGGTCGCGGTTCTTGGTCGTCGCTCACCTACCGCCAGAACGGTATGACGTGCGACTGTCTCCGCAAGATCAGGTTTGGCACCTGTGCCGAGCAGTATGCATATTTGAAGGAGAAGAACCTGATCTTCAACTGTAAACTTACCGGTGGTGTTGGTCGTCAGCCGTTCACCAAGAACTGTGCACCAGGCAAGGCTTAATCACGCCGTGCGTGTCGGAGTCGTCAGGCACCCTGTCGTCGCGCCTCCTGTCGTCGTCATTAGTATAATTATACAACTATAAATATATATCTATAATTATATACAATAACAAGAACAATGGTAAACAGTAAGATCGCACGTCGTGTTATGTTTAACAGCACGGGTCCGACCAACGCAATCCGCACGGATACAATGAACGGTGGCGGTGACAAGAAGGGTGGATCCACCCCAGCAGGAACCGGACAGATGCGTAGTTTCGCAATGAGGAACACGATCAGCGAACCGGCCAAGAATAAGGACTTTGTATTTAAGTTCATCGAAAGATTGAGTCCGGCGAGACACTCAGGACCGAAGCTTTAACGAGGACCACGCGAAGCTTTAATAATAAACTCACATAAACAGATTTTGATGTTATTATTTATTTACACACCGATCCACACATTCAATATGATTATAAAAATAGATTGTCGAGAGAAAGACCTGCTTTATCTGATGCGACCTGTTGCCGTGTCACCAGGCACAAACGCCGCCCCCACCACCCCCGTCGCAGCACCAGACCATTATTTGATGGATCTAGGTGATGGTATGACGATGAAGGTCCCTCTTCCGAAGAAGACGCCAGCGTCTTGTAAGGGTCAATCTCTCGGCGCGACCGCCACGACCGCCGCGCCCGTCGTCACCGCGACGACGATCCACGAAATCAAATCCGAGAGATTACCTTTAGGCGATATTATAATCCACGATCCGGATCAAGGACAACAAGGACGAGACATTGTACTCTTCGAGAGAAAGTCACTGAACGACCTCGCAGCAAGTATCCAAGACGGGAGATATAAAGAACAATCATTCCGCCTGACACAAAACACCGATTTTCATAACCATAATATTATTTATATTATCGAAGGCGATATCGCGAGATATAACGCAAAACATTGCCGGATATCAAAGTCGGCACTTCAAAGTGCGATGGTGTCACTTTTGTATTATAAGGGGTTCTCAGTGATCCGCACGATGAGTGTAGGCGAAACAGCAGAGTTTATTCTACATTTTGCAGATAAGGTGATGAAGGAGCGCGCTTTAGGACCCGCGGTCCCCGCATATTCGAATACACTGACCGCGACACTGCCGTGTGACGACGACTCGAGTGCCGATACTACCGCCGCGACCACCGATAGATATAGTGAGGTCGCCGCCAAGAAAGAGAAACGAGACTTTATAACACGAGAAAATATAGGGGAGATTATGCTGGCGCAGGTGCCGGGGGTAAGTCCAAAGATAGCGACGGGGATTATGAAGAAATACAATGGATCGATCTACGAGTTTTTAGCAGATTTACGCAGAAAAATCAATGATTATGAAGAAAGTGTTTCACCTCAGATGTCGTCACCCGTTTTGGATTTGGAATTAGTATCGACGAAGGAGACAGATGAGATACAAACGAGACCATCGTCACCGATGAACAAAAACAAACTGAAACATGTATCGGAGTGTTTTAAGGACGTTGGGGATGGAAAACGGAATATAGGGAAAGTGACGATAGAAAAGGTGTGTTATTTTTTATCGTGATAGTGTAGTAGTGGAACTTGATAGTAAATGCCACCAAAATCAAAAGCAGCCGGAGGGGGAGGAGGAGCAGCTGCAGTCACTGTCAGACGTGACGACCCATTTGCGGATGTTCAGGCCGGGCGAAATATCGGTTTTCATACAAGAACATTCACTTCAGAAGAAAGTAATTTTTTTTTATACAGAACTGTGTTTTTATACGTATTTTTCGGAATCGAAGGAATAGGAACAATGTTCCCGAGAGGGGGGGGGATGATTACTATAAACACTTTATTAAATAAAACTGGATTTATTACCGACGAGGAGGTTAAAAAAATGATATGGGTGGTTTGTCATTTTGAACATTATTTAAATATTTTGCCTCCTCATGATGATAATCGCACATTTATACAATCGTTGATCACTGAGTATGGTAATGGGGAGTATGCTATTCCTAATACTGATATGATTGCGAAATCAATCGCCACATTAGTGGTTAGGGTATTTATCGCATTCCAAAATAGAATTAATGGAGTGGATGCTACTGTGGATCCGGCTGCGGCGCAAGCGGCGGCGGATTTTACGACCGAGATGGATAAATCAGAAAATACTAATGAAGACATATTAGGTGAATTAATTAAAGAACCCGAAGGTGAGGATGATGATGTCAAAAAAAATGCTGCTAAAAAAAATCTTCAAGCAGATAGAAAAATAGATAATATCATTGCAGTTGCAGTTGCAGAAGATACATCAAGACGAGTATCTGATCGAGTTAGAGCATCAAACGCTGCAATTGCTGCTGCGGCTACTGCAAGAGCAGACGCAAAAGACGCACAACTAAAACAAGAACAGGTAGTTAAACAGGCAATCATTGCAAAAGAACGAATACAATTACTAGAATGTATGGCTAGTTTCGGTAAATTAACTAAATTTATACCATCTATTCCTGGTGAATGTTTGGCACAGTCGGATAAAGTTACTTTTACGTTTGACGTGCCTAAGTTTTACAAATCACTTCCATTAGCATTCAGTAGAATTAGATCATGTATAGAACGAAGATTAGAGAATGAAGATGTTAAACCTGGACCTGGAACAGCAGATACTATGAACTCTCTAGGATTACCAGATCCTTCTGCGAAAACAATGGATGTTGATGAGCCTGAAGAAAAAAGTGAAAACCGGGGTGGTGCTAGAAGAATCGGTATAACCAAATGTAAAAAAAATAATAAAATAATAGTAAAATTGAAGAGTAAACTTAAAAAAGATTCGCGGAAAATTTTTTATGGTGGTGCTGATGCCGAATCAGTTCGGGGATTTGGTGAACACACGCAACCAATTCCGCAATGTGATAGTACGATTGATAATTATCATAAATATGCAAATCCATCATGTTATATATGTGGCGAATCATGGATTGAGGGACTCCAATCATCAATGGAATGTGAACATATATTGTGTGTTATTCATGCTATTGAATATTATGGATTATTACAAACCGTTTTTCTAGATCCAGAACAAAAAGATTTTTTATCTATTTTATATGCGTGGGCGCATCGTTGCTGTAATCAAAGAAAAAGAAATACAGCATTTATTAGAAAAAATGCGACTGCTGTTGTTGGGAGAGGCAACTATTTTATTCCAGATGACATGAATATACGCGAATTATTAGCAGATATATATACTCTATCAACACATCCAGATAGTGACCCAAGGCATAAGTTAGATTGTAATAAAATTTTAAAAAAAGGTAAATATCCTAGTAAAAAACACTTTGTAGACAAAAGAATTCCCGCAGTAACTAAATATGTAACACCATTAACTGATAGTATAAATACTGTATTTACGGGGTTGTTTCAAGCAAGTATGGTTTTATTTAATGCGGTCGGCTGTCTCAAAATATTATCTGAATTTACTATTTATCTAACTGCTGAATCAAAAAAAACTTTAGATTTAAAACTTCAGTTGAGTAAAACAGCAGACTTTATGGATCAAGTCGTATTCCCAAACTGTGAAATGGCCGTTGCGGGGGGGATGGGTGGTGGTGGGCGACGAATATTTCATGATAAAAAAACAAGAAAATCATTACGTCGTAAAATACAACGTGGCGGGGCGAAGAGTATTATTACTGATTTTTTTACTGGAGTGGTTGCGCAAGAAGAATACGAAAAGAAAATACGTGATTTTAAAGATAGACTTTACCAGCCTAGGGAGAATACATTGAATACTAGTCTTGATATATTCAATAATCCTACCTCTACGAGTGATACTTTCGGTGAAGCACCCCCACCAACAGACCCAACTAAGATGGACGCGATATTGTTTATTTTATTTATTTTAAATCACTCTCGAAATCCTACAATTTTATTAGGATTATTTTTAGATTTAAATCAGGATGATTCTATAATAACTGAACAAACAGCAAAATATGCGGATGAATCGCAGACGCCCCCTTCACAGGAGGATGTAAAGAGGAATCTTGAAACTTCAAAAGACGCATATAATGATCAACGCGAATCAAAAAAAACTGCTTTTACAACCATATTCACTCGGGTCGTCAATAATGACGATTTAATGGATATAATAATACCTTACTTGACTAGTTGCGATATGCTACCTAGTTTTTTAGGGGTTATCACGTTTTGCAGAAGACAGGAATTTATCACTATCCCCCAATTAGGGAGTAAGTTGGATGAAATTACACGGGAGCCGTTTGGTAAGGTTCAGGTTCAGGTTCAGTCTAGTCTTCCGGTTGTTAATGACTTTGTCGCTAAGGTAACCGAATTCAAAGGACAATTAGAATCACAATCCCAACCGCCGTTATTTACTAGTGCGGTCGCCAACCCTAATACACCACTAGACCACTTGGTGAATGCTTGCTTTCATTTAAAACAGTGTAGTGATAATACTGCGGGTGAGTTACTTGAAGCGTGTTGTTTATTTCCGTCTTGTTTTGATGATGAAGCAGACATTTTTTCAAAATTTGGTCCTTGTAACGCTTATCCTAGTGTATTATCAGATCAGAATTTTCAACAAATGTTGGGGTGTGTTGCATCTGCTAAGAAAATGTGTACTAGAATAGCACTAGGAGGAGGACTATCACAACACGTCAGATCTTTACAGGGCGAACCTTCTAAAGAACAAGGATTAGCATTAGAATTATTTAGAGATTATTTTGACGAGGAAGACAATCATCTTTTATTGGCAACTGTGTACCCGGTTGCACCCCCATTTGCACCACCAACATCATCAATGGGTGATAAATTAAACGTAGTTGATGAACACAATGTAGCAGCAGCGGCAGCATCGCCCATGTTAAACATTGACTTTGTAAGAACGTTTATTCCCCCCGGAACTTCTTATCCTAATGTATCTGAAAATGATACTGATAATATCATTAATTTTATTATTCACATGATTAATGAGAAACCACAAATCATGAATAATTCTGATAGAGTGAAAATATTTGCCGGCGAAATATATTCTCAACATGTTGTAGATTCAAATTTTGATCGTAGAAATCTCGAAGAATATTTGAGGACTGTTGTTTTACCTGCAATTTCTACTGCTATTGCTTCTACTCTTGATCCTACTCTTGCTCCTACTCTTGCTAGTGGAGATAAATCGAAGGAGGGTACTTCGGAGGAGGAGGATACTTCGGAGGAGGAGGATACTTCGGAGGAGGAGGACCCCATGGACCCTGATAACACACCATCTACTGGTAGTCGTACTCGTAAACGCCATGCTAACCCGAAACACCTACCGCGTAAGACTACTGTTATGGTTCATTTCCCCGTTTTCAGTGCGTCACGATCGCCGGACAGCACCCCACCACAGTCTGATGATAGTCAGAATTATGATAACAGATGGGAACGCAGACTATTTGATAACCCTGATCGTATAGATTATAATAAAGGCGGTTCATCTACCCGCACCCGCCACCGCCGCCTCCGTCGCAAACACCGTCGCACACAATACACAAATAAGCACAAACGTGCGTCATCCGCAAAAACAACCATCAAACACCGTAAATCATATCGCAAACACAACCGCACAATCAAACGCCGCAAAAGTCGTCGTCACCACTAATAAAATAATCTAATACTATTTCAGTATTACATCATTTCAATTTAAATATTCGATTCCATTCCATTCCATTCCACAATGAACGCCATCCTCCCAAACCCTAATGACCAATCCACAGACACTCTCGCCAAATACATCGTTTTAGGAATATTTATCATCGTCGCATTAGTAACAATCCAATATATTTTCCGTAATCATATCGGAATGATTGAAGGTCTCGGCAACCGGAATTCCAAGAAGGGTTCCACCGACCCTCTCGAAGACGAAAACGACGGCGATATCATCACCATCGCCAAGAGACAGGAAGAACTGACAACAAAGACTCAGAAGTCCCTGAATATGGATTCACATTATAACCATTATAACAAAATCATCGAGAATATGGATCAGTGGGTGAATGCGAAGATCGTGAATTCTCTCAAAAGCGTCTCTCGAGAAGTCCACGGTGAAGGAAAAATGGAAGACATCATCCGGCATATGAATGAATTGAATACAATGAATAAGTTCAAGTTGACTTTAGAAGAATGTTCTAGGTATATCGATTCCTCGTGAAAAGTCGTTGCGCAACCATCGCGACAGAGTCACGAGGTTGCTCCACTCCTTTTCACTCGGAGTCTTCCTCTATCTTAAGTTAAATTATAAACAACTTAATGATTACTTGCGAATTCAGACGTCGGATTCATTAAGAGAGGACCCGAACGAGAGACGTTATGGAGCGAAACGAAGTGGAGTGCAATAATCAGACGAGAGAGAAATCGGACGAGAGAGGACCATTCAAAACGACATTATACAGCGTCAGAGTTATAGCACACCCCCCAAGAATATGCCACAATGAATGAAGCGGTGCATATCCCAATCTATCCAATATAAAACATAACATTCCAACTGAAATAAACGAACTTATAATCGCACCGTAATGCCATTTCATACGATAGCACGATAACATCGAAAACGGAAACATGATACTTATCACAATCACCGCGATTCGTGTGCTATATCGCCACATCATAATATACACGAAACACAATAACACCAATAACGACGCCTGAACCACCAACCCTACACCAAATGCCGACATTGTAACCGACGCAAAGACAACCGACGCAAAAAAGCAATCAATACATCCAGTAACCTCAAACAACGTCGAGTGATAAATCATAGAACATATCATAACAATAACAGAGCATATTATAGACAAATGAATAAACCCAGGCAGTGCCGCTTGTTCACGCCATTTTTCAAACCAGTTTTCTTCTTTTACGAAATAAAGAAGTAAACTACTTCCATAAAACAATGAGGTTACAAAGCACCAAAATTCCGCGATATTCGGGTGAACACAGTTTTTCGTCTCCATTGTCGTTATTTCTGCTTTATCAAACATCCTGCATTTCGAGGGTTGGCCGAAGATACATTCAAATAACGACCATTCCGTGGGCGGCGTTTCGTCCATGCTGTGTGTCGTTTTTGATACACTTTCGATGATTTCGTCGAGTATTTCGGAAATGACGGCGGTGTCTGTGGCGGTGTCTGTGGCGGTGTCTGTGGCGGTCTCTGTGGCGGTGTCTGTGGCGGTGTCTGTGGCGGTGTCTGTGGCGGTGTCTGTGGCGATGTCTGTGGCGGTGGTGTCTGTGGTGGCGTCTGTGGCCGCATCTGTGGCCGCATCTGTCGTGGTGGCGGTGGTGGTGGCGTCGACGATAGCAAGGTCCACCAGGTCCACCAAGTCCATGTCAGCAGCAAAACAGCATTCACGCCAACACAATGTCCCATCATAATCCCAATATACGATCTTCTCAGTCCCGTCATCGCTACGAAACACCTCCCAGTAATCCCCGCCATCCCCAAACCCACGTGATTCACTGCGTAGCCACTCCCCCGCATAAATATACGGTTTCGTGGTAAAATGCCGAAAGTCTTGTCGACACAGCACAGGAATATACTCCAACGACCTCCGTGTAGAGTATGTATATTCATATTGCTTATTCGGTGAAAATCCTCCATTTGGTTGCCGAAAACATTCGATTTCTTCTGGGTGCGTCATCGTCGTTGTTGCCATTCTATGTGTTCTTGAATATATGAGATACGTAATATCAGTTTATATGAGTTATTATGTATCAATTTTTTATGCGGCCGGTTGCGCTGGTTGCGCCGGTTGGCGTGTCTTCCCCCATTGAACATCCGCACCGCGGCCACGCGAAACCGCATCTCCCGCATACATCGGGTTCCGGTATTTCTCGTTTGCCGAGGGAACACGCATCGGGACGAGTGCGGATGTGTCGCTTCGAATAGCATCTGGACGCGTCCGCTCGATATACGCCCCAGAGTCAACAACTGATTCCGAATACTGCTTCCCACCCCAATTCGCATCCATCGGGTTATCGCTATACGTCATTGTGAGTTCCTTCGCACGAAACTCGGCGTCCTGTGTAGTATAATCACCCATATTGAAATTCAAGGGGTCGAATCCGTCATACATCTGGTTATTGAAAGGAGGGTTATCACGAGACGCATCCATCATCTGGACGAGTGCAGCCGGTGCGGGTGAATAAGGCACATTAGGAGAAAGTCCGCCCTGTAAATCCACGGGCGACGGCCGCATCTTATATACGGCATTTCCCTGTGCGTCATAGGAAAACTGTAGGAATAAAATAGGGCAGCGAATACCGCGTCCCTGTAACCAATTCATGAACTCCGAATAATCTTCTAAACTTTTAAATCGGATCGGGTTTACACCGGGGACTTTTTCGACTTTAGAATTGTATAGAAATATTTCATTTCCGTGTTGGATTAAAATATTCGGGCATCGCTGACTATTTGTCGACTCAAAACTGGGCGCCGGTGTCGGAGCGGTCAGAGGTGCGGCTGATCCGTCAAATCCTTCCGTATTCGTCCCTGTAACGACACCTTGACCGGAGGCGGACGTCGTAGTCTGCAGTTCACGCCTAGGTTGGGCGTCGGACTCTATATTTATAAACCCTTCGGGTAACTTCGCCCTAGACCGTGTTCTATATGTGATAAAGGCGCCAATTGAAAATAATATAACAATAAGAACAGTTCGTAAGACAGGTCCATATTTAACAATTACCCCAAACATTTTTAGTTCGTTTAAAATAGTGTTCATAACTAGGAACGCGGGTATTTATTATATACAAATACTATATACAAATACGTATATTAATATTAAGATGATAAATATCATAGAAGTTAATAAAACCAAAAACATAAATGAACTAAATGCTGCAGCCAAAGAAGCGTTAGATCATCCAGAAACCAATGGATTACTTGTTAAATTCTATGCAGAGTGGTGCGGATTTTGTACAAAAATGGCTGATGATTGGAAAAAACTCACGGATGAATTAGAAACCAATTACACTTGTAAAACCCCAGGTTGTGTGCTTACGATAGCGAATATTCAGATTGACGCTATGGACGGCAGTGACCCGGTTATTAGTCAAATAAAAAATATACCTAAAGATCTTACGGGAGTTCCAAGCATCATGTATGTGTCCAATGGACAGCGTGGTATGGAATATTCAGGGGACCGTGTTTATGCTCAATTGCTGGAATGGGTTATACAACACCCGACCTTTGGTTTAGTGAAGAATGGTCAGGATAATAATAATAATAATAATAATAACGAACCAGTAAAATATGATTTAGATTATGACGTTCCCGCCCCCCTCGCCTTCCCCGCTCCCGCCAAACATAAGGCCAGTAATATTACAAAACGTGCGCGAACAAAATTCAAGTTATTTCATCGTAAATCACTGCGTCGGTTTCATAAATTAATGAAAAAGCAACATAAAAAAAGTGTTAAATCGCGTAATCCGACGCCTAGACGCATGACGAAACATATACCCGCCTATTTGCGTAGATAAATCCTTAAATAATATTCTCACAATAATGTATAATAATATTCGTATATATATCGCGATCAATGAACCTTCATTTTACGATATGCCCGCTTGCGTCGGTAGTTTTAGTATTGGTGATTCTCGTGAATCTTTCCGATATTTATTTAGTTGGAACGAATCTAGTCTTTTTCATCATTAACGCATTATTCGCGATTTTTATTGTATGGGTCGCCAATAAAACATGTTTTACACGGCATTGGATTTCATGGATCATCGTCGCATTTTTAGCAATTGGCGTGATCGGCAATCTTGCGGTTATATTCATTCCAACGGTCGCAAATGACCCCAAAATTAAGGAACTTCTTGAGAAGGACCGCGCTGAAGTTAAAAAGGGGTTTATATAGTAAACATTATTATCAAATGAAAATGTAAAATTGAAATAAAGAAAATTTAAATGAATACAACACAAGGACAATTATTGTATTGTATTCAACAGACACAAATGCCAAGATCTATAGTGAAAACGACATCGACAATTAGAAAATTCAAGATTGTAAAAAAGTCCGGACCAGTTTCATCATCAGACGCTACCGACAATAATAGTTTCCGTTTGATCGATTTCCACGTTTGCGAATCATCGCCCGTAATTCGCGAAACCGCGTTATCCGGGTCAGACCGAGACAGTGTAAGCACAGATACCGATGGCGAGGGCGGTGCAGGTCGCAAAGACGGAAAATACGGCAGCGCCGGCGCCACCACCACCGCCATCGACACAAAGCAATTCCAAATCCAGATGTTCGGCATCAATGAACAAGGCGAAACATGTTCCATTTTCGTGGACGATTATCACCCATTCTTCTACGTCCGGGTAGCCGATCATTGGACCAATACCACCAAATCCGCGTTCCTCCGCGATCTTAAAAAGAACTTAAAGAGCAAATATTACGAAAACAGTATTATCACGGATAAATGCGAGATAATCCAAAAAAAGAAACTATACGGGTTTGACGGTGGTAAAAACCACAAATTTGTTCTTCTCGTGTTTAAAAACACGACGGTCATGAACCGTGTTAAGAATCTATGGTATCATGACATCTATACCGCACTTGAAGGTAAGACGCGCGCCTTGAAATCCGATGGCTACAATTTCGCAAATACGAATATCACCATCTATGAAGCCAATATTCTGCCGATCCTGCGTTTCTTCCATATTCAGAAAATAAGTCCATCGGGTTGGGTCCAATTTTCCATGAAAAAGACGCGACTGATTGAGAAATACACGACGACGTGTAACTATGAATATCGTATATCGTTCGAAGATATCATCCCGATGAACGACAAGGAGACGGTTGTCCCCTATAAAATATGCAGTTTTGATATTGAAGCTAGTAGCAGTCACGGCGATTTCCCAATTCCGGTAAAATCATATAAGAAACTTGCAATGAATATCGTGGATGCGGTTATTGCCAAACACTCGTCGTCATCAGATGCGAGTGGGTGCAGTGCCGGCGCAGCCGGCGATATAACCGACAACGATATTCTTCATATGATTTATACCGCATTCCAGTATGAATTCCAAGGTTTCGCGAAATACACAGGTATCGAGACGATTTATACGAAACGACGCCCGAAAGAGGCGGATATGGCGCGGTTATGTCGTCTAGTTATAACAAAGGAACTCCGGCATTTGATTAAGAATGATATAATCGAACGTGAAAATACGATAGAGCAGATGTTTGTTCAGATGGCGGAGGCAGCGAAGGCCGCGAAGGCGGTAGTTGCCGAAAGTGCGGATGCAAAGGACTGCCGCGCCCGTCATGACGACGACGACGACGACGACAGCGACGCAGACAGTGACGACGCAAACGCCGACGCCGACATCGAGTGTATCGATTACGATACACCGTCAACGAAACCAAAACCGAAGACATCGGTGACTGCTGCTGCCGCACCCGACCTCTCTGTAAAACTCACTGATCTCTTAAACAATCCCAAACATAACCGCGAAACCAAAATAACTATTGTGAGTAATACGTTGGGTTCGATATTCCCGAAAGTCGAAGGCGACAAGGTCACATTTATCGGGTCAACATTCGTCAAATACGGTCAAAATGATAATCAACCCTATTTAAGCAACTGTATCGTTTTAGACACATGCGACGATATCCGCGACGAAGTGCCAAATTCGGAGATTGAGTCATATACAACCGAGGCGGATGTATTGCTTGCATGGACGCGTCTTATCCAAAAAGAGAACCCGGATATTATTATTGGGTATAACATATTTGGTTTTGATTACCAGTTTATGTTTCGGCGTGCAGTAGAGACGGGGTGTTATGAAGAATTCCTGAAACTGTCGCGTAATGAGGGTGAATTTTGCGGGAATGCGGGCGGTGGCGGTGGCGGTGGCGGTGGATTCATCAACCCGAATACAGAAATAACTGCCGACAATGTCGGAATCGAACAAACGAAAATCGCACTGGCGAGTGGGCAATACGATCTTCATTATATAAAAATGACAGGACGACTTCAAATCGATGTATACAATTATCTGCGTCGTGATTTCAATCTCTCGTCATACAAATTAGATGATGTGTCGAGTTATTTCATAGGTGACGCCGTAAAAAGCGTAGAATATGATCCCGTCACGGATATGACGCGTATATTTTCGAATAATCTTGTCGGGCTTTGCGCCGGTAATTTCGTGAAATTCGAACAAACGAATCATTCGACGGATTTATATAAAGAAGGGTTCAAGTTCAAGGTCACGACGGTGTCGACGGTGGCGGCCGCCGGGTCCGGGTCCGGGTCCGGGTCCGGGTCCGGGTATTTCGACGTCCAGGGATGTGCGACCCCAGATATGAAAACGATGGTTCGATGGGGACTCGCCAAAGACGACGTTTCCCCGCAAGATATTTTCCGGATGACGAATGAAGGTCCCAGTGAACGCGCGATTATCGCGAAATACTGTATTCAGGATTGTAACCTCGTCCATCACTTGATGAAGAAAATCGATATTATTACAGGTTATGTCGAAATGGCGAAAATTTGCAGTGTCCCCATCAGTTTCCTAGTTATGCGTGGTCAAGGCATCAAACTCACGAGTTATGTGGCGATGAAGTGTCGCGAGAGGAATACACTTATGCCGGTGATAGACAAAGACCGAAGCGAGACGGGGTATGAAGGTGCGATTGTTCTCCCACCGAAATGCGGTCTATACTTGGATAATCCCGTCGCATGTAATGATTATTCATCACTATATCCATCGTCGATGATTAGCGAGAATCTATCACATGATAGTAAGGTATGGACGAAGGAATACGACTTGGACGGCACGCTTACACGAGAGACGGGTGAGACACAATATGATAATATGCCAGGGTATAAATACGTGGATATTACGTATGATACATACAAATGGACTCGACCTAAATCCGCGACGAGGACGGCATCCGCGGCCGTGAAAATCAAATGCGGGACGAAAGTCTGCAGATTCGCACAATTTCCCGAAGGTGAAAAAGGGATTATGCCGTCAATTCTGGAAGAACTGCTCGTCGCGCGTAAAACGACCCGCAAGCTCGCTGAAAAACAGACCGACCCCTTTATGGCGAATATCCTGGATAAGCGACAACTTGGTTATAAGGTCACTGCGAATTCGTTATACGGGCAGTGTGGTGCAAAAACAAGCACATTCTATGAGGTGGATGTGGCGGCATCAACGACAGCCACAGGTCGTAAACTCTTGACGTATGCACGCCGCGTAGTAGAAGAAGCGTATGGCGATATCACGCTACCGACATCTCACCCTAAGTACCCACTTGTTCATTCCAAAGCCGAGTATATTTACGGAGACACGGATAGTGTATTCTTTACGTTCAATCTCGAGACACCGGAAGGCGTCCCTATCCGCGGGAAAGACGCGATTGAAATCACGATTGAACTCGCGAAACAGGTCGGAGATTATTCGTCCCGGTTCTTGAAAGTGCCTCATGGATGGGTGTATGAGAAGACGATATGCCCCTTTGCCCTACTTCGTAAGAAAGGGTATGTCGGTGTATATTATGAGCAGAACCCGAATAAGGGCAAATTGAAGAGTATGGGGATCGTGCTGAAACGCCGCGATAATGCACCGATTGTGAAAGAAATCTATGGCGGGATTATCGATATTCTGATGAAGGAGCAAAATGTCGATCGCGCCATCGCGTTTCTGCGCGAGAAACTCCAATATATGATCGAGCAGAAATGTCCCATAGAAAAACTCATTATTACAAAGTCGCTTCGGTCAGATTATAAGAATCCGGCCCAAATCGCACACAAGGTGTTGGCGGACAGGATGGGTGTGCGTGACCCTGGAAATAAACCGAATACTGGCGACCGAATTCCATACGCATATATTCATAATGACACGAAGGGCGCACTTCAAGGCGATAAAATAGAGCATCCAGAATATATCCACGCCAACCGACTTCAATTGAATTATTCATTCTATATCACAAACCAGATTATGAAACCGGTCCAGCAATTATTCGCGCTTGTATTGGAGCAATTACCGGCGTTTCAAAAGAAGAAGGGGCGTTTCTTGGATACATTAGAGACGGTTGCGTCTACGATAGATGATCCAGTCAAACGCGAGAAGAAAATAACAGAGATGCGACATAAGGAGGTTAAATCGCTGTTATTCGATGAGTTTCTTGTAAAGGCGGACAATTTGAATAAAGGAAATCGCCCGATTACGGATTGGTTCCGTGGTGGTGGAAAATAATTAATTCTATGGATTGACATGCGTATTTTTAATCAACATCCATATAGTCGTCGGGATCACCATGGTCGCCGTCATCGCCGTCGTATCTGTTACGGCGAGGAATATCATGTGGCGCCCGAGACGGTGCCACCCCCGTCACATTCAAAATATCGCGAAAAATATCTTCATCATTGTATCTATTATATAATGGCGGTAAATCATAGGAAAATGTTACACTATCGTTCGTTACATTGTTGATTTCCATATTCATGAAATTGCTGGAATTATCCATAATACGTGAATAAATATTATTGACTGCCGATGGACGTGGACCTGGACCCGTGGCGCCGGTGCCGGCGGTGGCGTCTCTATAATTACGTATATCATTCCGGCACATTGGACAAGTGGAATGATTTACAAACCATTCTCTCAAACTAAACCTATTAAAAATATGATTACATCCACGTATCATCGTTATCTGACTCTCGTCTTCGAATTCATCTCTCGAGATAGGGCATGTATTATTTACAGGAGTTACAATATGTGCATAAACTGTATTCAATGTTGCGCGTCTTATTTGGTCGGGTGTGGGGGGTGACGGCGGTCCTATGGCATCGGCACCATTAGTGGTTGTTCGGGCGATTGGTTGTGTATATGTGTAAAGCATCGAAAACAAGTTCGCGTCGGGACGATTAACACCTGGACCTGGGTCCTGACCCGGATCCTGATCCTGTCCCTGGCGGGATCTCTCGTTACGATTATTTTCCGTCGTCAAATAATTGGTCAGCATACGTGCAAATGCATTAGATAGGCGTGAACTATCAGTGGGGGGTGGCGGCGGCGGACCAGGTGGACTCGATGGACCTGCTGCGGTCGGCGCTGGAACAGGTCTCGGTGCATGTGAGTCATGAGGATTTGTTATTCTGCGAATATCGTTATGCCGGTTATAATAAAAAGATTGCCGGACGATAGACCGCTCCAAATTGGCGCGAAGAGCCTGTTCCATCCGCGAAAACATTGTATTACCATTTACAATAAATTCATTATATGAGTGTAACAGATGCGTATATTCATCTGTATAATGTTGCTCATCCTCGGCTGCATTATAAAACTGGTTTAGATGAAATCTCTCGTAATAGTTAGTTCCATTTCTGTCTCCGTCAGGGGTCGGGGTATTCGGGTTCATCGGGTTATAATTGGGTTATAATATTATGAAGTATTTCTCTATATCTTTTTCATGCGACGCCGACGATACTTCGGAATATAGGTTGATCGGTAAGGTCCATAGTTGCATTTTTTGTCATTGTGAAGAAGTTCCCCGATGAGCATAGCGGTGCGAGCACACGTTGTATGTATGAAGTAGACAATACCCGAAACAAACAAATCAATTTTATACGTGATAAAGAAAACTTAAATGTATAAATTTAGTATTATGCAAATAATGCAAATGACTACTACACCCGCACTCAGATTCCCCGATTTTGCAGGCAAAGGTCTAACCGGACTAATGAATATGGGAAACACATGCTTCGTGAATTCGTGTCTCCAAGCACTCTCCCATACGTATGAACTGAACCGGTTTTTAAACGACGACAAATACAAGAAACGCCTGACGAAGAAACCAGATGCAGTATTATTGACCGAGTGGGATAAATTGCGAACACTAATGTGGAGTGAAAACTGCGTCGTATCTCCAGGCGGGTTTATGGCGTCTATGAAACAAATCGCACGACTAAAGAACCAGGAACTTTTCACCCAAAACTCGCAAAATGACGTCCAGGAGTTCTTGATGTTTATGATGGATTCATTTCATACGGCGCTGGCGAGAGAAGTAAATATGACGATAACCGGTAATGTAAATAATGATAAAGACATTGTCGGTAAGAAATGCTACGAGATGATGAAGCAAATGTATACGAAGAATTATTCGGAGATGTTGAATATATTCTATGGGATTCAGATGTCGGTGATTGAGGGACTACCTGCCGGCGGTGCGGGTGCGGGTGCGGGTTCGGGCGCAGGTGGAGAAACATTATCGGTCGAGAATATCTTGAGTTTATCACCGGAACCATTCTCCATTATTTCGCTATCTATCCCATTGGTTGAAAACCGAGACACCGGCAAAACACGTATTCCGACATTATATGACTGTTTCTCGCATTATTGCGAAGGCGAGAAAATGGAAGGTGACAACGCGTGGTTTAATGACAAAACCAAGCAATATCAAGCAGTTCAAAAGCGTATTATGTATTGGAGTCTGCCTAATATAATGATTATTGATTTGAAACGTGTACAATATACCGAGCGTGGTCCCGCAAAGATAACGATTCCGGTTGAAATCCCGCTTCAAAATTTAGATTTAAGTGCATTCGTCCGGGGGTATAAACGCGACAGTTATATTTACGATTTATACGCGGTGTGTAATCATCACGGTAATTTTAGTAAAAGCGGGCATTATACTGCGACAATAAGGTCGGCCGATGATATATGGTATAGTTTCAATGACGAAACCGTGAAACAGACGGAGATGAAAGGCGATACAATTACAAGTAATATTCCGTATTGTCTTTTTTACCGGAAACGGTCGACGGCAACCGCGTCATCGTCATCGGCGACGGCGTAAACGGCGTCTACGCCGTCTATGAAACTATAATATATATAATTTGTATACTAATACTAATAATAGTTATATGAATCAACGAAATCCGGTATCTGTGGATGTCGGACATCTCAATAATGTGAGTGGTATATTTGGATGGTTAGACCGCAAACTCGACACTATAATAAAACCGAGATTTATCATTATTATATTAATCGTAATCGGTATGTTCTATTTCATTATATCGGCTTTAGGAAGCGGTGAGTCACATGACAACGAAAGTACGATATCGGCCCACACATCCATTCTTGAAATATTATTATGGGCCGTATTTATCGTGATTGTACTGCTTAATGGTTTCCAGTATTTTTTTAATACAAACATAACTACCGAATTGTCGAATCTGTTTTCTACATCACCGAAAATCGCGATATCAGAGACAGTCCCGGCGCCGTCGGCCACATCAGGGGGTGATTTAGGTGCGGGTCCATCACTCAAAATGCGTAAGCAGGTATTCCATATTCCCGCCAGCGTTTATGACTACGACAATGCGAAGGCATTATGCCAAGCATATGGTGCGAATTTGGCGAATATCGACCAGATGGAAGAGGCGCATAAGTCCGGTGCCGAGTGGTGTTCATATGGTTGGTCTGATAACCAAATGATACTTTACCCGACACAAAAGGCGACATGGGACGAACTTCAGAAGAGCGCCGACCCTGCAAAGAAGAACAGTTGCGGGCGACCGGGTATCAACGGCGGGCATATCGATGACGCGGCTATGAAGGCCGGTGTGAATTGTTATGGTCCCAAACCGGAGATGAACCAGGGTTCGTCGAAAATGATGGCGAATATCCAGAACTATGAATCTGGGAAGATGATAGATCCGTTACATGAAGCACGCATTCAGCAAATGAAGGATAAAATAAATGATGTAGTCATCGCACCGTTTAACAAGGGGGCGTGGAGTTTGCTGTAAAAATAATCAAAAAATAAGTAAGATAATAATATTACTGATATATATAATATTATTCATTCATTCATTCATTCATTCATTCATTCATTCATTGTATTTAGAATATCCGATGTCATCTCTCTCAATGAATAAGGTGCGTGGTCGCGCTTTGAACGCCAACACGCAAAACACGAACAACTTCTCGATGTGGATTGAACCTCTTTCACATAAGCAATATCCGGTAACGAATGTCCATAACCCGACCCTGAACGCAGTGATTACGTCTAACGGAGCGCGGGATATAATCAACGCACAACCTGGTCTCTTGTATAATAATGCAAGACTTGATGTGTCTGGGTCGGTGAATCCGACGAAGTGGACGACGGGTCAGACCATAAACACGGTGTTTCTTGTACCAACGGACATGTCGCAAAATCAAACGCTTTATACTTCTTCTGGAAGTCCTCATACTGTTGCATCCTATTCATATACCCCCAAATCCAATAACTCACAAATTATTGTAGAATATGGTGCATTGTATTCGATAACTGGGTTTAATAATGATGAATTTGAATCCAGAATATTGGACGGATCAACTACGATTGCTAGACGTGTGCAACAATTTACAGACCAAACTGGAGGCGGAACACGAAGCGGAACCATCTTCCCGATTTCTGGAGCTATTACAAATAACGCGCTTACCCCTCATAATATAATTATTCGATTGATTGTCGCATCGGACTCGGTCCAGATATACGGTGCGGATTATGATGCGTTCATGAAAATAACCGAAATATCGTTATAAACCCACTACATTCATTTCATTCTACGCCGTTTCGTGATGTTCTTATTATTCTTCATCTTTTTCTCTAACGAACTTTCTGACGGGCGGTGTCTCCGCGTCTTCACATCATGCTGTATTCGTTCCTTGGATTCAACAAGAGAAAGAAGTGTATCGAAAATATCATTGGGTGCATGTTTTGTACTCTTGTAGTCCTTTTTCTTGTGAGCGTGAGCGTGAGCGTCATGTTCCTCGTCGTCACCGTCACGGTCTTCGTCATCGCTACTGTCACTACTACTGCTCTCCTCCTCCGGCACTTCAAACGCATAATTACGCGGTCGAAACATCGGTGGCATCATAAACAATCCGGCCGGAACTGCTAAATCACGAAAGAGGTCACTGAACTTCTCGGGAATGAAATGCGGTTCACTGCCTCCGCTGCCGACGCCGTCACTGCCGGATCCTCCACTCTGTTCTCCAAGCGACACAAACAATGGTCTCTTTTGCTGATAAAGTAAATTATTCACTTGATAACCACCACCAATCATATTTCCTTCTTTATCTTGATGAAAAACTAAATGCTCCGCCGGATTGAAAAATTGCCCGATTTTTGATGACATTGTTGAAATACTTATTATAATAACGACTCTACTGACATACGTATATATTATGATTTCGGATGTTTTCCGCCCCGCCTGGTCGGCGTTCTATTCGGCTGCGTTACTGTCTCCGTCGCTGTCGTCGCCTTCGCCGTCGCCCTTCTTCATGGAAGACGGTTTCTCATTATAAACCCGCTTAATATCCGTTGATAATTTCGTCTCGCGGTTTTTCTTAATATACGCCATAATTTGCTCTACCTGCTTTCCATTGGTTATCAATTCGGTGAGACATTTCTCAATGTATGTGAGCGTAAGTGGTGCGGTATGTTTTGAAGATACGAATTTAAGTTTCCCATCGGAAATATTGACGGTTACTTTTCCCAACTGCTTTTCTTCGACAAGTTCTATAATCTCGTCATGTATGACCGACTTCTCTGTTCGAATATCCTTGAATATGTCATTTGATTCCTTAATACGATTATCTAATTCGACCCAACGTTTAATTTTGGTTTCAAGCGTGGGTGGGGTTGCGTGGGTAACTGTGAGAATGGATGTTGGGTTCATGGACAACGACGACGGATTGACGATATAATAATAATCATAAAATTGCGTTTATATTATTATATGATTATACGAATCTCCTCCTACTAACCACCGCCTAGATTTACCTGCGACGACTAGACCTAGACCGCCCCCTGCGAGAGAATCTGCGGAAATTAAAAGAACGACCAAAAGATTTGCCGGATCTACGAGACTGGATCACCTTCTGACCGAGATAAAGACCTAAAGGTACAAGCGCGGTCTCGACTGCGGCCATAAGACCTGGGACCATACCGCCTGTTTGATTCCCACTCTGGTTCTCACTCTGACTCTGACTCTGACTCTGACTCTGACTACGCTGGCGCGAACTCCGACCCTTACCCTTACCCTTACGTCTTTTCCCGCCGACTAAAGGCGACATATTCAACCCGGTTTTTGCCTCGGCTGCTTCAGCAACCATAGAAGCGCCGGCAACCGCACCGGCTACAGCACCACCAACCATCGCTTGTTTAATAGATGACTGCTCCTGACCTCCAGCACTACCACCTGTCTGGGGGGTGTTATTGCCTTGTTGCATAGATTGTCCTAAAAGTTTCTGGGCGATCTCCCCGGCTTGCTTTAAAGTGGCCTCGGATATTTGAGGCACTCCTGCAGAACCATCGCCTCCCTGTTGCATATGTCGACTGCGACTACCTCCGCGATTACTTTGTTTCCTAGAATTATAAGGCATTTTTACGTTATATATTACGCAATGAAAAAAACATTTATTTTATGGTAAATATACATATACATATACATATACATATACATACCAATGAAGATATCCCCAATTATCCTATTATTCGGATTAGGTCTTATTGTATTACCCGAAACCATAATCACAATTCCATTGCTTCCATTTGGACGCGCAGATGCAGCACTAGTGCCGGTTGAACCACATACCACCGGCGCCTACACCACCGTCGCCAACACGACATCCCCACTTGAATGCGCCGCCTGTGAATATTTAGCCAACGGGATGAATCAAACCATCATACATAATCCTAAAGTAATCGCATTCGTTACGACCGATATTGAAAAAGTGTGCGTGGTTTTACCCGAAAGCGTCCAGGCGATGTGTATAAATGCAGCACAATCTGTAGCACCTCAACTTCTAAACCATCTGGGCGATTTTATTGCTACAGAAGGATGCCAAGATTTAGGGATTTGTCATTCATTAGCGTAATTCATAACCGAATAATATATTGCTTCATAATACTAATTTAACTACAGACCGAGTTACATTCGTATATCAAACATCAAACATCAAACATCAAACATCAAACATCACACATTCGCCTAAATTAAATATGGAAGTATATCACCCCAACGATACATTTCGTTTCGAGCACCTTCAATTATCGCCTCCTAACAGTATTCCAGGCGGGTCGTATTTAACAAAATACTCGTATTATGACAGTAAAAAGGTGCTATATATTCAAACACCTAAAACGCAGTCGAAACAAGGGATCCTCGTATCGGGTAAAAAAGCGCACATCGATCTATTATTTACGGGCGGGAATGAACATGACGCAGAATTCATTGAGTGGATTGCGGATTTAGAGAAACGGTCGGTCGACTTACTTTATGAAAAACGGCATCTTTGGTTCACACAAGAACTAGATAAAAGTGATATTGAAAACTCTTTTACATCACCTATACGTGCATTCAAGACTGGGAATTATCTGGTGCGGGTTAATTTAGAATTAAACAGAGTACAAACACACATCCAACCGTTTTTATGTAAAGTATTCGATGAAAACCGCACGATCGTTCCAGTCGATTATGTAACTGCAGAGCATAATATCATCTCAATTATAGAATTCCAGGGGGTTCGATTTACATCCAGAAGTTTTCAGATGGAATTGATATTACGGCAAATATTAGTAATTCCCGAATTGCCGTTATTTGAAACGTGTATTATTAATACGAATACGGGTAGTAGTAGTATCGCAGAACCTTTAGGGAAATGTATAGAAACTCCCTTGACGGGTAATAATGTGTCATCGTCGTTGTTGACAACCAAGGAATTAGTTGAGAATCTGGATAAATCTCTCGGGAATCCAGAATCAAACCCTATTTATCCGCCGTCATCGTCGTCCTCGTCGTCGCCACCAACATCTAGCACATTAAAGCATTTTGAATGCACTGAAGTGGATATTGATTTTAAAAATATATCTGATGTCATTGATACAGAGGAACCGGATTTTGACGTTCCGATATCGGATACATCCGCGGAACATTCATCGATCACTACGGCAACCATCCCCGCCAATAATTCACAGAAATGGAAATCAAATAATGGCAATTCGATAACATTAAAAAAACACAAGGAGGTTATTTATGAAATGTATAAAGTGGCCAAACGAAAGGCGCAGGAAGCCAAAAAGGTCGCAATACGCGCTTATTTGGAAGCCAAGGAGATTAAGGCGTCCTATTTACTGGACGATTTAGATGAGTCGGGGTCGGGATCCGACGAGGAGGACGATTAATAGGACGATGACTATCGGACTATATGACTATCGGACTATAACGATAGTATTTATTTTATCATTTATTTTATATACAATTAAATTATAATAATGAGTTTCTTGTCTGATTTAGAGAAAACCGTTCGCTCCAATCACATTCTTGTGTTTTTGGGTGCGATTGTTCTAGTATATGCTATTTATACTTATTCCGACCAAAAGTTTGTGTTGCCGTCGAATGCCATGAGTAACCCGAATGAAGGTCAGCAGGTTGCTGCCGGACATCAGGTACCACCTGCAATGTCATCTGCCGGCACTGGCGCCAATGGTTATAGTGCTGTCGACTCCATGACCGGACAGGGCGCCCCCGCCGGCGCTACTAATATGCCCGTTGCAAATCCGTCTGACCTTCTCCCCCGCGACACAAATAACCAGTGGGGCAGTTTGAACCCTGCTGGCAGTGGTGACCTCTCCGGTCAGAACCTCCTTTCCGCGACTTTTTTGACCGGAATTGACACCATCGGCAACACGATGAAGAACGCCAATCTTCAGATTAGGTCTGAACCTCCTAACCCGCAATTGAATGTCGGTCCTTGGAATCAGAGCACCTTTGCTCCCGATCTGATGCGTACTCCTCTTGAGTTGGGCGCTGGAACGCAGTAAGGTGGTGCGAGCAACCTCAGTGCGAGCGCCCGCACACCGGCGTCGCGCTCGCCCGCGAACGGCGATTAGGAGCGACTGGGAGGAGGGTTTGGAGAGAGAGTGGAAGCGACTAAGAGGAGGGTGGGAGCAACAGTGGAGTGACCATCATTACACATGTATGAAGAACATTATACATGTATAATATAAGAAAGATCGTATAAGCAAGGCAAGGTGCGTGGTCATGTCCAGCATTCTCTCGACAATCATCTACCTATTCATATTTCTTACAGTATCAGTCATCCTAATCAAAAACCTAATCGTCCCCTCCCTCGTGAATTATCAATATGGTCTTTTGAATAACCCGGATCTCACTATCGGCGAGAGTCATATCCAAGGTGTCGGTATATTCACCAAGCGTCCGCGTAAAAAAGGGGAACGGATGTTCGTTGCGATTGATATGAACGAACACGTCACGCCCGTCGGAAGTAAGATAAATCATTGTCCGTCAAGGAAGACGATTTTAGATAATGGGCGTGTAGCAACAGGCGACACAGTCTTGCCGAATACGTATCTCTCGACCGCACCAGATAAAACCACCGGTGAATGGTGGATTATGGCCGCGCGAGATTTGGACGCTGGTGAAGAACTTACTGCCGATTATACATACACACCGGACTTTATAACGAAACCTGACCCTGAGTGGCAGTGTGAATTGTAGTCATGTAATTGTATTATTGTATTATTGTATAGTATTGAATATTATACCATCTAGTATTGAAAATGGTGCTGGATCTATGCCGTTACAAGGATATATTTGGTCGTCCGAGAGAAGGTGCACATTCTTACCGTATCTTTGATATCGCGGTTGTTGATGTAGTAGCCACTGTCATCGTCGCATTTTTTGTGGCTCGTGTATTCGGTATCTCGTTCTGGAAATCTCTCGTCGCATTGTTCCTGGTGGGTATTATATCCCACCGGGTATTTTGTGTTCGCACGACGGTGGATAAGTGGGTATTCCCGAATGTGAAGGATTAAATATAGAGATATATATAGGAAACTGTACCTCACAAGTAAAGAGTGATGACATCATCTCGAGTGCGAGACACGAAAAGATAAAAAAAGATATACTAAACGCCTATATATAGGACAATAATTATTGTATCTGGTTATATTAGAATACAGATATAAATGGCATTTGCTGCTGGTGGCGGTGGCGGTGGTGCGGCTTGTAGTGGTGGCGGTGTTTTTAGTACTTTTGATCCTGAAACACAACGTAGCCGTCATATATGTATTTTTACTATTTGCGGTCACGGAGAAATCGTAGAATCACACGTATCACGAGCAACCACTGAGGCCGGAAATGCAAAGTTTAATACATTCCCCCTTGGTCTAAACCTTACAGTTTCCAGGGTGGTGCCTATAGGATCATATTCCCCGGGACTTTCCCAGACATTAAAAAATGAGGTTCCTACAAACTTTTCTTCCCATCTTCCAGGTATGACTATGGTAGTTCAGGCGGCGATGGGGAGGATGGGAGGCGCACGTTGTGATACACTGGAGAAACCAGTGGATTTAATACCATTGGGGAAGAGAATTTTGGGTGAAATACGTAAAATTGATGAAGCTGCCGGTATAATATATCACAATGAAGAAACATCCAATCCACATCTGGTTGATGAAAGAACTTTTTATAATACTTATAAAGTTGACGGAACAAATTTTCACCAAGCAAAAAATCGCGTAATATGGGTAAGACCAAACAAGGGAGAGGACCGGCGAGAAAAATCTAGACTTCCATTTCGATCTGCTGCAGATATATATCCAGCATTTCCATTTTATGGATTGTTTGTGATTATGGTTGAGGGAGGTATTCTACCAAAGCCGTGCACATTATCACAGCAGACGAGCGAAGATTTAAGATTACCGCATAAATTAGGTCCCCGATATACAATCTATGATCCAGAAAAGGTAAAACGGTATAATCTTCTTGCTCGGGAAAATAGAGTCGATGTCGAAAGAAAAATAGGTATAAGTAGGGGGTTTTTGGTTATAAGAGGAGGAGTTTTATATCCTACTACTGCTACTGCTGCTGCTGAATGGGAGGCATACAAATTAGATATAAATGGTGCTATACAAGTATTACGACGTGCGATTGTGTACAAGCATATTTCACATATAGAGGCCGCAATACTACTAAATGCATTAGGTTATACTGATTTATTACTTGTAGATTCGGCATGTAATTGTCCGGGAGACCCCGACCCAATTGACCCTCTTGTATGTAGTCAGGATGCCGATAGGCTTGGTAACCCAGAAGATGTATTGCGTCGTTGGGATGACAGGGAGTCGCCTCTAACAGCAGCAGCCGGTGCGTGGGCGGGGTACAATTTGTACCCCACAAGACAACCAAAACAAGCGTCTGTGTCACACGAACATCTTATAAGTGATGCAGACATTGAAGGTTTTAATGATAGTGAACCAGATTTCTCTGGACAAGGTAGTTGGAGTAGTGATAGTGGCGGTATGGGTGGCGGTAAAAGGAAAAAATCCCGAAAACGTTTATCAAGAAACAGAAAACGACAAAAATGTCGACGCACGCGTAGAAAAAGATATACAAGACGCCGGCGTTAAATAATGTTATGATACAACACTGTTAGGTGTTGTTGTATCATAATCTGTCAGGGTTTGCGTCTAGATTGTGATGCATTTATTATAACCCGGTATTTGGTTGATAAATATTATGTACTTTATATATAATTAAAATAGAATGGCGGCGGCAGAAGAAGATCCTGGATACTTTTTTGTAGGGTATGTTCAAGCCCACGGATTAATACCTAAATTGCCATACCAGGTGCAAACAAGAACGGAAGGTCCTCAATATCTAGGTATAGGTATGAGAGTATTATCTATTCCAGGAGACCAATATATTTCAGGAATGATGGGTCCTATGAACTGGCCTCCTTGTAAAAATCGTCATTGGCTTGGCAAATCGACAGATCTAGTTATTCCTGGTATTTTGAGAAATAATTTTAAGGGTCAATGTGATAATCCGGTTGATATCAACGAAGCGTTTAGAAACGTAATTACAGAATTGAAAGAGGTATATGCTGCTGCTAGGATTGAATTTCCCGGAGGTGGGTTTACAGTACAGGACAACCCACCCGATAATCAATGGTGGCAACTACATGGTAATCCGGGAGAAAATCGTCGCAAGACCCCTAGTGGTCTATTCAAACGCGCAGCAGCTGACTGTTATCAACCAGTTATTTCTAACGCATATGGTATATTTTGCGTATGTACTAATCACCCCATCCTGAAACATTTTTGTTTAACTGCGTTGGAAGATAAAGTTGTTGAACAAGAAACTCACGCCGGAGAAACGATCACAGACATTATAGACTCTAAGTTTTTTCCACAAATAAATATGATTGGTCACGACAACGCCTTCGAGCCTGGTCCGTTAGGGGCCGCCAATTGGATATCAGCAATTGAACAAAGTAAAACGGACCCCGGATTACAACAGAAAGCAATAGCTATTATTAATAAGGCGTATATTGATAAATCATTACATTCACAGCAGTTTATTACGGTGTTACAAGCGTTGGGTATACGTCACGCGTGGTTGGTAAATCCAACATGCAGGGACCTTACTGAAAACATGGACCCTATAGGCGAACGATCGCCAAGCCCTCTTCGTCATCCATATCCAGTTAGCATTACGCCTACGCCATTAGGATCGCGGGCGCCGTCCCCGGTGCGGGCGCGGTCACTGTCACCACCACCACCATCTTCAGCGGGTGGAGGCGGTCGTTCGTGGCGCGATTTATTTAATCCTTTTGGGTTTTTTAAAGCCCCCACCGCAACCCCCGCCTCCGCCTCCGCATCCGCCTCCGCCGCCTGTCCGCCACGACGACGATCACGATCACCACAACTCAGTCCATACCCGTTATCACAATTCGGTCCCTACGGTGGCTCACGAAAATCACGCAAACGAACAACACACGCACCTACACCCACACGAAGGAAAATAACGCGTAAAACAAAAAAAAGAGCCTACAAAAGGAAATCTCAAAAACGAAACACACGAAAATAAAAACTTATTCTCTCATTATATAAATACAAGGATCGATCTTCTTCGTATTTATATCGTAAACAAAAGATGTTCAAAACCAGTGTTTTCGGATATATCATCATTATTTTCATTATCGTCATTTGCCTTAAAATCTACCAAGAATCAGACGCATTCCAGTTGAAATGTATCGTTTCTAAAATCGATGGAAATAAGTATTGCGTCCGCGAACGCGCCAAATTGGAACTGGCGGCCGACCTTCTCGCCACAGTCACCCAGAAAATGAAAACAGTCGTTAAACATATGGGTGCGACTTATCCCGACCGCGATAACGTGAAACGTTTAGTCAAAAACTTCCGCCCTGAAAAAGTGAGTGAGACGCTCCCTACTAGCGAATACACTGCTTATAGCGAGAACAAGGGTGAGAAACTCGCGTTCTGTGTGAATACAACCAAAAATGGGAATAAACTCATCGACGAAAACACGCTCACATTCGTCGCACTTCACGAGTTGAGTCATATTATGACGGAAAGTGTCGGACATAAAGACGAATTCTGGAACAATTTCCGATTTCTTATCGACGAAGCCCAGAAAATCAAGGTGTATTCACCCGAAGACTATAAACTCAAACCGAAAGAGTATTGCGGGATGACGATTAATGACAACCCGCATTTTGATAACTAGTGCGTTCCGCCGCACGGCACGGTCGCGTCCCGCCGATGTTAAATACCATCAATGGCACCACTATTGCCCCATTATGCACGGCGGTGTGCGGCCGGACGCACAGTTATCGGCGGGACGCGACCGTGCCGTGCGGCGGAACGCACCGTAAAAACCGTGTATCCGGCAATCGTCGCTCTTGTATCCCCCTAATATCCGTCGTCCTCGTTATACTTGATACAATATCACGGTCGACGTCTTCCACCTGATATACCGTGTGTGTTCGGTCATTGAAAAACGACACATAAGGTGGAACGGAATCCGCGTCTGTCCAGCACCAAATTGCCCGATTCATCGGATTGTTTCGAAGTGCAACACATTCTTCGATACTTTCATATTTATACATCAGTGGGAATGCCGTGTCATATTCATACGTTTCATCCACGAATGTAATATAAATCTCGGTGATATTAAAAAGCGGCAGTGACGACGACGACGACGACGGGGATGAAAGCACCTGTTCGTAGATGGACGCACCACCAATAAACCAGACCACGTCGTAATTCTTGGTGTGTTCATGAATATCCGAGAGATTTTTGAGAAATGTCACGGCTGTCGTCGCTTCCGTCGCGTCCGCGGTGTCACACCTCGCCGAAATAACGAAATTGTCGCGGAATTTCAAAGGTCGCACCGACGCCGGGATACTGTCCCATGTCCTACGTCCCATAACCACCGCGCTATTATAAGGAAACACCGGCGATGACGTCATTTCCGCGAAAAACCGGAGGTCACGTGCGAGTTTAGGCCATGGAAGTTGTCCTTCAAATCCAATACCACCACCACGACAAAGCGCAACAATCATTTTGAATTCAGTGGTGCGGGTCATCTTATATCGTTCCGATTTATAATATACACAAAAACTGTTTATTATATATTCATTACATTCGTATACATTAAGTATACGAATACCGCATAAATGATTTAATATTCTATTCATATAATAGACAATAATGGAAAGGTCGGTCCCAATTTATAAGATCTGTCATATTCGATCGCCGGCCGGTCTAAAAGAACGCCAGTCCAGGGGCGAAGAAGGCGTCTCCGCCGGCGGAGGCAGTGCTAGATCCGTATCTGTCCTTACTGAAGAATACAATATCTTATACGTATTTTACGGAAATGTCGAATTTCTTAGCGACGAAGGTGGTGTCGTAAATATCAACGATTTATTCATCAAAGAGCGCGAAAACCCATTCTTCAAATCTATATTTAGTGAATACGAACTCCAGTCGATTACCCATAACGAAATCAAGGTTGTCTTCCTTCCCGAGAGAATCTACCCCGACGATTCTATCGAGACGATTAAAAAGAAGTTTCTATATTTGACTCGAGAGAAGGTCGGACTATCATATGCCGAATTGTATTTATTCTGTAAACAAGCCAAAACAATCACGAGTCAGTTATGCTATGACCAAATAACATCCAATGGGAAACTAGAAATAACACCTGTTCGTATCCAGAACTTTCTGCTGAATATAGACAATCATCCGAGAGAATCCGTAAATTACGGCGGCGTCGGCAGCGCGGATGCACTACCTGATTTCACGAAATTAGGCGCGCCATCCGAATCAGACGGAAATTATAGTTATACGAATATATTGAATCTTAAGTTAGAGTCCCAACCGCGGTTTGTAAATGTCGTATTAGGTCAAGAGTTAAGCACCGTTTCCGACGGGTACCCATATGCGATAAACCCGTTTGATGCGATATATACAGACCCATTTTTAGAGGTTCACGCCGGTGAAATCATCAACACGACAAATAAGACGGTTCTTATTGACATTGGTGTATTTTTACATAATACAATTTATCTAGTATCTGCGGGGGATGTGCTACAGTACACCAAATCTCTCGAAGACCCGTCTACATTGGCGGAACTTGGTATTCCGGTGACCCTTCCACCGATTGGCAGCGGTGGGGGTGGCGCCACCGCATCCGCCCCGGCGCAACTGCTTCGCCTCATCACCGAGAACTACATCGTCCAGTTATATTTCCCATATTTAGCAGTATATCGCGACGATACAAAACGTCTATCTCTCGAGTTAGGGTCGGCCGAAGCATCTGGTGAGACGGATCTCTCGACAATCCATTCCCATAATACATTATTACTTCATCGATTAAAACTGGTAGAATCCGATAAAAAGATATTGAACGAGAGATTTATGCGCCAGACGGCAAACATCAAGTTATTATACGATATTTACGAGAAGAGAACCCGCGAACATGCGTATTCGGATAATGGTATCCGAGGTGTCGAGTTTCATATTCACCAGAGTGCGAAATACAATCTCTCGTTAGACGCGATATTCAAACTTATCCATTGTTCGGAATATATCCCATTTATTAAGTACAATCCGGGCAAGAAAATGGATAATATCTACAAGTTATATATTTCGGGTGTAAGTAAAAGCGGGCGCAAAATCCCATATTTACCGAAAGGCGATATTTTCCGTCTTATTAAAACAACCGCGCGTAAAAAAGGCGTATCGATACTTATCCAGTATACATATTCGAACCCATCCATTCCCGATCATAAAGCAACACATTTACCCATTCCGATTATTTGCGAGTTTGATGCAGATGGGTCAGTCTATGTTAAACTATTCGTGAAATATTCATTTACTACCGAAGAAATGGAAGATATTATTAGAGCCACCGTAAATCCGGTGATGCGAGTTGTGAAAGAATACGTGGAGCAAAGCGGATTTCAGATGAACTTATTTACCAAGTTCACACATGATAATGTCGACCTTATCAATGTAGAATATTACGCCCAGTTGCCTATTAAACGGAATATTGAAATAAAATCAATGATCAAGTGTATATCTAGTGCGTTTAATGAAATAGAAGGGAGTTTGAATAAGGGAATCGTTCTCAGATACAAGCGTGTAAGCAACTATAATGACATGACGAGTCAAGAAGCCTATATCATAGAAATGATGAATAAGCGACACACCGACCGAGAGATTATCGACGGACTTCGAGACAATTATATGATGTCGGAAGAGGACGCCCGGGTGAAAATAGTGACGCTTCTTTCATCGATACAAACACAGCAAATGTCGCGGTATCGAGGTGGAAGTATCCGCATCAAGAATAACCCCGGGTTTCTAACCAAAATAACGAAGGGGCAGTTCAACAATATAATCACAATTGAAATATCCAATATCAATAATATTCTCTTTTTGACCTCTTTACATATTTATATCGACTCAATTATACGTGTGTATCAGGATCCATCAACGACTGATATACCCTATGAACAAATTATCCAGTTATGTCAAGGTGATACGACACCCGTGTCAGGAACGAAATCTACGGGGGCGGCCGCGGGTGCCGCAGTCCTACGTGAGGAAGAACCCGGCAGCAGCGGCGAGAGTGGCAGCGACAGCGGCAGCGAGAGAGACTATACTACACAACCCATATTACGCGACGTCAATCCGTCTGATAAAGAAGAATCAATCGAAACAATGACCGAAATCGTTTCTTTATCAAGAAAACCAATATCTGAAAGTGTAACTTCCACTATTTTGGGGGAGAAATTAGTATTTGGATTTGAGGCGGAGGAAGGAGGTGCTGCCGGAGGTGGTGGAGGTGGTGGAGGTGGTGACGCAGGTGGTGGTGGCGGAGGGGGTGAAGGAGATATTGATTTGTTCGATTTGTTACAGGATGACGACGAAGACGAAGACGAAGGTGACGAAGGCGATGGCGATGGCGGTGGCGAAGGCGATCAATTTGGTGGTGCGGGTGGTGCGGCAAAAGGTCGACCTTCAGGCGGAGGCGAAGCAGCCGACGATAAGTTAGGACCTCGGTCCGGCCTCGGAGGCGAAGCAGCCGACGACAGTTTATCCGATATAACCGGTCTTGAATTAGCCAATCCGAATCCATTTTCAAAACGCATCCAAGATCGTGACCCGATTATACATCTAAATGAAGATGTCGGCAAATTCAACGCATATTCGCGTAGTTGCCCGTGGAATGTAAGACGCCAACCGGTTATTTTGACCAGCGAAGAAAAGGCGCGAATTGATCGTGAACATCCGAATTCATATTCACAAAGTATTACATATGGATCAGACCAAAGCAAGCAGTATCATTATATCTGTCCAAGATACTGGAGTTTAAATCATAATACCAGTTTAACGGAAGAAGAAGTCAAATCGGGTAAATACGGGAAAGTTATCCCACAAAAGGCGAAGAAGGTGCCGGCCGGTGCGAGTATATTCGAATTTACGGATGATAAATATCACCTGGATGAAAAGGGGAATTACAAACCACATTATCCTGGGTTCCTGAAAAAGGATGCACACCCGAAAGGTTTATGTGTTCCGTGTTGTTTCGGACAATGGGATAAACCGTCGCAAACTGCACGTAGACAAGAATGCGAGATGAAACAACATGAAGAAATCCGTATAAAAGAAAAAGATAAACTTGAAGAATTTCGTCAATTATCCGCGTCGGGGGCGGGGTCGGGGGCGGGGTCGGCAGCGGGGTCAGGGACATCCAGTACGCCCGGGGCGTCCGTACCCGCAATTCCCGAAGTGGCGAAAATAACCGAAATGAAAGATGACCGAATTTTAAGTTCGGATAAATTCCCGCTTGATAATAATCGTTGGGGGTATTTACCGGTTCCAATACAGAAGTTTTTGTTTTCCGATAGTCGTAATTGCCAAGTGAGTTTGAAGAATACGGCAATCAAGAAAGATACACCATGTTTATTGCGTCGCGGAGTAGAAACAAATGACAAGCAATCATTTTTATCGGTTGTAGCCTATTATTACAAAGAGAGTATCGGGTCAATTAAAACTACTGTATCTGATATAACAACCGAGGTCACGGGTGCAACAACGACGACGTCAGTTGGAACGCACAAAAGCATTGATGATATAATAACAGTTGCCAGTGCCGCGGTGGCGGGTGGAGGCGGCGGCGGAGGCCGAGCAGCAGCAGGCGGCGGAATGTCATTAAAAGAGATGATTTCAAAATCGGTTGCTGAAAGCATCAATAAGCAATCAGCCCAAATACGGACGGCATCTGCAATGACACCTAGTTCTAATGTAGAACTACCCGGTGCAGTTGCAGTCGCAGGTGCAGGCGCAGGCGCAGGCGGACCAAGAAATGACGAATATCAATCTGATGATGAAACACCCGTCGCAATGACACCTCGGGCTGCCGCAGCGTCTGCCATGACACCTCGGGCCGCAAACGTGACCGTGACCGCAACGTCAAATACAGGAGATACTGTCCCATCCATCCGCGAAATGCGTCGAATCATTATCGGATCTCTCGACATCGACCGGTTCATAACATTACAGAATGGGACGCTTGTGGATGTATTTTTCAATAAAACACGCGAACTTCGCGAAAACGACACAGCCAAATATCAGACATCTCAAATATACAGGCAATTCAACCCCGAATTATTCCGTAAAATATGTAATGCATATGAGAACTTTATCAGTTATTTGGACGACGATAATGTTATCATTGATCATACGTATCTCTGGGATATCGTATCACAGCCCAACGAGAGATTATTCAAAAATGGTAACAATCTGATATTATTACACATACCGGATGATGACATAACTAATAACGTCCAGGTGATTTGTCCGACAAACGCATATTCAGGCGAGGTATTTGACGCAAACAGAAAGACAGTAATAATAATGAAGCGCGACAAGTATTATGAACCGATATATTTGTTTGAAAGTAAATCAAATGGTAAATTCAATGTTCTCGGGCGTTTCGCAATAAAAAGCAAGACGATTACACCGAAGATAAAATACGTGATTGAAAACATCCGCGACATTTATTTCACATACTGCCGTCTTCATGCAAGTCAACCGCGTCAATATAAGTATGTAATGAATAAACCGGCGAAACAGATTGCCAAGTTACTCACAGACACCGGATTTCAAATTAGATCTCAAGTGGTCAATTATAACGGCAAGGTGATCGGACTTGATATTTCGCAAACAATAACGGCCGCAAGCAAAATAAAACAGACAAAAACTGTTCCGAAAGAAACGGTGCGTAAAATGTGGGAAGGTGTTATACCGACGGCTGTATCGGCGCCGTTGATAGCCGCGACCGCGGGGGGTGCGGCGGGTGCGGGTGCATACGAATACCCGATTGTAATGATGGATAATGATGATTTATGGCGTAATAGTTACAATGAAACAGTCGAATTTTTGAATATGGTGGCTGATAAAGTGAAGAAAATGACGAAACAAATCGTAAATTGTCGTCCGAAGGTGAAAGTCGTCGAAGACGGACTCATTGTCGGTGTACTCACGGAAACGAATCAGTTTATCCAAGTGAATGTAAATGTAGATCCAGCACAGAACCAGGACGATGAATTACCGACCATAACAGAGGGAAATCATCTTAAGGTTGATAAGGAGATTATGACGAGTTCGTCGTCGGCAAACGGCGCAGCAGCAGGAGAGGGCGGAGGCGACAAGTCGCGCGAGAGATATGTGCGTAACATCAGATTAGAAACGAACTTTTATAACGTTTTCCGAAATACCGCGCGAAATGTATTGAATCGCCCCGAAAACCGCGCAATAAAGGACGAAATCGATAAAATAATATCGTCGGTATTTACGATTTATACAAATAAACTATCGAAAATCATTGCATTAATGAAGCAGATCACAAACAAATACATTGCGTTTATACGTTATAGTAAAGAGACACTTAAAATGGTGGGCGAAGTAAGCAGTTGTATAACAACCGACCACGAAAAGTGCGGTCAAAAAAGTTATTGCCTGAAAGAGGGCGGTGGATTGTGTAAACTATTACTTCCTCAACGCAATCTTATGTATCCGGATATCGACAATCAAATCGCGTATTTCGGGAAATTATCCGACGAAATGATACGATATGAGCGAGTGAAACTCTTCATGTTTGAACCTGCGAAATATCTCACATTTCAAGAAATCAAATACAATCTAAATGATGATGAAATAATATTGCTGGAATCTCTCATAACACAAGAATATTTCGATAATTTGGAACCGATGGACGCCAACCCTTACGCATTACAAACGACATTTTATACGGTGAATCCAAATGCAAATACGGGTGTTGAATTACAGAGATATGACAATACGTATCGAAAATCATATGTTGATGGATATATTGAAAGCAGTCGTGGTGCTGCAGTTGATGTGGCACCTGCTGCGCCCGAACCAGTGTCGGGTGTCGAGAGATTTAAGGCAAATGAAATAACGCATGTGTTAGGATTCTGTAATGAGGTATCAAAACGTAAAGTCACGGAAAAGATGCGACAGTTATTCTTTCCGGTAGAAAATACTTACGAAATCTTATTTTCAAATGAAAGCGAAGAATGCTCGTTTGATGTTATTCTCACGATTTTAAGGGCTGTCGCACAGACCGCGTCGAAATGTCCGAGTGGACATACATGTAATCGAATGAAACAGTTGGAACGACGTGGCGCCGCGGGAGGTGGCGGTGGAGGTGCCGCGGGAGGCGGAGGCGCCGCAGAAGAACCAGATGCATGCGACAAATGTCGCACTATGATCGGAAAAGACCAAACAGAGTTCGGTTGTCTGCAGTGTAATTATTTCGTATGTGACAATTGTCAACATCAACATGTTGACCAATTAGGTGGTATGAATATAATAAAACTAAAGGAGATTTTGGTATCTGAATACGGTAAAATGGCAATGGCGCCTGCGTTTGATAAGAAAATAACCCGGGTGTTGAATGGGTATGGAATGAAGAAATATGCTGAACTCATAACATCGGGTCGGGCTACATTATCACAAGTTATCCAAAGTCAGAACTATTTTCTGACAAATGTCGATATTTGGATTTTAGCGTTATATTTTAAACTCCCCATTGCGTTTATTTCGCAATCTTTACTCATTGAAAATGGTCGAAATCTGATGGTATTATATGGAAATGACACACTTGAAAGTTATTTCTTTATTCATCCGTTTGGTGTAACACAGGATGTAATCTCTCGATTTGGTCTTATTGAAAAGAAACTAGATGATGAGACATCCGTGTTGAAAATCCCATCGGATTATTTATCAGATGGTCTTCGCGAGATGATTGCGCGTGAATTAGATGAACCTAAATCTCTCGAACAATATATATCAGACTTTAAACTTGGAGATGTAAAGACCAAAGGACGCGCCACACTGGTTATGCGTAAACCAGAAGAAGTAGCTGGTATACCTGGTGAACAACCAGAAGAATAAAATAAATAAAATGACAATAATATACAAATGTCTACTGTTAGCGCGGATATTGTTACTTTAAATACAAACACTGGGGAGGTTAATCTCTTGGTTACAGATATACCAAACGACGTATTTGATATACCGGAGTGTGTGTTCAACATTCCTGAACCCGAGTTCGAGTCAGCGCCAGCATCCGCACACGCACCCTCGCCATCGCCAGCACACGCGCCAGCACACGCGCCAGCACACGCACCCTCGCCATCACCCGCACTCTCGCCATCACCCGCGCCTGCGTCAGCACTAGCGCTCGTACACTCGCCCGCACCCTTCCTACCTATAACACACACACACACACACACACCCGCGTTTATCCAACATATAAACAATTCGGCACTAGTCGATATGATGCGTACCGCTGCACCCATATCTGTAAAATCTCCAACAACTATTTCAACAAGAGTAACAGATATATCATCTAGTAATACTGCGAATACACGCCCGCAAAACATCACAACCCCGCTTAAACAAATACATGAACAACGGCATTCGTCAGGAGTATCGCGAGGACATCGTCATAGTAAAATAAAGGCAACTAGGATAATGGTTGAAGATGAATACAAAGATACAAGTATCGACTACGATGATGACGACCCTGAAGTAAAAAAGACAAAGACATCTCTTTTCAATTTCGTAAAAGATATCGCGTTTAATTTGATATTTACTATTCCGTCACTTCGCACAAAACTCAAACCGATTCTCAACAATCCGGCTTTAGCCATAAACCAAATCGAGCGAATATTCGACGAATTCAAGGATGAATTAAATCGCGTTCAATTGGAAAGTATTAAGCGCTATGTATGTGTTGAAGGGGTTAGAGATAAACTAAATTATATACTGGAAGCAGGTTTCAAAAAAATACTTGCCGATGGTAAAATCGATATTAATGACGCACCCCAATTCATTCAACTCGTGTATTTTATCATTCATTCATTTAACAACATCAATAATGGTGAGGTGTTTAAGTTCGCAGTCTCTCGAGAGCATGTTATGCTGCTTCTTCATTTTATTTTGAAGTCTGTATTTTGTCTGACGCTAGATGGTGAGGAAGAACAAATGGCGTTCGGGTTAGTTGATACGAGTTTTAAACTAGTGAAAATAGAAGTATGTCCGTTGATTTCAAAACGCTGGTATCATAAGTTTAGGGTATGTCGCGCGAAAAAGGTGATCGAGGATTTGGTAGACTGAAGGCGGAATATAACATAAAGAAAAAATCATATCCTAATATTTAGGAAAATAGTGGCGGCAGCGTTTTTGGCGAAAAAGGACTTAAAGATATTATCTAACTATAGTATGAGAAGGTGAAAGTAGTCTTTTCATCCCTCAAGAACCCGTGATTCAACGAATTGCTGGTTATCATACCGGTGTAGCTCAGCGGCAGAGCGTCTAACACATCGTTTGTTACCCCTTTTACTACTTTCGCAAGGAAGTGGTCCGATCTACGAATGATTATCGCCTTATAAGCGGAAGGTCGTAGGATCGAAACCTACCGCCGGTATTCACCCGATTTATCAGGTCATCCCTTCATCTGTTTTATAGAAACAGGTCGTCAAACTGGACGTAAAACGTAGTAACTTTATACCCCCTTAGCTCAGCGGAAGAGCGCCAGGCTCATAACTTGGAGGTCGTCGGATCAAAACCCTCAGGGGGTATTCACCCAATTTAATATTGGGGTCTTTCAGTTGCTTTGAAGAAGCAACACAATCATTTCAAACCACTTCCATGGCGGACTTTTTATCCGTCTGACACCTATTTTACCGATTATTTTATTATTTTACAAGTACAGTGTGGGATCGATACCTACAGGTGGAAATTGTCTAGCTGGACGTAAAACGCAGCGTCACACGACGAAAGTCGTATGTATTACTTTACCGGGGTGGCGCAGAGGAAGCGCGCGGGGCTCATAACTCCGAGGACGTAGGATCGAAACCTACCCCCGGTATTTTTCATTGGTATCACTTTACCAAATGATATAAACACTCGTTGTTTATATTATTCACACACAGGCACTTTAGATGGAAGATACGCCCACGCCGGTTCACCGTGTCGAACAAATGAAGAAAATCCAAACAGAAGCATTGGAATTATTTACGCGGAAAAATGCGGATTATGGTGACGCGTTTGCGAAATATGGCGTAATTGGTGTTCTTATGCGTATTGAAGATAAACTGCAGAGGTCGATGTCGATCACCAAAAAAGGAGTGAATTTAGTCAATGATGAAGGAATACGAGACACGCTTATCGATTTACATAATTACGCGGCAATGGCGTTGATGTTGATTGATGAATAGCGTGGTGATGGAATAAAGGACTTAAATATAAGGATATATAGTTAAGTGGGTATGACCGCATATATGTGGTCGTATTCAGCACGGGTTACGCTCTTTTAGTTCAGTCGGTAGAATTTGGGTCTTATGAGCCCACGGTCACGGGTTCGAGCCCCGTAAGGAGCATTTTTCTTTCTTTTAGTGAGTAAAATTAAAATACTTATTATTATATATAACAATTACTGTATATAATATGCGTTCTCGCAAATCTGCTTCCACGGCGTCGTCATCCCGACGCCGTAAATGTGCATCTGGTCGCGCCGTTACTCGTCGTGTCCGCCGCGGTCGTGGTCGTGGTCGCCGCGCCATCCAAAGTGGTGGATGAGGTCAGACCATTCCTATTGTGAATTAATTGATTCGCCTATTATTTTGTGTTCCGTAAGTCGTATATTGTTGTGACGACGCGTTTATAAACCTTTATTTAAAAAGGACAAACGCGATTCTGATTTGATGTATGACCCGGATGTTTACTATATATTTATTATCATTGTAATATAATAAATACATTTAGAATGTCGACTGCTTCTAAATCCAAAAATGCGTCTGTAGATAATAATAAATCAATTAAGGACAAGGACAAGGACAAGGATAACGACAAGGACAAGGACAATGACAATGACAATGACAAGGACAAGGAGAAGGACAAAGACAATAAAAAAGACGGGGACAATAAAAAAGACGGGGACAAGGACAAGGACAAGGACAAGGACAAGGACAAGGACAAGGACAAGGACAAGGACAAGGACAAGGACAAGGACAAGGACAAGGACAAAATAGATGAAAAGAAAAAAGAGGCGAAACCTAAACCCGAAAAAGGTATGGGAATGGGCGATAGCGTGACCGAGACTGAGGAAGATGGACCACCCCTTGATAAATATGGAAATCCGTATCCAATAGAAAACCCGGAAGGTGGAGACCCGATATGTCCCGGTGGATATAAAATCGATTATCAATTTGATCCGATGAATGACCCAATTAATCCACCGTTCAACTGTATTCCTATTCTAAAAACCCCAACTGACGATGCAGCAGGCAAATTATTGGCAATGGCCAATAACCCTTCGGCTGGTGTTGAAAATTTGGTATCAGGAACTGTACCTGGTGTTGGTGGACGAAAAACACGTCGCCGTCGTCGCCGTCCTCGTAACCGTAGCAATAAACGCCGCACTTCACGAAAGCGCAGCACTTTACGGAAACGCCGCCGCAACAGTCGTCGTCGCTAATTGATTACTTTCAAAACCCGATATCATAATCATCATCCATCTTACCTAGACGCACCTTCTTGACATTATCAACGCACGACTGTATCGCCAATTTCGGAATACCACACTTGTCTGTATCCAACCCAACCGACAAATTCGCCTTGAACGCTTCTTCAATCTCTTCATTTGCGTCCACGTGACGATATTCTACTGCATCTTGTTTCATCATTTCGTCCATATTCACGAGAACCTGAAACGCACTTGTCCCATAATACCCTTCCTGACCGCACATAACATTCGCGGAGATACCACGCATCGGATCCAATTCCGCATGACGCGCCGCCTTCAAGAACATCTCCGGCGTTTCTTCAAACGACGCCTTCGCAAGTGGACCAATATCATCGCTGTTGATTCCGTGTCTAAATATAGATATCATTGATGATGAGACGGTCATACGGTCGCACAGTAGAGAGACATGATGATAGTTAATTGGCGAGTCATCAAACACTTCGGCCAGTTCATTAAAGATCGCCTGGCGTGCAGCCTCAATCCCGAATACCCGGTATACTTCTTGAATATCATTACTGGAAGTGCGTTTTGTATCAATATAATCCAACCCAAGCATATGGACCAAATTCGTCCCCATTGTATCAAGCACCCAACTGTCCTTCTTTGTATATACGCCATCCGATTTCACTAGCGTGTTCTTGATTTTACGTAACATAACCTTCTTGATTCCCTTGACACCGCGAAGGACGATATTATTCAACAACTGGTCTTGGAACGACTTGATCATATAAATATGGTCGGATTGGTCAAGTGGGTTCTGTTTGTTGGCGCCGCCGCCCGATTTCTTGCTCTGTGCGATATTCTCCATACGAAGACGAAACACAAGATGGTCGTCATTGTAATCCGAAAATGCGCATGATACTTCATTCCCGTAACTGTTTTTGATCGCGAAGTGGATATCATCCATCGTCAGTTTCTTGTCCAACATTGCTTCGGCATCAATCTTGATCCGGATAATCCATTTTGATTTAGATGACGCCGATGCTGCGGACGCTGCGGACGCTGCACCTCCACCACCGCCAGGCACCTCTGGAACTCCGGTTGTCGCCATCGTCACTGAATCACGCACACACTCTTCTATCAATTTCTCGAATTCCTGATATTGCGACATAACTGCACGGTCTTGTTCTACCAACGTATTCAGATCATCCGGGTCAAAGCAGACCTCCACTGTCTCTACCACTTCCGACAGTTTCGTATGCTCTATCATCGGGATAAACTCCTGGACTCGTTCTGGGGTGCTTTCATCATCCTCCTTAAAGTAAATCGTAATTGACGGATTCTTCGGGTTTTCAGAAAGAGACAGGATTTCTTCAATACGCGGAACACCGCGCGTGGCATTGGACTTGGATGCAACACCGGCCGAATGAAACGTGTTCAGCGTCAATTGGGTGGTGGGTTCACCAATACTTTGTGCGGATACCATTCCCACCATCTCGCCCGGTGCGACAATGGACCGCTTGTACTGGAGATTGATCACGCTTAACAGGATAGTAAGTGCACTACGATTGAAACGTTTCACAAGCAACAACTCCTTCGGCGACAAGTAATAATAATACATAACCTTGAATAACATGGTCGGCGGTGCATAGAAGATATTCTCGAGTTGGCGGAATGCAGCCGAAATCATATCCATCGCCTCGATTGGTGTGATATCCACCATAGAATTCTGGTTGATTTGTTGCTGGGCTTGCACATTATTGATAATATGCATAAATGAAACGGGCAACTGGACGTTCTTATTATCCAGGCGGTTGAATACATGCTCGATAATCAAGTCACGCATTTCAATCATATAATCGATAAGGTCGTGGATCTTCTTCGTTGTCATCGCCTTCTCCTTCTTCATCTTAGCATAGGTTGTCTTTGTGAATGCGGTGATGGAACTCTGTTCGGTCTCGCTGGAATTGTCGAGTGGCATATGAAAGTGTGCATAGATTTCATCCAGAGTCATCGCGACGAGTGGAAGGGACTGATTTTCCACCTTGATCGTGTCGATTCCGTCATCGCCGTAGGTGAATTGGATGATGCGTTGTTTGCCGTTTCGGACGGTCATATCATATTCGACCTTGAGATCCTCCATGCCTTTGATGAGACGACGTTGGATATAGCCTGTGGTTGACGTATCGCGGACTTGAAGACCATTGGCGAGACCGAAATTGAGTGTCTTTGGGATTGTCAAATCATACATCTTCGGGTGAAGTGCTGGGTCTACTATTTCCATCGAGATGATTTCATCCAGGATAACGTCATTAAGAGTTCGCACTTTATCCAGTTTATTAGTCCAGACGATTGATTTCATTTTACGATTTTTCTCTGGATGAAGAAGGGTAATTTGCTCTGAAAATCGCTTTCCGTTGAAAGCGTTGATTGATAACCTATAAGCAGGTTTGATATTCTTTGTTCCAAAATTGTTTTTCTTGAGTTGAGACTTTGATATCTTTGCGTAAACACCCAATCTGGAACAGAGAAACGCAATATCTTCAGTCAATCGTTCACTACAAGATGACGAATTAATTGAATTGCGCGAAATATAACCATCTCCTGAAATATATCCGCTTATTAATCCGCAGACGAAGTCTTTGTTTGAAATATACGCCTCATTTGGAATATGCTTGTTTTCGGCTCCATGACCAACTAATTTTGTAATGAATTCGGCCATAATACAAGATGCTCCGCAAACTGTCGTTGTTGTGCCATTGGCGTTGTTTATCCTAGATCTTTCAACGCATTTAATATTGAACTTGGAGAACCAATTTTTTACAAATGACCGAATGGTTTCATCATTATTTGTGATCATTATTTGTGATTTATTAATATTTCCTTCTGCGATAAACAAACCGATAAATACACCATTTTCAAACGTCATTTCAAATGTTTCAGGAATGTTTGAGTGTTGTCTTGTTCCATTGTATGAGTATACGCAATCTGAAGATATATTTTCGATATTTGAACGAACAACTGCTCTCTGAAGACGAGCCTTGCTAGGATATGGAAGAACAAATGTATTATTATTATTTTCATTCCACCAGTTGGTAGGTATTTTCATTCTATTATCACCCATTGCGTCTTTCATCAAATCTAATGCCTTACGCATTTCAGAACTGAATACATATTTGGTCTTTGGCAAGTATTTTTCCATTGGTATCGCCATAATTGAAGACTCACCATCCGCGCGGTAATCGCACACATTCTTCGCAACAGGAACAAAGTCACCGACCTTGATTTCTTCCGTGTATTTCTCGCGAAACTGCTGGAGTTCGTCATTCCAAACAAGAAGCGACTTATTCGCAGTGACTGTCACATAACGCCCCGCTTTGGTTTTGATTTTAAATAACTTCTCTCCCGGGTCGTGACGCGTGACTGCGGTGATTGACTCCCAAGAGACATTTCCATCATAATCCATCGTAACAATTTTAATCGGATGCGTCAATTCCAGATATTCCATATTCTGTTCGGTCATATACTTAATCCTATTTGCACCTTCGCCGGAATTCTCGCGATGCTCCAATAAATGTGCATCAATCCATTCACCGATTTTAACATATTTGGGGACTTCATTTTCTACAACGATGATCGGCGTTTCCCATGTCACGGATTTCACGGCCGTGTCAATCAACCCAATACGACCACCCATCGCGTGGAAGAACAACTCCTCCGGAGACAACCCCGAAATAAACGAACTTTCGATGAATCCACGCGCCAAAGGTCCATCATCGAACTTATTGAAGTGCGGCAATGTCCTACTGTCAAATCCGTATGAGATACGCTTGCCTTCAATCGCCTGCTGACCAAGACACGAAATCATCTGCGAGATATTCAAGTCGGTACCCTTCGACCCTGAAAGCACGAGTCCAATGAATCGGTTCGTCGAGTTAAGACTCTTCGTTCCAATACCACCAGCTTCACTCGTCGCAGTATTCAGAATATTCGACACCTTCGCCTCAAATTCCGCCTCATTCGACTTCCCCGTCTTGTTCTCGAATATCCCCAGATGGACTTGATCGATCAAGTTCTTCACCTCCGTCTTCTTCTTTGTGATGACATCTATGATTTGTGTATTCGTCGTCTTATTCGCGATCAAGTCGCTAATGCCGACACTGTATGCGTGAGTCTTCATATATTCAGTTATAATATTCTGGAGTCCATCGATGAAGTCGGCTGCGGCGATATTCCCGAAATCATTACAAACACGCTGGATCAGACCGACACCGCCTCCACCAAGGACGCTCTTGTCGATTTGACCGCGCATCATTCGCCCATTCCGGATTTCAACAACATTATTGGATGTCGCGTAGTCTTCGTTGGGGTTCTTCTCGCCAAACGCCTTCTTCTTGTATTTCAGTGTCAGTGGCGGCAAGATTTGCGAGATGACGTCGAAATTGCTGATATCCTCACCGCTCTTGAATAGTGTTTCATTGACTCGCGGGTAGGCCGCGAGCAGGTTCATCGCCTCTCTAGGCGTAAATTTGATATTTTCCCGCGTAAATAAATACGACCCAATCAACGAGTCCTGGAAGACGCCAATAATCGAACTATTGTTGGCGGGACTGATGAGTTGGTAGGGGACTGCGGCAAGATGACGCAACTCAATCTCTGATTCGTCATCCTGTGGCATGTGTAGGTTCATTTCATCTCCCGATGAATATCCTCAAGGTTTCCCAAGAGGCCGGACTGTATCATAGACGCGCTCTGAATGGCTAATTCATCATCGCACACCAACACCGGTTCAGTCTCTGAGTGCCTTCCATAGTCTACCAAGCGACCGTAGAAAGTAACACTGCTGATTGCCCAATCCTTTACATTATTACCGTTGGGTTCGTCAATTAAACGAGTTCCTCGCAGATGTTTCCATCCGAAAGTGGTAGTAAAGGCTCTAAGGGGTTTCCAGCAACAAGGTGTTTTGCCCCTTGGTTCATATGTTTCATATGTTCCAAAAGACTAGGAGGTAACACGCTTTTCACGCCTCCTGTTTCCGACAGAGATGTTTATCGAAATCCGCATTATAAGGTTTCGTACAACCAACGTTCATACGAAACGTATCACCCTGATACATAACACGCGCAATGTGACACATCATACTCATCCTATGAAGTGTCGGTTGGCGATTGAAGAGAATCGCGTCGCCGTCCATCATATGACGGTGAACGATGTCGCCATTATTCAGCATAATATTCGCCCGGTCAGCATAACGAAGCGAAATCGATTCACCCGTCTTCCTCTCCAGGATTTTCGCACCAGGATACTCATCTGGACCCGCGCGAACCAACCGAAGCAGGAACTTCTTGTTCCGGTCATTCACCACGACCGGTTTCGTAATATTCTTCGCGATTTTAAGCGGAATACCGAGTTCACGAATCGACAGGTTAGGATCAGGTGTAATCACCGAACGCGCTGAGAAGTCCACACGTTTCCCCATCAAATTCCCGCGAACACGCCCCGTCTTCCCATTCAGGCGTTCCTGGATGGATTTCAAGGGTCGCCCCGACCTTTGTGCGACAGGTGCGCAACCCGGAATATTGTTATTGACCTGTGTCGCGACATAATACTGAAGCATCATATGCCATCCATCGATTACATTGGCCGGCGCCCCCTCATTCATCTTGTCGTGTAGAGTCGTATTCGCCTTGATAATATTCACGATGATGTGTGTGATGTCATCCTCGCTCCGCTGCGACCCGTCCATTTTCACAGAAGGACGCACAGCCGGAGGCGGGATTGCGAGAACCTGACAAACCATCCAGTCGGGTCGTGAAAACACCGGACTAAATCCCATAAATTCTACGTCCTCGTCACTGATTCTGCGGAAGATCTTGATGACGATTTCCGGAGTCAGTTTCATCGAGAGAGAACCATCCTTATCAGACTCAGCAGCACTCCCAGCAATAGTCCCCCCCGCACTCGTCTCTTCGAGCACTCCCTTGACGTTGTCCCATTCGGCATAAATCTTGCCGAGACCCGCCTTCATTGTAATCCGCTTTGGTTGGAGGCAACCACAACCCGTCTCTGTATCTTCACCGCAACGCTTAATTTTGCTGGCTATGCGGAAAACATGCGTCCATCTCTCATCTGCGGGCATGGCCATCAATTGTTTATTGGCGGATTTGCTGATTCGCAACGCACTACATTTGATACAAACACAACGCAGGATTTTAAGCACCGTTCCTAGATATTGGTAATAGAACACTGGTCTCGCGAGTTTGATATGCCCGAAGTAACCGGGACATTTCATATAATCCAATCCGTCTGTGGGGCAGATAACACCTGGATCGATTGGACCCATTCTCGGGTCAAACAGACCGCCGATCACCGGTTTATTATTCACATACGTTTCTCGATTCGTTATTTCTGCAACCGACCCTTTCAGAATCTCCTCTGGCGACATGATACTAAATTGAATGCCGATGATTTTTGAAACATGTTGATTTTTATTGTCAGCCATTGTCGTTCTTGTTTAATAAATGAATAAAGTATTGAAACCTTTATGTTCGGTCTTCTTATATACCTACTATAATATTTAGATTGTTTTCAATTTTGTTTATAATATCAATTCAATATCGACGGATATCGACGGATATCGTCGGCGTCGACGGACGAAAAAATTGAAATCGTTTTTGATGTAAAGATTGTTTGTATCGAACCCGACGAAGAAGACATGTCACCATTTATTATCAAGCAGAAGAAGAGTACCAAGAATATATACAAGAAGCACCGCGATGACGGTCATCACGACCAGGCGCCTGAAACGGATTCAGACTCTTCATCGGTGTCTTCATCGTCTGCGTCGGACCATGGAGAGAAGAAGAAGAAAAGAATTACACCTAAAACTCTTCTCCTCATTCAGAATGAAGATGATACGCGTCGCGACAATAAAAGGAAAAGCATCGCAGCCAAGATGGTTGTTGGAAAAATTGCCGAGGCGTTAGCTTCGTCTATGCTTGCGGCCGCAATTGTCGGAAAATCTAAGAAAAGATCTCGTCGTGAAGAAGAAGAAAGCGAAGAAGAAAGCGAAGAAGAAAGCGAAGAGGAAACCGTCGATAACAGCGAAGACGAAAACGCTAGCGACGACGACGACGAGAGCGATCAAGGCAGTGAGAACGAAGACGACGAGAGAGACGAAGACGAAGACGAAGACGATGACGATGACGAAGACGAAGACGAGAGCGAAGACGAGAGCGATGACGACGAGGACGACGATGACGAGGACGAGAGCGACTACGACGATGAAGACGAGGACGACGACGAAGACGACTATAGCAGTGATGGTGATGATGAACGCGCACAAAAACGCCACAAGAAGCAGCAAAAAGAAATGGAACTGAGATGCGAGAAAAACAAAAAGAAGTTGACAGATATCAAAGCTACCGTCGCATCTCTCACGTCAACAATGTCGAATGATACGACTCTTGCGTCAAACAAGTTCATGAAAAAGCAACTCGCCGAAATGAAACAAAAACAGCGCGACATTGAGCACCTTCTTCGTGCAGATGAGAAGAAACGCGACAAGTTGAACGTCAAAGAGTTCAAAACACTCTTAAAAAAGAAGAATTCAACCAACGATCTGCGCTATTTCCGCCGCCACATGACACCGACCGAACAGCAAAAAGTCATCACCGACCTGAAACAAATCCACGCTGTTAGCATCATTCAAAAACCATACCGACTTTCCCTTTTGGAGACCGACATCCCTATCGCATTCAAGGCAATCGCGATGCGAAAGATCAATTCACTGCGTCATATGGAACCAGGATGCGGCGAATATTACAAGGTCAAAAATTGGGTCGACACCTTCATGAAGATCCCATTCAACAAGACGAAGAATCTGCCGCTTACCATCGAAGACGGTCTTCAGCGTTGCAGCGAGTTCATGGAGGCGTCCAAGACAACGCTTGACCAGGCGGTGTATGGTCTCAATGACGCGAAGCTTCAGGTTATGCAAATGCTCGGTCAATGGATTTCCAACCCGGCCGCGATGGGAAGTGCAATTGCAATCAAGGGTCCGATGGGGACTGGAAAGACATCGCTTGTCAAGGAGGGTATCAGCAAAATCCTCGGTCGCGATTTCGCCTTCATCGCGCTCGGTGGTGCAACCGATAGCAGTTTCTTGGAAGGACACTCCTACACATACGAGGGAAGCACATGGGGTAAAATCGTCGAGATTATTATCCAGTGTGGATCGATGAATCCCGTCATCTACTTCGACGAACTCGACAAAATCAGCGAAACGGCGAAGGGCGAGGAAATCGTCGGCATTCTGACGCATCTTACTGACACCAGTCAAAATTCACAATTCCACGATCGCTACTTCGCAGAGATTGACTTTGACTTGAGCAAGTGTCTCTTCATCTTCAGTTACAATGATGAGAGCAAGGTGAACCCGATCCTCCTCGACAGGATGTATCGAATCAACACATCAGGATACAACAAGAAGGACAAGACGCAAATTGCACAGAAATACTTGATCCCCAATATCTGTGCACAGGTCGGATTTCGTGAAGGTGATATCGTCATCCCTGATGCAGTCATCGAACACATCGTTGAGAATTATACGGAAGGAGAGGAAGGTGTCCGCAACCTGAAGCGGTGCTTGGAAGTCGTTCATCGCAAATTGAATCTCTATCGTCTCATCAAACCAGACACCCCGCTGTTTGAGAAGGATATGTCGTTGAAGGTTGCATTCCCGTTTGCAGTGACGAATGAAGTTGTGGACAAGTTGGTGAAACAGGTAAATGACGGTAAGCGTACGAATATGAGTTTGTATCTGTGAAAATGAACGGAACCGAGCAAATCGGAAAGAAAATACCAATATAAAGATTTTTTTATTACAATTATATTCACATGTCGTTTCATCCTGTAATAATATCTAACAAACCTCCGCCAATTTACGTATATTTCCATAATTTTTGGAATGGTTTTATTGAAAAAACCGATGCGATTAACATCACATTCTTTATGAAACTCCTTGAAAAAATATATGAAAGACCTATTCATATCAGTCCGACACCTAAGGACGCAAGTATTCTCATAGAATCGATATTCGGTACAGAGTCGCATATACATTATAAAAAGTGGACTGCAACGATATTATTTACCGGTGAATCCAACTATTATGATTTCCCGTATGTGGACAAATTTGACTGCGTTCTGGGATTTGAAGAAACTGGCGGAAAGTTCGTGAAATGCCCGCTTTACATTCTATTTTTGATTTCAAATCCTACAATTATGCACCAGTTGACGGAAGTATCTAGACCGTCGCGAGACGCTCGGAACACAATCATTCCGCCTAATAATGCATCAGTTATTATTTCAAATGTTCATGGAACCGAACGACTTTCTTTTTTGGAAAATCTTGAGAAGAAAATGCAGGTAAATTATGGCGGGAAATACAAAAATAATACCGGGAATCTCGTGTCCGGACATTGTAATTCTCCGGAAATGACGGATTTTTATAAGAAGGGGAAATTCGCGATAACGATGGAGAATGGAAGTCAACCGTATTACATAACCGAAAAAATCGTGAATGGGTTTAGGTCGGGGGTGATTCCCGTTTATTGGGGAAGTGTGAATATAGGTCAATATTTCAATCCGCGACGATTTCTGCAATTGAAATCGGGGTCACAGAAGGATATGGACGAACTTATTAACACGATGGTTTCAATGACGAATAAGGAGTATTTTGATATGATCAGTGAACCGGTTTTAGCGAGACCCATCAATGATGTATGTGACGAAATATTGGAGTCGGTAAAAAAAATACTTACCTCCTCGGCCGCCTAGTCGGTCGGTTCCCTTACCTCCTCGTCCTCGTCCTCGTCCTCGTTATCGTCGTAGTCGGTCGCGGTTTTATCCCCAATAGGTGTCTGGATCTAGTCGGAATCATTGTCGATCTCATCCATCATGTCAATGGCGCACCCATCCGCCATGTCGAATTGCGCGGGCGCTGCTGCCGCATCATTGGCCTGGTTTGCGTAGAATTGGGTTTGTTCGCGTTCGTAGTTCGCATATCTTTGTCTGGCGTCCTCCTTGTCAGCTGTGAGTGCCTGTTCCTCTCCCGCAAACTCTGAAATCGCCTCTTCTGTCAAGACTTGGTCCACAAACTCGTCGTCCACTTCGTACATCGCCACGAAAATCTCCTCGCGATCCTGAAATGTGTGAATTTTGATTAAGCGACCTCCGCCGTGAGTTTCATGTATCCCGACGAAGTATTCATTCGAGTCCATCGCGTCTTTTTGTGCATGGAACCAGCGCGACGCGCAAAACTCGAGAAGAGCAAATCGGCGTGTGCGTTCAATGAACTCGCGGGATTCTTCGGCATGTTGAACGATTTTGCCGATCGAGTCATCAAGTGCTGTTTGTAAGGCCAGGATGAATTGTGTGCGTAGTTGTAGCAAAATGCGATTGACTTCTTCGAGAATGTTTCGCGACATTGTGCGATGATGCTGTTTGGCTGCATCGTCAATCTTCAGCAACTCAACAGAGAATGCGTTCATTGTCGGTTCAAGTTCGTCCTGCGTGGTCTGGAGCGACGCCTGAATCCCGGTTGCGACGCGGTGACTGTCTTTGTGCGCTGTTTTTCGGTGTTGTTTGTTTGTCACGAGCATTTTGCGAAAATTTTCAAGAGCAGCCAGTGCGCAATTCACGTTGGACTCGGGGATGGAAAGATCCGGAGATTCACGGCAAACCTTGCGAATGAAATCGCGGTGCTTCACGGCGCATTGACTTGAGTGAAACTCGTGAAGTGGGACACAAATCGGCGTGGGGTCGACTTTTGCTTCGGGGGAATTGACCGAACACTCAAAATCATTTTTCATTTTGTTCACAAGTGTGATGTATTCCTGGATTCTTCCTTTCAATTCCTTGGCTCCGCCCACGGGGAGACGGGGGATGATCTCCTCTTCCTTGTCGGTATTGGTCTTCTTGGTATTGGTCTTCTTGGTACGGGTAGCGGTAGCGGTAGCAGTAGTCATTGTAGTCTTTGTTGATGTGGAACACTGTATTTCACATCAATCAATAAAATCATTTCAATTTTTTTCAGATCCTCGGTTCGCCGGCACCCCAGATCGCTTCAGACGCCTGAATCTGATGTACGATTTCCACCGCGAGTATTCAAATAGTTAATTTGTTCGGGGGTCATGCAAACACAACCGGTGCTTGTAGAATAAGGGGACGGGCAACATTCCGGTTTGCTCTTATTCTTAGCAAATATAACCAATTCTCCATTTTTCAGGGGTTCGTCGGCAGTATATGACGCCCCAAAATTATTGATGTTTCCATACCCAAACTCTGACGCATAAGTATTCGCCTTGGTAACCCACATTCCCGCAACATCGCCATTCTGGACTTCATTTATATCAGATCCCAATGTAGTCATACCTTCTTTGGTTCCAGAACTAATAAACCCCTGGCGTGGTTTTGCAACGTCACCGCCAATGCTACCGAATGCGGTATTAATAGCTGTACCCAGATCGCCAATATTCATAAAACCAAGTTTTACACCTTTATCATTATTCGCGGCGGCGTTATTAACGGTCTTAACAAGCGCAGGAACAGGTTTGGCCGTAATATCTACAACATCCTTTTGAGCTTGGTTTACAGATGTAGTAGACCCGACAGGACCTGAATCCTTTTTATCCAGTAATCCTTCTTTTGATGAACACGACGATTTACCTGTAATCATATCAAATATAGGATATCTGCAACATCCGCAGAACAAATTGGCGCCGATAAATAATGTTATAATAACAAGAATAACAATTTTATAATACATAACCGAGAATATACTTATAATAAATAAATAGATAATTAAATTTATATACTAGGGATTGACCGGCCGGACCGGACCGGATCGGGGATCAGTATTTCCTAAATAATGACGATATGGTTAGTCATCATCATCTGGACCGGGAATCTTACTTATTCTTTTACGGGTAATTTGACGAGAAACCATACCAAGCATAATAAGTGGAATAGCAATTGTTAGAAAAACCGCGATTGCTGCGATAGCCAGCGCCCATCCAACGAACGGAATATACCAAAGCACAATAATGACGACAATCATAATCACCAATATAATAATAATGAGTTCATAGATAGACCCGATGAGTGAATAAAATGACCATAATACACCAATCATAGTTAGTAAATATGTGGCTAGAATACCCTTTATTTTTTCGAAATAATCCACCATTTTAATCAGCATGTTTTGAATCGGGATGATGATATTTTGAATACGGTAAAACACGGTTATGAATATGCTTTTAAGCGCATTACGCATCCGGTCGAATAGTTGTCGAAATCTCTCGATCACCTCCAGAATATTCTTGAAAATATTCATAATCACATCAAAAATAACATAGACCATACTCACCGGTCGATCAAACACACCCTTCGTTGATTGCGCACTACATTCAATAAAATTCTGTTTCGTATATTCCATCGGACTCACCCCGTCCGGTGCATTAATCCAACCGGCAAACGGCATGACATCCGGGCGGCATCTATATTCTGGCCAGTCCCGTTTCACATCAAGTAATATATTCTGGATTTGAAAATAGGTGATAGACACCATAAAAATAAAAATTACGAAACATACTTTCACGATATCAATTCCATATCGACCAGAAAATGTTTTATCGCCATATAAGTAATTTAATTTCTCGACAATCGGTTTTTGTTTGATTTTTTCTAATCGCTCGTCTAATTCACCACTTCCTTGTTTTGAGTAATCTGATAATGATGAGATGAATGATTTTTGTGCCGATTCAAATCCTTTACTCGCTAATTTTCCACCTACTTTATTTGAAATAACTCCTAAATCTATTAACAATTTATATGATGTAGTTATAATCCAGTTTACTATTTCAGTAGTCATAATTTATCATATAAAGATATATTTTACACATATTGTTATTTCAATACTAATACTGATAAGGTATGTGTAAAATATCTAGAAAAAGGACACATTTTTGTTGATTTGTCCTGGAAGTCCGTGTCCGAATAAAATCATATAAATAAGAACAAACGCCGCAATGACAAGAGACCTATCCTCCGCCACAGCTTCGGGTTGGTTCAGGACAAATCGCATCATTAAAAAGATTGCAATACCGATCATCGCGGAATGCGCGAGCATCATTAATCCACGTTCATTCGCCATTTCTTGTGTTATAACTTATCCTACGATAATAATATTACAGAACGGCGATTAGACTAATGTTTAAGAGACCGGACAATTTGGTAGGCGATTAGACTAATGTTTAAGAGACCGGACAATTTGGTAGGCGATTAGACTAATGTTTAAGAGACCGGACAATTTGGTAGGTGATTAACGTTTAAGCGACCGAATCATTTGACCAAATACACCTCCCCACATACTCTGCATCGTATATAGACTGCCCTGCATAATAAACATAAGTGTCGCAAAAATAGCGACTAATTTATTAATCATATCGCGCAATGCGATGATAATCTTTTGAAGTCCGATTAAAATATTTGAAAAAATGCCGAAGATATTTTTGATGAGGTATATAATTTTATCACGGAGACCTCCGATAAACTTGCGGATATTCTCCGTATCTTTGACGATTTTTGTTGCAACTGACCCTACAAGTGAAATAACATGATTTAGCGGCATCATCAAATAATCCATATAACTACTTTGGGTTGCTTGGATGCATTGCATAAAATTATCGCCAACATCGTGTCCGAATAACTTCGCGAACGGCATAACTGCCGGACTACATCGATAAAGCGGCCAGTTATCTTTAACCTTCTTCATCCCGATTGCTAAAATGTTCGCAAGATATAATCCTAAAAACACGACAATAATCAGTATTGTAAACGTAATATCTGTTGATTTCATTATGACAACGACGATAACTAACGTAGCGTAGCGTCTTCAGTTATATAAAGTGCATATAATAACTACAATAAAAGACATGCGATACTACAAAAATACCTTCCGCATAACCTTCTTTATATTATAGGCAATTATAGTCGTTAGAGATTGATCGTGACGTGGTTTTCTCGAATTTCGGGTGCTTCGTTGGTGATACATACGGCGCTTACTAAATCTTACTTTACGACCACTCCGTCCACCGGTTTGTGCCGCGTAAGCATCATTAATACTGTTCGACTTGGCTTGATTATTTATAGAAGTAAAGTTGGCGTTTTGTGCACCGGCGCACTGTGGTCCAGAAGAGCACGTCGACCCAACTTGTGGGATAATGATTTGGGATGAACCGCCTTTCTGCGGCGACGACGACGATGACGACGATGACGATGACGACGGCTGTTGATATTTACGACCTTTATATGTGCGAATAAATGATTTATGTTTCCATTCGCGTTTAGGGTGGCGACGGCGAAGGCGACGGCGACTTCCACCTGAGAAATTATTAACCGAATTAAGTTCGCTTTGGCCTGCTTTAACATTATTCATGGCAGCTTGCGGGGTGGCAATATGGGCCGGAACCTTAATACCGGCCGCAACAAAATCAGGTGTTGCTGGTGTTTGTTGAACTACTAGTGGAGGCACCATCGTGTATGTATCTATATATACGATATAAATTATTTCGGGGTTCGCGTTTATTTCTATTGTATATTGTGTATAGACAATACACAATACATAATACACAATCTTCCACCCCCGATGAACGCCGATGAGAAGGATCAACTTAAAAAAATGATTGCAGCCAATGATACCGAAGACAACACATCGATGTTACGCGAATATAAGCACAGTGCTAAAATTTCCGACGACGTATTCGCAATGATTAAATTGAAACGCGATTACGCACGTTTAGCCAAATCTAATCCGAAACAATTTGACGCATTATGTGTATCTCGCTGTGCATTCATTTTCAAATATTATACAGACATCTTCAACCGTCTAAAGTCCGGTGAAATCGACCTAAACCTCCTATTTAAAATGATACGCATTCTTCGAGAGATTGAGGACGGGAAAATGGACCAGCATGAGGGTTCATTTGAGGTCGGGAAAATCCTGAAGAGTATTTACGTGGATAGTGCGCTAAAGCGATCCGAGAATTTGGACGCAGAGCAGGCCGCGAAGGAGAAACGCGTCACGACGAAATCCGCGAAGACGTCGCGACCGGCGATTCCAGAGAAGAAGATGACCTGGGCGGAATTCAAGGCGACGCAGGCGCAGGTGCCGGACTCTAATTCTCCGGCCTCGGTTTCGGATTCATAAATACGATATATCCATTCAAGTATGTCGCAAATGATACCCACGCTAGATACGGGACGAGTAAATATGCCGCAAGTCGATTGACTGGATAAAACGCGTGGACGTTCAACGTGATGAATACTACCATACCGATAATAACGATGAAACTCAAATCAGGACGCTGTTGTTTGAAAAAAAGGTTCGACCACGAGAGATTTAAGATCCACACCACGCAGTAATAGATGAAACCGAGTGAACTGGCGGCGCCGCCATTTTTCAGGAAAATCACACCCGACGCAGCTATAAGCATGTATAATATCACCCATACACTGGAAATTATCCATCCAGGTGGCGTCAGGGGAGATTTCTTGATAGATTTATACCATTCAGAATTACCGTTGTTCATTTGTATTAGCATTATAATAAATAGTAGATTGCAACATAAACAAGTATAAAATTGAATGCGTATTTTGTATATAATTATACAACATACGTTCTTCCAGGTTGTTCCATTTCATTACACATATGCCTCCTAAATTCAAAATCAGTCGCGGTGGCGGTGGAGGTGCCGGTCGTGGGCGTGGGCGTGGCGGGTTTGGCGGCGGAACATCCCGCCCTCCTTATAAAGACAATACCAAGGGGGCCACCTCTATCGTCGTGACCACTGCCGCATCACACGCACGCTCCGCCGGTCGCACATTGATCATCGTGGAATCACCCGCCAAGTGTCAGAAAATCGAATCCTACCTCGGTAAAGATAAATATATGTGTCTCGCCAGTTTTGGGCATATCCGAGAGATTGAAGATGGTTTAAAATCTATTGACGTAGACCATGAATTCAAAACCAAGTTCGCGATTATGTCGTCCAAGCAGGGTCAGGTCGTGAAACTCCGCGCAGCGATTGCTGCTGCCGATGAGGTTATCCTCGCAACTGACGACGACCGTGAAGGCGAGGCAATTGCCTGGCATTTATGTCAAGTATTCAATCTCTCGGTAGAGACAACCAAAAGGATTATATTCCACGAAATAACAGAATCCGCGCTCAAGGCGGCCGTCGCCGCGCCACGAACGATTGATATGTCGTTAGTTCACGCCCAACAAGCACGTCAAATCCTGGATCTCATCGTAGGTTATAAAATATCCCCCGTATTATGGACATATGTCGCACATACAAATCTCTCGGCAGGTCGATGCCAGACTCCCGCACTGCGTCTTATTCACGACAATTATAAAGAGATTGAGACCGCGGGCGGTGCAACAATGGTTTATTCTATATCGGGTATCTTCACTAAACTTAATCTTACATTCCATCTCTCGAGAGATTTAGAATCAAAAGAAACGCTCGAGAGATTTATTAAGGAAACTGCCGTAGCACCAGACACAGCGTTTCGTGCGAAAGTCGGTGCTTCAAAGAAGGTAACGAAGGCGTCGCCACGTCCTTATTCTACAAGCACACTTCAACAGGCCGCAAGTAATGATCTCCATCTCTCGCCAAAGGATACAATGTTCGTTGCACAGAAGTTATATGAGGGTGGATATATTACATATATGAGAACAGACAGTAAGGTATATTCCGCGGAATTCGTCACGAAGGCGTGCGGGTATATTCGTGGGCGATGGGGTGGCGCCGGCGGTGCGTCGGCCGGTGCGGATAATGATCTCATTGGAAACATTAGTAGTGTAACTGGCGGTGGCGGCAGCACAGAAGCAGCCCATGAAGCAATCCGACCAACTGATATCTCTCGAACATTACTTCCCCAATCTTGTCATCCAAGAGAACATCGACTGTATTCGATTATTCTCCGCAATACACTTGAGAGTATTATGGCGCCAGCAATTTGTCAAACGATCACGATGTCGATTCCTTCACCGGTGGCGGTCGCGGTCGCGGGTGACGCCGGTGACGCCGGTGACGCCGGCGGTGCTGAATACAGACACACTGCCGAACAAGTTATTAAACCGGGTTGGAAATTGGTTGCAGGATATGAAGCAGATGCGCGGGAATATACGTATTTCGCGTCGTTTGCTTCGACCGCACTGCCGATGCCTTATAAGAAAATCATGACGAAATGCTCCCTTCGAAACACGAAATCGCATTATACAGAATCCGGATTAGTTCAAATGTTGGAAAAAATGGGAATTGGACGTCCTTCTACCTTTTCAAGTCTCATCGATAAAATCCAGGAACGCGGATATGTGAAACTCCAGGATGTCCGAGGCAAATCTCTCGAATGTGTTGAATATACCATTACAGAAGCTGTTGACGTCGGCATTGACGCTTCGCTCAATTCCCCATCAAAGAAGGGGATTAGAAAGATAGAATCAAAAATAGAAGTTCGAGAGATTGGCGGTGAGACCAGGAAACTCGTTATTCAACCTCTAGGTATTATCGTGATCGAGTTCCTCCTGGAACACTTCGCACCTCTTTTCGAATATGAGTTCACGAAGAATATGGAATTCCAATTAGATGAAATCGCCACCGACGGGATGGTATGGCATGAACTCTGTTATAAATGCTGGTTTGATGTCACGACACAATTACAAGAACTTAAAGAGCGAGGTGTCGTAAAGGAGGAAGTCAAGATCGATGACAATCATTCGTATATCATCGGGAAAAATGGACCGGTTATTAGGTGTCGCGTGACGGACGCCGGCGACGCTGTGTCGGACGGACACGAACATTCATCGGACGACGACGCGGACGACGACGCGGACGACGACGACGCTGTCGTCAAAGAAAAGAAACCGAAATTCATATTTAAAACTGTTCGCCAGGACCTAGATTACGCCAAGATATTACGTGGTGAATATTCTCTCGCGTATATGATTGGGGAAGAGAATCTGGCGGGTGAAGCAACGACTGTCACAGCAGCATCAGCATCAGCAGTCGGGGGGGTGGTGAGTGCAACGGAAGGAGGTCGTGTTCTAGGAAAGCATCAAGGACAAGATGTTGTGATCAAGAGCGGGAAATATGGGGCGTATGTGGCGTGGGGGGGAGTAAATATCTCATTGCGACCCTTATTGGGAATCTCATCATCGAAAGCCGGCAAATATGCACGAAAGGAGACAAAACAAACAAAATCGGAGTTTGATTTGACGTTACAAGAAGTCGTGGCGTTCATCAATAGTTCAAAACAAGAAATAGGAACTGACGGAGGAGGCGACGGCGGAGGCGACGTAGGCGGCGGCGGGGCGACCGCGACGGCTACGACGGCAACGACCGGAATCGTAAGAATGATTGACGAACATACATCTATACGTAATGGACGATTTGGACCGTATATATTCTATAAAACGATGAAAATGTCGAAACCGGATTTTATCCCATTGAAAGGTTTCGCGCAATTACACGGAAATTATGCGACATGCGATATTTCCTTATTAAAAGCGTGGGTAGCGCAACCCCGTAAAAAATAAATTATTATCGGTATATATCAGTAGACCCAAAACCTTCTTCGTAACAATAATCACTTAATAAATAAAAACAATGGAGAATTTGGCTGGACCCGAAGATTTGGTCCCGTCATTTAAGATATTTTCAATGTTGATTATCATTACGATTGTCATCAAAATGATATTCCAGTATGGTTATAATGAAAATGCTGCCCCCTCATTTAGCGAAATGAAAAGTTTAACCGATATATCATTGGTTAAAGACGAAATCAAGAAGAAAGACTCGAGTGATTTGAAAAAAGATGTCACTGTTTACTTCAAATCATATATTTTCTATTATTTAACACTTCTTTGGACATTCTGTCTTATTATTACAATTATTTCAGTTACATTTAATAAATATAATCCGGACAAACCAGGATGTATGATGCGAATGAGTTTATTGAATATCGTTCCACTAGGGTTATTTACAGGTATAATTCTGTGGATTATTTACCAGAATACTGTTTATTTTAATAAGATAAATTCGGGACATGTGGCGGAAAGTTATATTACATTTGATGTTGCCGTAAACCTACTACTTCTCGTCCAGGCCAGTATTATTTATGCGTACATTAATCAGCAGATGTTCTGTGCGAAAGAAATGTCGCAATACAGTGAAGCACTCGGTAAATATGGACCTTATATCGCGATGTTTGTGGCGATTATATCGATTGTTTGTATGGTATTAAACGAGATTATTCTGCGGTTTTTTACTACTGATGGGTAAGGTTCATCGGCATTGGCACCGATTCACTGGTTCATCTTCATTCGCCGGTTCATCGGCATTGGCACCGATTCACTGGTTCATCTTCATTCGCCGGTTCATCGGCATTCGCCGATTCACTCTATATACATTTATACGTCAACCCATATTCATTATTCGTTTCATTTTCCCAAACACCCGAAATCTTAATAATAAAATGATAAAACTGCGGTTTGTCGCTTATATATAAATCCTGTTTCCATACACTAATTACCCCATCTCGTAATTGTTGTATGATATCGTATCGGCACTTCCCGGCACCCGCATGCACACGCGTATTATTCCATTTCTCTAAGATATCCGCCTCTATTTTTTCAAATATGTCAATCACCATTTTATTATGTGGATGTGCCGCGTCAAAATGACAGTTATAGATATTATTGTTGAAGTTTTTCTCGGTTGACCGGACATTCAATTCAAACTGAATATAGATCCCGTTCATAATAAAGTCACTGGTCGAATACGTAATCCTGTTAAATGTGCTATTTGGAATATGAGTGTTCGCCTTTTTGTCGGTGAAATAGACGAGTTGGGTATTAAAATCCCTCGGTGATATAACTACGTTCATTACGCTCGTGCGTCCTCCTTCGGTTATGTAATGTCAATAAATTCGATTTAAGTGCTCTTGACGTTGGGAGATTTATTATTATTATTATATTCTAGGCGTTATATTATATACCCGTCCCGTCCGTGATATGAAGGCGTACCCAATTACAAGTTATACGCGAAAAATGGCGCGTAAACTCGGTGTCGTTGTAAAACCGTCATCAAACTCGGATAAGAAAATAGATGTGTATCGAAAATCGCGTAAAATAGCGAGTGTTGGCGCACGTGGAATGAACGATTTCCCGACATATATTCGAACACGCGGACTTACTTATGCGAAGACACGGCGTCGTCTCTATAAAATGCGGCATGAAAAAGACCGACATATTAAATGGTCGAGGGGGTGGTTGGCCGATAAGTTACTCTGGTAATCGGAAACACATATAAACCCGACCCGCGAATACTTATTACTATTCCATTACATTCCATTCCATGAAATTCTTCGAAAGTCACTATGACGAATATGTCCGTGAAGTGGAACGATTATCTCTTCAACCTAGTGTTAAAAAAATAATATCGTCATTCCCATCAGATATAACTGAATTGCCGAATATTATTTTTTATGGACCAAGTGGTGTAGGTAAATATAGTCATGCGTTATATACGATATCCAAATACAGTCCATCGCGAATGAAATATGAAAAACGGATGGCCGTTTCTTATAACAAGGACACATTTTTCATAAAAATCAGCGATGTTCATTTCGAGGTAGATATGGCACTATTAGGGTGTAATTCAAAGCATATTTGGAACGAAATATATAACCAGATAAACGATATTGTCAGTTCGAGACAACATACAACCGCGTTCATTATGTGTAAAAACTTCCAGAAAATCCACAGTGAATTATTAGAAACGTTTTATAGTTATATGCATAATGACAATGAGTTTGTTTGTTTGAAATTCATTATTGTCACCGATCATGTGAGTTTCATCCCGGATAATGTTATACAACGTTGTAAAATGATTCCATTTAAAAGACCGACGATGAATGCGTATAACAAATGCTTGTTTGGCGAGTCGTCCACGTCCACAGCGTCCACGTCCACAGCGTCCGTGTCCGCGTCAGAAGCGTACCAAGTGATTAAGAAAACACCCATACGTATTACCAGTAAATTCGAACTCGATAAAATAACGAATATAAAAGCGTTAAAAGCCAACATAACCGAACTTAATGTCCCACATGAAAATATATGTAATAGTCTTATCGATATTATTCTCTCGCCATCATCACTCCTGAAATTTGACGCATTGAGAGATATTCTGTATGATCTGTTAATCTACGATATTAATATTCAAGAATGCGTCTGGTTTATTATAGAAAAACTGATAAAAACCGGTGCTTTACAACCAGAATATATGGATGATATTATGATTAAGATGTTTGTATTTTTTCAGTATTTCAATAATAATTACCGCCCGATATATCATTTAGAGAATTTTGTACTAGTATTAATATGCAAGATACACGGATTCAAACATCAATGTATCCCGACACAATAATCGCGTCATTAAAAACACTTGGATTTACCAGCACGGATTGTGGTGGTGGCAGTGGCGCGCCGAAATCTCTCAAAGAGTTGAATAAAAGGTATCATTTGCTGGCGTTAAAACATCATCCGGATAAGGTCGGTCACGGCGCCGATGACGACGGCGACGGCGCTGCATTATTCAAAGAAATCAATGAATCCCATAAACGCGTAAAGGACTATTTTTATTCTGACAATCAGGACGCGGATTTTGATACAGACGGAAGCAGCAGCAGTAGTAGCAGCAACAGCAACAGTAGTTATGACAGTATTTTCAAGTTATTTATAAAAAACATACTCGTAAAGATGACGTCCGTCAGTGCGGACCGAGTCGTCAGTTCGGACGCAATACATACCATAATCCAATCTATTTTGAGTAAGGGAATTCAGTCATCTGTTATGTTATTCCGAAAGATGGACAAGTCGTCGTGTATGGCGATCTATAATATTCTCTCGGAAAATCAGGAATTATTTTCAATCTCTCGAGAGATTATGGATGAACTTACATCAATCGTCGAAGAAAAGACTCGTGATGATATCGTTATTCGTCTTAATCCATCATTATTAGATATGTTATTAGATCGCGTGTATATCCTCAACGAATGCGGACAAACGTATTATATACCGCTATGGCATAGTGAACTTCATTTTAATAAACCCGCGTCATCATCCCACGAATCATCCTATGATTCATCGTCGTCATCATCCGACACAGGAGAAATAATTGTTTTATGCCAACCTGAACTTCCAGATCATGTAACAATCGACGAAGATAATAATATTTATGTATCTATCAATGTGAATATCGTCGATTTATTCCGTAATCAAATCGTCCCCGTGTATATCACCGACGAAATCAAAACACACGGATTTGTTTATTATTTACACGCGACCGATGTCACATGTCAATCGGGGGCGCGTCAATGTGTTTTATTGCGTAGCGACGGCGGAGGCGGAGGTATTGCATTGTTAGGACCTAATCACATATACAAAGTAACGGACAGGGCGAATGTATACGCCATCGTAAAACTACACTGCGACTGAAACAAACGTGCCGGGTGCGATTATATTAGTATTTCATTTTTTAGTAGTAAAAAAATGAAATTTACCTGCAATCAAACGAGTCAGCGATCAGCGATCAGCGAGCAAGCAAACAAGCGTGCATTATTAGACTTACTTGTTATTTATTGTATTATCTGCAAACGGCATTTATTGCCGTATTATTATTTAGACCTTGCGAACAATCTTCTTCTTTGAGGCGGCGTCACCTCCCGCAGCAGCAGCAGGTGCCGGTGCCGGCTTTGGTGTAGACGCTACACGCACGGGTGCTGCCGAAGCAACCTCGTCGTCTTCATCCTCAATCACCGCGGAAACATTGTCATGGTCTGCATCACCTTCGCCGTCACCATCAACATCAGTCTGAATCACCTGTGCGACAATCTTCGTCTTCTCTTCATCATCCAACTTGATGTGACACTTGCCCTTCAATGTCATCTTGGGCTTCACGATCGCCTGAAACAACTTCCAGGTCACACCAAACTTACCATTGGCGAACCAAATACCACCGCATTGAATTGAAACTGCGATGTGACTGCCCTTCGCAATGAGATCCTTGGGAGAGAGCGCCGGGTTTGACGAATCAGGGAAGACGGGTTGCATTTCGACATCATACAACTCCAACTCCTTCCATTGACCATCCCAGAAGGGCAGTTTCACCTTGAGAGTAGGAGCGCGTGTCATATCGGCTTCAAGAGTGTCCTTGTTCTTGGGGTACTTCAAAATAGGAGTCCAGAGCGCATCCACCGCATCCGACGTCATCTTGGGCTTGCTGAACCACTCCTTGGAGTTCACGATTGCATCCTCCTTGATCTTCTTCTCGAATGTGGCCATATTTGCAATGAACTTCTTTGTAGTAGGCGTCTCGAAACCATCATTTGGAAACTGGAGCGCCAGGTCGTAACTGACCTTGCCAGTCTTGTCATCGGTGAACTCTTGAACGCCCCATGTGAGCATAAGAGGTGACGACAAATTTAGAACAGTGCTCGTCTTTGAGTTGACGATACCGACGCTGCGTCCGCCGACGGAATTGACCTTGGGTTTAGTATACTTCATATCAGTGAGGGGATTGAATGCTGCGCCGGAAATAACCATATCAGATGACATTGTGGTAACGAGTAGAACGAGAGTAACGAGTAGAACGAGAGTAACGAGTAGACGAGTGATATATGTATTCATCATAAATGTTTAAATCAATTTTTTATGATGGACTGGGGATTAAAATGCTAATTCTGCTAATTCTGCTAATCGCAAATCAGCACTGCGAGTCCGATGCTATTTGTTACGCAAATCAGCACTTCTTATTATCAAATATCTTCATTACTTGAGTTATCAACAAATCGAACTCTTCACGTTGAGAAACGGATAATGAATACGTTTCCTTTATTTTCTCAAGGATACTCTGAATACGCACACGCTCCTTCTCGATATCAACTGCCTTTTGCGCCTGGACCTTATATTCGTTCGCCAGGACTGATAATTGCTTCATTTGATTAGAGTAATCGGTATTCTCTTTCTGGATGAGATTCTTATACTTATCGTAGTGTTTGATAAACTCGGTGGCGACATAACCACTGATATTACGCGTATTAAAATGAATGCCTGACAAGAGACGGACCATTTCATCCTTGTACTCATCCTTGACAAGTTTTGTATCGACGATGGTCTTCACCTTTTGGATATGGTCGGCCAACTCGCCGAGAGATTGAAGAAATGACGGTTTGATTGCATCAAGAACACGTAAATAGTCAGTGTCTGCAATCAGTTTCTTATAATGTGCTTGAATTGCCTGATTCAGGAGATTCGTTTGTTCGTATAACTTCTTCATATTCAACTGAACTGTTTCCAATTTGGTTTTCTCTGATTGAAGAGTTGCACTAACTCCGTTATAATTATTTCGGTTTTCGGTCTCAACACGATACTGGTCGTCACTTGTTTCCTTCATTAATTTAATAAGTTTATCCTGAAATGCGGTGAGTTTCTTGTTGGTTTTCTCGTTGGCTCTAATTATTTCGTCAACGACCGTTTTGGACGCCGGCGCGACAACCGTAGGTGGTGCGGGAACAACGACCTTGGGAGTCACGGATGTGGCGACGACAACCGTAGGTGGTGCGGCTGCGGGCGCCACAGGAAAATATCTACAATAAACACGGTTGTGATTATTATTATCACTCGTCCAAAGCCATTCAGCGTCGCCTGGAATATTTGGACGAGAACCACCTCCGACTGAACGCCAAATATTATTATCTTGATTGCGTCCATAACTTACAGGTTTTGTCCACGCAGAATCATCGAATGTATTTTTAGTCCATCCATTTGATTCTTTGGTTGAACAACGCCATTCCGATGGCTTTGTTACTTTACCACCAAAAACGCCGATAAACGCGGCCGGACCATCTATATCCTGACCGTCTATCGCGATAACATCACCGGGTCTGACAACCGGGGTAAAATGATATGTAGTCGTCCAACTTGTCCCGCGACCAACCTTATCACCATTTACATACAAATCAAATACATTATCACATGTAAGATAGATAGATAAAGGAACTGCCGTTGCAGGTGCAGGTGTACTGACCTTTAAAACAGGCGCAATAACCGGTGACGAGACCTTTAAAACAACAACAGGTGCTGGTGCGGGTTTCGGGGCGACCTTCACTACCGGGGCGACCTTCACTACCGGGGCGACCTTCACTACCGGGGTCACCTTCACTACCGGGGCGACCTTCACTACCGGGGTCACCTTCACTACCGGGGCGGGTTTCACTACCGGGGTCACCTTCACTACATGTTTAACTACGTATTTCACTACGTGACGCAACAACTTACGTTCAGACACAACGACCTCAGGTAGAATGCCGTGATGACCCGTCTGATTTTCATGTCCGGTGCTATTGTCGGAAATGAATTTTACGTCTTCTGTAGCGTTAAGATGAGGAACATCAACAACAGGGATGCTGCTCACGAGCGACACAGATAGAAGACATAAAAGAAAACAAGATGATATACGCATATGTGGTTTATATAATAATACTATATAATAATCTTTATATCCGAAACCCGGTTTGGTGGTATTTCGAAAACATAATAAACATTATACCTTATTAATATATACTTTAAATGAATCCGATCGTTCCAATGCCGGGGGCAATGTCATACAAAGTTGAAATACATAAATTATATCAATTGTTATCACAGTTCAAAATGTATAATAATCCTGATAAGGTCTATTTACGAAAACTTAAATTGAAACGTAATGGACCTAGTGAATTATCTTTCGCCTACATCAACAATAATACCAGCGGGTATGGCGGTGGTGCGGCGGTGGCGATGGCAGCAGCAGCAGCAGCAGCGCCACGAAAGAAAATGAAACATACAGCCGATATAATTCATATCAATGAAAATATGGATAATCCAGATTCAGCTGCGGTGTGCAGTACGCCTAAAGACGGTCCGACACCGTCGCCACCACCTCCCTATGACGACGAACCACCACCATCAAATATTATTATACTGAAAACAAGTGAATATGAAAAAGTAAAAACGACAAAATATAGTCTAACCGACTTACGCAACCTTTGTACGCATTACGGTATTAAAAAATCCGGAACAAAATCCGACCTGACACTTCGGATTTATACACATCTCAGACAATCCAACGTCATCGTCAAAATCCAGCGAAAATTTAGACAATATATTTCGACTAAATATCGTTTATTAAGCGGGCCCGGGTATTTACATGTCGCCAGTTGTGTAAATGATACAGATTTTTATACGTTTGACCGATTATCCGAGATCGCCCCGCATAATTTATTCACATTTCGCGACCAAGACGGAAAAATCTACGGGTTTCATATCGCGTCGATATACAATCTCATCCTGAATTCATTTCCCGAAATAACAAACCCATATAATCGCAATTTACTACCTGTAAAAATCGTGCAAAACGTCTATGATAAGTTAATATATGGGACATTATTACGGTTTCGCTCGACGATTAAATTAGAGGAGGTCGATAATGAGGACGATTCGAATGATTACGGTGTGACCGGTGCTGCGGGAGGAGGATACGGTCGGGATAATCGCACACTGTCGAGAGAAAAACAAGAAGAACTTTATATTGTAGGTCTGTTTCAACATATCAATACACTCGGTAACTATTCTGACTCGGAATGGTTTACGACATTACAACGACCCGAGTTCTTACGATTCATTCGTCATATTCATGATATCTGGTATTATCGTGCAAACCTGTCACAAGATATGAAGGAACGTATTTGCCCGCCTCACGGCAATCCCTTTATGTTGAATAATATCAGCGTGAATTTGAACGTCGTCAATTTATTGAATGATTCAGAATTACGCACGATTGCGGTGGCGATTATCAGCAATATTGTGAAACGCGGTGTTTCTCGTGAAGATCAGTGTTTAGGTGCGTTTTATGTATTGGCCACATTAACAATCGTAAATCAAAATGCACGAAGTGCGTTGCCTTGGTTGTATGAAGCAGTTTTGTGAAATATTCAGCACATATAAGATGCGGTTTTATATATTTGTATGTATATAATAAGATACAAATACAAATACAAATACAAATACAAATACATTAGTTATGAATAATATAATTATATGTGATGAAAGAACGCCAAAAGGGCGCAATGCGTGTTTTAATAATATTGCTTCATTATTACTACCGTACACTGGAAATATAGTTATATCAAAATCGATAAAAGAACCACCACGTAGAACACCTGAAAGAGATCAAGATGAAGATGACAACGATGATGAAGACGAAGATGAAGATGCGGAATGTAACGTAGTGGATACACATGAATTTTTAATGACATTGCACCGAGAAAATATATGGTGTAAGATATTTACTAATGATGATATTTTTGGAGATGAATTGGTAAATATCATGACGATTAAAGGAATTTATGGTGGTAATTTTGGAAGATATACGACTTTTTATGAATATGACGGCTGTATTGGTTTTACTATTCGATTCCGGGATCTTCCGCGAGCAGATTATAACTTTATGGTCGGTCCGAAATCAACACAAGAAATTTATGTATTATTACAACATAAATGCGAACCCATTACCAAAAATTCAGACTTCGAAAAACTAGTACATGACATTCAACCTGTATTATATGCGTTACATGCAGGAGGATTCGTACATCTGGACATAATACCAGCCAATATTGTTCTTTGCGGAGATACGTATAAATTGATTGATTATGGTAATATGCAGAGTGGGTCAATGTTCGTTGATTGCGAGAACAGAGGATTGACTAAAATCGAACGGATGGTTAAATCTGGACTAAAATGTCGTGGTGGTCGTCGTAGTCGTCGTCATCGAAATACACACAAATTGCAAAGAATAAATAATAATAAAAAAAGAAAAACACAATATAAAAAACGAAAATAAATCATTCTATACCGCACCTGCGCCCGTGTGATTGGATAATTTTCTAAAAACAACTTAAAAAGACATTACTCATAAGTGTATAACCGATAACATGGTCAAGTCTGCTCCTTCTTCTTCTGCTTCTTCTGTCGCTTCTTCTTCTGCTGCTCCAGCCTCTGCTGCCGTTGCCGCACCTACTGCCAAGGCAGTCAAGCCCGCAACCCCCAAGGCGTCCGCCAAGGCAGCTGCTGCCGCTACGTCCGCACCCGTGACCGCAGTTGCGCCTTCCACCCCCGTTGTTGAGGGCGAGGCAGCTGCTGCTGTTGCCGAGGTCGAGGGTTCTGTCTCTTCAGCTCTCTACGTTAGCGTGTTGAGCAAGCTTCAGAGCGCCCAGTCTCTTATTACTTCTATTCGTTCCGAGGTGAATGAGCTTAAGCGTCAGCACGCTCGTGAGCTTCGTGTGGCCAACAAGGCCAACAAGCGTCGCAAGACCAACGCCAACCGCGCTCCTTCTGGTTTCGTCAAGCCCACTCTTATTTCTAACGAGTTGGCTGCTTTCCTCGGTCGCCCCGAGGGCAGTGTTCTGGCGCGTACCGAGGTGACTCGTGAGGTGAACGCCTACATCCGCACCCAGAAGCTTCAGGACAAGGACAATGGTCGCAAGATCAACCCCGACGCCAAGTTGCTTAAGCTTCTTAAGTTGAAGAAGGGTGAGGAGCTTACCTACTTCAACCTTCAGAAGTTCATGGCGGTCCACTTTGCCAAGACTGTCCCTGCCGTCGCTGCTGCTCCTGTTGCTTCTGTCGGCGGTGCTGTCAAGGCCTAAACTGACTCGCGCTCGTACTCGTACTCACGCTCGTAGTCATAAATAATAAAAAATGGTTTTGTTTTTATTATTCACTCAATAGTTCAAATACTATTTTCACTTACGATTCTTCTTCTTATCCCGTGTTATTTGAATATACTTCTGATTGAGTTCGTCCAATGACCCAGCATCTATTCCATAAACGTTATTTGCGATGATTTGGACCTGGTCGTCGGATGAAATCGGTGTATCCCATACACCAACACCATACACCGGCGAACTTGTAAATGTTCCATGACCACTAGACATTGTATTAAGTATCTTTTTATCATCCATATTGGGTTCTATGAATATAAAATCCTCCTTCATCATAATTTCCACGATCCGACGTTTATGGATGTCATTGCGATTTAATATAACCAGTTGCTTGTACTGGTTGTCGCATCCACTTTCACCTCCGCTCCCACCACCGCTTCGGTGATTGTTGTTGATATTAAATAACGCCTCGGTGGTCATCATTGAAATGACCCCGACTCCCTTTTTGCGTTCATCCAACCAGTCATAAAATCCGCCACCATCCTGGTATTTCTTCTGTTCTTTCGGTGAAAGATGCTTGAATTCTATTAATAAACTGTACATCTGGAATATTCTATTGTCGGCAACAGCAACGGTGGTGGCGGGGGGCGCGGGCGCGTCGTAGTCTGTGCCGTTGGCGACACACATCATCTTGAACTCCTGCTGATTTAACCCTAATTCTGTTAGTATATCGGTCATGTTATAACTAACAACCGAGTTATTTAATAAACTGATGTGCCGTAATACAATGGGGCATCCATAAACAAACATATCGGTGTCATCGCTCAAGCACGCATAGACCCGTTTTTTTATCGCCAATTTCGCGCATAATACATCCGCCTCTCCTTCGGCATCTATAATCGCGAACCCAAAACTAATCAGTAATTCCTTCACATTTTCGACATCACAATCGCGTAATCTCGCGAACTTCTTTCTAAGTTGTGTCATCGTTTCTTCAAGTTCAGCAATTTCGGAATTATAATACTCGGTCCGTTTGCGTTGTTTCAATTGGTCGGCCACAATATCGTATTGATGCTTGGCTTGGTCTTTTTTCTGTCGACGACTTTCTATAAGTTCGGTTTTTTGTGGTGGTGGGACGCCGTCAAACACGAACACCGCGTGGATATCATAATGCCGAAACAATGACGCCATCAAATACATATTTTCAAGCAGTGCGTTTTCACCGGCAAAACGATACATATAAATGCTCGTATCTACTGCGATTTTCTTTCCACGCAATTGCTCTAGATGTATCCTTGACGATGCATTCGGACATTTCGTTTGAATGAATCGGTTTAAATTTCTGATTCCCATGACTGCGGTGGTTGCTCTATGTTAGTCAACTATGATATTATTCTAATCAATTTTATTTTATGATAATAACTGATTATCATAAAAAATTATTCGTTCATTCATTTGCTTACTCGTTCACTCGTTCACTTATTCGTCGTCACTGATCATACACGTATCATCCATAATAATAATATTGTCATCGTCTTCGTCTCTGGCATAAGCGCACTCATCGACAGTGACAACGGTAGTCGCATCGGCAGGGGCGTCGTCGATCGCGTCTTCACTGTATTCATTCACAATCATTGATATCGGGTCCGTCTCTTCTACGACGGTCTCGACAGGGACCGGAGTCTCTTGGTGAGAATGACGAACATGTCTTTGGATACGACGTTTCACATAATCCTTCATATCAGAATAGTCATGATCCATTTCACTGTAAATATCGGCCTTCTGTTCGATGATATTCTCGGTCAGATCACATACTTTGTCTTCCAAATCAGTCACGCTGTTCACCATGACACCCACTTCGTCTTTCAGGTATTCGACTGTCTCCTTCGTATCCGACAATTCCGCATCCACCATCCCGATACTCTGTTTCAACGTCTGGCACATCTCGCGCACTTGCTTGACATCCTCAACCGTTCCGAAATACCGCGCCGAATGATACTCATTCGACCTCGTAATCAGGTCGGTGAGTTCATCGTGGACGCCTTGGACGAGTTCCGCGTTCACTTTGCTCTCAAATGCGACCTCGCGGCAAATCGCGGTCGAAAACTCTTCACGTAAATCCCCGGCCACATGCGTATCCGCATAATTTCGCACTTGCTGGATTTGTCTCATAAAACACTCCTCTAGATCCTTCATCCTCTGATTGATCGCCTCGTTCATTTTCACGGCCGTGTCCAATTTCGCCAGCAGTTCATTTTCGCGTTGAATGAACATTTTGTAGTCGCGATCATACGTGTCGTGTAGTTCAGATAATTCTTCATGCATTTCATCGCGCACAGTATCGACATACTTGAAAACCTCCAAGTCCGCATCAAACGCCGACCCTGATGCAGCCTGTTTGGTGTTATTCACCTTCTTTGAAACATACTTTCGCGTGTGTTTCTTCATTTGACCGAGTTTTGAATCAAGTTCATCTGACAACTCGTTGGATATTTCGCCAATACGGCACTTCAACTCACGGGTCTCTTGAACCAACTCATCCGTCGCATGGTTAAGGACGCCAATACAGGGGTCATAATCTTCGCGTTGTTTCTTGATTTCGATTTCATTTTGTTCGCACCTAGAAAACAGGGTTGCAATATTACGCCAAAGCATCGTCTGCTCATCATTGTGTGCGGTCGACGCCGCCGCAGCCGACGCAATAGGAATCAGGTGAGGAATAGTCGGGGATGATGGAGATGACGACACGGGTGCGGTGTAATACTTGGGATTGTCAACTGTAATTGAAACCAGGCGACCAATACTCGTTTGAGGGGTTGGGCGGGGGTATGCATTATTGTTATTGTTATTGTTATTCTTTGAAGAATACATCATTGGATCGAAAAATATGGACAGACGGATGTTGGTTTATACGTTATATTCATAAAATAACATTTATATTCAATTTTACTGATATTGAAAAACTTATATCTCGGTCATAACGTCATCCGCAATGTATTTTGTAATACCCCCGACGATGACGACGATGACGACGACCCACCCGCATGAACCTTCTTTTCACAAAATGCGACCATCTCCAGAAATACACTATCTCTCGCTGCATTACGTATAAAATCAACAAACCGGATCAAATTACTATCTTCACCTGACGAACCGCCATCTCGCGAAAAACGGATACATTTCACACTAGATAACTTGCGTGGGATGCTCGCGCTCGTCGCGCTGGTCGCACCCGCGTGATGATTGTTCTCCCGACACCAGGATATAAATGGAAGGGCGTACACCGAGAGAATACCGCCTAAAATATAATACGCGTATACATTTGTCTCCTCCGCGTATCGTTTTCGACACACCTCTATATTCTCCGGTGAAAGCACGGTTATTTGCGCATATTTCAGATCCATAACTTCCAGGACTTTTACTGCTTGATACGCATAAAATAATGCATTGACCGAGAGATTCTCTCGAACACGTCGAATAAATTCGGTTTGGGTGCGTACATTTGCATCAAAATATGTTTCAATCATCGTGTTTATTATGCGAGCCCACGTTTCCGTATATGTTTCAAACAGGAGGATATCATCATGCGGGATACAGAATGTTTCACGGAGACGTTTGTTGGCCGCGGACAAATCGAGGTCAATAAAATCCATATTGAAATTATGCATAGATTCATGAATAAATACTTTGAACCATTCCTCGGTTCGGTAAATAATAATCTCGCCGTTGGTTTCACAATTTCGGGTAAGACCGGTATTCACATGAATTGCAGATAATGGTGCCGACGCAGGTGTGGAGGGTGTTGCCGATGGGGTCAACTTCTTAAATGGTGTCATGTAAAGGTAAACGTCGAGAGATTGGGATGAACATTCTTTAGAGGAGAGACTGGTGACAATCGATAACCACAGAAATACCTTATAGGCGTAAAGTTGATAAGTGGCTATTTCGGTAGCGCACATATAGGACGACGCAGATGCACCGCCGACCTGGACCTGGAGGTTAGTAACGCTACGACCACATACAGAAATATGCGACTCGGGGAATGTAATAAAATATAATGACACTGCGCGTGTATGTATCGTCGTTTGAAACCGAATACAATATTCTGATTTTTCGCGTATATATTTATATACGATACGCGGAATATAGCGGTCGTCTTCGCTACTGCTGCTCGTGGCGGAACTTCGTCTACCTGCACCAGAATCATATTGATGGCGTAAAGTATCGAGCATACGCGGTCGCGGTAAATCATTCACGGAATTCTTAATTTCAGAGATTTTAAATGTCATTTTATCAATATAACTACCATCAGGTTTTGATGTCGTAGGTGCATATTTCCATTGCGTAGCCGTAAGTTGTTTATAAAGGTCTAGTTCATTTTCCGCGAGAATACCGTAAAACTGTTTCAGAAAATCGGTGGTCGCGTTTTTGTTTTCTGATGGCGCCGATCTCGCACCCGTCCCGGTCCCGACCCCTGTCTTGGAATAATCTCTCGCAAACTCCGAAATACACTTACGCAGTTTATCTGTATCACGTTGTATATCATCCTCTATCCATTGTGTTTTTTGGTTCGGAGGCATATGATATTATTGTATATTCAATATATAATAATACTACACAATTATGTTCGAACTCATCTACAAGAAATACTTCAAAAAAGGCACACTAGATATCTTCGTATTTTCATTTCTGATATTCATCGTATTGAATATCATTGAAAATGTGATACATTATAATATCGGTAAATACCATGATGTCGCCAATGGAAGCACTGGTGTTGCCGGTGTCCATTTTACCAATCCATCAAATAAAGATTGGGTAAGGATTATCGTAATTATGTTGATATTTGCGATATTACAGGGAATCTTCACGTCGTATTACAGCGTGTGTTAACACGCGATCGAGCAAAGCGCGTGGATCAGCGTGTGTTAACGTGTGTTAACGAGCGATCAGCGCGTATTCGTTCGCAACTTATGACGAACCCGTATTAAATGATGAAACACGATAGGATGTCCTCCGCGTACATATTGCACCAATTTCGCATTCCGGGTAGCCAACAATATATCCTTCAAGTTCTTGTTTTGAGAGAATTTCGCATATATCGCGTTTTCCATCTCTCGTTCACTGCGTCCATGATTGAAGAAATCAGGGTCGACTGTGACCCGTGAGGGGCGTAAAATGCTGCTACTACTGCCGGTCAGTTTCCCGCTTTTACTACCTGCCGCCTTCGCAAGGACCGGATCAGATGATAACTCCGACCGCGAATCCAGCGAGAATTTCAGGTAGAATTCGCGGTTATTGTTTTTGAATTTACTACCTTGATAATAGTGTTCTACACTTTGCCATGTATGATTATCCAGCATAAACGGTTCGCTCCAGAAATTCGATAATTTACGCCGCCAATTATCAAATGTAGCCAGTTTTTGAAAATGGATCTTGTCGTGTTCCGGTATTTTCTCGCCTGGACCTGCGCCAGGTAATGCATTAGGGTTGGATTTCGCATAAAACTGGAATACAATATCCGGTGTATAAAGATGCGAACCCGTGCGATTCCCGACGCTCCCTTCATCCGTATGAATCTCTTCTAATAAATCGTCAATACTCGTATTTTGTAACTCGTCGGAACGTATCCCCAGTTCTTTCTGGAAGAGTTTAAATTGGGGAATAAAACAAAAAGCACCTGATTGGGTTTCAAGGCACTTGGTGGTAATAAGTAATTTAATATCATACGGTAATTCGGAGAATGATAAAATTCCGTGTGTTTTATACGTGATAAGTTTATATTTATGCTGGTTTGTTGTTTTCGAAATGAAACTGCCGGTGCCTGTGCCGGTGACTGCGCCTGTGCTTGTAGATGCACCCCGCGCTGACCGAGGGGACCTCGACCGAGACCGCGACCGCGTTTTACCGCTACCACCGCCACTTAGGACCGAATCTTCCATAACCATTGTCCGAACACCTACATCGCGTCCCGCCCCCGCCATCGTCATCACAATCCCTTTATCGATCAATATATATGCGGTTGGTTCAAATACACCGCGTTTCAGAATCACTGCATCAATTGTATCCGGACCACCACACTGAAGCACATTATCAATATCACCCGTTTCATATGCATTCGATGAAAAAAACACGAATTTCATATTCAGTACACGCTCCATCGTCGCAACACCCCACGCATCCGGCCAATAAAGCGACGTCATCATCCGTTCTTTTAATTGCTGTGTAGACCGAACTTCTTTCATATAATCATACTGTGTTGCCAGCAGTTTCGTATATTTGGATTCATCCAGTTTCATATTATGCTCAACGACAAGTTTCTTCGCACCTCCAATCATAAGTTGCTGTTGTGCACGATCATGGATCGTCGATATCCGGCGTTTCAGATCATTATAACTATTCACGAGTTCTTTAGTTTCACGCATCTGGGTTCGGGCGATACCGTGATACAATGCGAATTTCTCTCGATATGCGCGAAATACATCATCCGTCACTTCATCCGACAATTGTTTGCGTAATTCAAGAATCGTCGTCGTACGACCTTGTGTAAGAAGAGCGTCGCGAATCACCGCGAAAAAACTGTCACTACCACTCCCGCCTTCATTGTCTATGAAATTGAAATACTTATTACGAAGATACTTTTGGATCCATAGATCGGTGGTATTATTCTTGTATTGTTTTCTCTCGAGTTCGGATTGTTCTTTTGTTTGAAGTGGGAGAATCGATGCGCCTGATAATAGATGCTTTTGACGTGCGTCTAATCCGGCATTCAGGATATCGCCATTGCCGTCATTGTCGCTGTCGCTGTCGCTGTCGTCACTGTCTCTTGATTCATCCTGTTTGTTAAGAGATTTTTTGATTTCGGCAGTTTCGATTTTGGTCTTAGCCGCAGATGCAGCCGCAGATGCAGCAGTGGTCGCGGAATTGGTGACAGCAGCTGTAGCAGCAGCACCCGCCTTCACAATAGATTTGCGTAATAATTCCGTATTTACAAATCCGTATAACAAGGGCGTCAATTTATGAATATCGAGGTCACCAGATTCATCCATTTTGACATTATTGGACGGCATTTCATACACGCCGATTTGTTTCATAAAACCCCTTTCTGAATTGAATAAATAAATCGGAACATAAACAACAGTATGCCGTTTCGAGAAATTGTAGTTCAACTGTCCTACACCGATAATAACAGTAATACCTAATATTTTCAAATTGAATAACGGCGTATTGTAATTGAAATCTTCTTCTTCTAAATGCGAATATTCGTGATAATTGATGTCCTTGTTGAGTTTTGATTTCACCATCTCCACGTAGTTATTATATAGATATAAATAATAATTACGCACTTATCGCACGTCTCGCACGTCTCGCGCGAGTTCATCGATAAATTATCGTCTTCTTCGCGTCGGTTGTCGTATCCGTCTCCGTCGTCGACGTCGACGTAATAAACGCCAGTTTAAAATGCCGATCCTTCGCCTTATTCAACGCTGTAATCACGCGTTTATACCGGTCTACATTATTGTCCGATGTACCACCAGCACCCAAATGAAGTGCGTCACCCTCATTTCCATAATCAAGGATATTTTTATTACGCCACATATCGTGTATGGATAAGAACCCAGGCACATTAACGATGGTAATACCGACACGTTGTTTATGATAATAATTGCTTAAAATGACGTCATCCGATAGACGGCATATCTGGTTATCGAGGGTCGTATATCGCGTCATATATTCCATAAAATCATCACCAAATGTGTTCAATGGAACACAAACCGACCCGTATCCTTCCGCGATTGTGGCGGTGTCTTTGTGTGCACGTTTCCCGTTCAAATTCAAATTCACGAAATCAAATCCCGTCGCTGTCCAGACATTATTATCTCCCGGCGCGATCATTTTTTCATAGGATTCTATCATTTTTAGAGGATACGCAATATCATCATCCAGGTATATAATGCGTGTATTTGCGGGGTCGAAATTATGTGTCTGCTCCACCGCCTTCAAATACGCGACCGCGGGCAGGATTTTCGTCGCAGGTCCATAATCTGTGGTCACCCGATTCACTGTAAGTGATTTACGGATATACTTCGGCACATTATACGTTTCGCCTGTTCGCGCGAACTGTTCCGGAATATTCAATAAAAATAGGTCGGGTTTTCGTGTTTGGTCTAATATACTGTGGATCATCGGTCCACATTTTCCGATACGCGTCGGACTGGTCGTAAATGAAACAACGAACTTCATTTTTGTAGTAATTATATACACAAATGATTCTCTATATTTGTTTACGGTTTACCGTATACCGTTTACTTCTTCGCCTTCCCGGAAATCTCATCCAGCATATCCAGATGCTTAAATATAGTCTTGTTCGTAATACTCGGTTTGGATTTAATCTTCAGTTTGGAAATCTCGACGATTTGTTCCATACGTTGTGCGAATAACTCGGCCACCTCTGCACCATCCGCATCCGTTGTCGCGGTCGCGGACGCAGCACTCTTTAGAACACTGTGACTGTTCTTTACCATAATATACAGATTCTCCGCGAGTTCATCCACTTCGTTGGTTTTCCCTTCCTGGCGCAGATTCGCATACATCAATTCCTGAATCTGGCGCATAATTGCAAGCACATGCTTCTTCTCCACAATTCCATTCTTCATCAAATTCACGATAAAGAGTGACATGGCCTTACGCTTCTCGTTGGCCTTGTTGATATCGCAGAACTTGTCGTAATTCTTCTTCGGGTCGCAATATTCAATCGTCTCAAACAGCGACATGAACGACGCTAGATTCTTCTCGAATACGTCGCGAAATACCGCGTATTCCGCCATAAGGTCGCGAAACAAGCGTGCATAAATCTCAGAATAGAACGAGTTTGAACTCGCAGTCGTGAAAATCGATGACGCAATCCGGTTCATCACCGCGATCGTATTATGATCTTCTGATTTATCATCAGTAGACGCCGTAAACAGCGCCGCGATTTCTTTCAGGATATTCGATAACATTGCCGTATATGTCTTGTCAGTGAGTTTGTTAAGATACGAACGAATATTATCAATACTCAATTCAATGCCCTCCTTCTTTTGAAGTTCAGTCTTTTGAAATGCGAGGATTGTCTCCCACTCGCTATTCGGGATTTGCTGTGATGCGTTTCGCTGACGCGTGATTGTACTTCCACCGGAACCTCCGTGTGCTATCGATGATGAATGTCTTGTAATAAATGAATCATTTCCACCATTGCCACCATTGCCACCATTGCCATTGCCAATTCGAGTTTGGAATGTATTAGCACTGCTTCCTGCAACATGATAACCTGTCGCCGTAGTCGTAGTCGCCGTCGCCGTCGTTGCTCCGTCACTCGCGCCCGCGCCCGCACTATTTCCTAGTTCTGACCTAATCGGAAACACCGGTGTCTTCACATATGTAGGCGCACCTACCAAATCAGCCAACTCGGAAACAGACTTCAATACATCATCTGTCAATTTCAGGTCAAATCCAATATTCATAAATGCGGCGTAATCAGGAAGGTCATAACGATGGGTAATTTTTGCCATCACGTTCGTTCGTTGTTTGTGTGTGCGTGAAATGCGTCTATTATAATACTATATAATGCTGTTTTATATCAATTTTATTTATAGATAACAATTCATTATTCTATCGATTAGTATTTATATAATGGAATGCGGTTTATATAAATATTCAACGGTTTAATTATATTGTATACGATTTTTTTGAATTGCGTGACCGTATTCTACATTTATGACTACGGTTACAGTGGCCTTTACGAGTACGAGTTTTCTTACGTATTGTTTTCGTTTTTTTGCGATTACTTCCTCCTTTAGTTACAGTTACTGCTTGTTCGGACTTAATTAATTCGTGTTTTGTTAGCATTACACGCATAACAGATGGCAATGATTCTGATTTATCAATTAGTTTATATCGGTCAGGATCGGTGAGGTCCCAATGTCTGCTCACTTCTTGTATTTTATCTACAAACTCACATAGTAACTCAAAACATTCAATAATATATAAACGGATTTTATCGATTGCCCTTAATGCGAATTCTCGCATGCGAGTTTTAATAGTTTGTGATACAATATTACTATCGGTTTCTGGGTGAGTTTCATTAAATGTTTTTGTATATTTGTCTACAAGTTGTGATAGTATCTCTTCACTTTTGTAACCCGTATAACCACCTTTCTTTGAATATTTGGAGTCGAATACTTTTATATTGAACGTATTTATGTTTTTCGCCCTGTAAGCTTCTCTTTTGTCTATCATCTCCTTCCGATACATCTCTTTTTTTTTTTCTTCTATCGTGCTTTTAAATTTTAACCTATCTGTCCAGTTGGATTCGGCCGGTTTAGGTTTTGGATAGTTTAAATGTGGATCAATATAATCCTTCAAATATTTACAAAGGTCGTCAATATCAAGAACCACATCATTTAACGTAAAACTAAAGTTATATCCATGACAAGATTTTAGTGTTTCTATAAATGTATCACCTGGTGGCAAGATTTCACTTACTTCAAACTGATGATTCTGAATCCACTGACAAAGTTTAGTATACCCCTTATCATCAATTACACCTTCTCTATAAATTACAAAATTATAAGGTTTAAAATCATAACCATCTAAATAATTATCACTTAAAAAATCGTATACAGATAATCGTGATTCTAACCTAATTATAAATTCTTTTAATTCGGTTTCTTTTACAACTTCTTTCACTCTCCGTTCCGCTAGATGACGATCTTCTGCTGCCTTTTCGTAACGCGCCCTACTAGCCCTATACCCTAAACCCGCCATCGTAATCTTAACTACTAGTTATATTATTATCTTATTATTATATGTAAATATTGTAAAACATACTCATAATATACAATCGAATGAACACGTTAGATTATACGTTGTCTATAATATTTTAATATATAACTCTATAACAATGATACATTCTACAGGAAAAATATTTGAATTATATACCGCTAGATCATGTGCCGACTCATCGAATACAATCGCGGGGGTGAAAACCCACATCGATTCCAATCTCTCAGTGCGTGATATTGAAAAGAATAAATATGGCGAAGTATTCACTCCGTATTCTTATATCTGCGAGTTATTGGATCAACTTCCTGCGCGGGTATGGAGCAGTCCGGCACTACGATGGTTAGAACCCGCGTCGGGTATCGGGCATTTCTGTGCGGTTATTTATATGCGACTTATGGATGGATTGTCTGCGATGTTTCCGGACCCTGGCGCCCGACACGAACATATTATCCGGAATATGTTGTTTATGGTGGAAATAAATACGGCAAATGTAGAACGAACGAGAGATTTATTTGGTTCATTGGTGAATATAACGTGTGCGGATTTTCTGGATCCGGCGACGTCGGTCGCGGGTGCGACGATCCCAACGATAGACATCATCATCGGTAATCCCCCATTCCAAATGCCGAGAGATGAGACCATTCGGGTGGGGAGTAAAGGAGGACGAACATTATGGGACAAATTCATCGTGAAATCTCTCGACATATTGAATTCAAATCTTGGTAAAGAGGAGAGATTCCTATGTTTCATAACCCCGCCTGTATGGCGGAAACCGAACAGTCATCTTGGTTTGTGGACGCGTATGACGAGAGATTCGTGTTCACTACGATATCTTCATACAATAGATAAGAAAATAGCAACCCGTGATTTGCAGGTTCAGCAAAGAATGGATTTGTATATAATCGCCGTAGGATTCGGCGATACGGACGGCGGCGCCCGGGACACATGTCCCATCATCGAAACAGGTTGGTGTAGTCAATCCGTGAATACCATCACACCGAGAGATTGGCCATTCTTACCTAATTCAGAATTCGATTTTATAAAGAGTATCATCGACCCGAACGGTCCTGACCCCCGAAGGGTAATCTACGACCGCTCCGCCTACGGCACCGATCTCCCGCATATGTCGCCAGAATACCGCGCCGGAGAATTTATTTATCCGGTCGTTCATACAATGACGAAGAAGGGATTGGGACTTTGGTATTCGAACACGAATACGCGGGGGAGGCATTTCGGAGTGGCGAAAGTCATCCTTAATTTCAATGAAAAATTGTACCCATATTTGGACATGAGCGGTGAATATGGAATGGGGCAATTTTCATTCGGGTTGCCTGTGGGTTCGGTGGAGGAGGGGGAGTCAATCGTGCGTGCATTGACTTCTCCACAGTTTCGGGCGGTGATAAAGGCGACGAAGTGGGGGGCGTATCAGACGGATAGGCGGATGTTTGAGTATTTTCGGGATGATGCGTTCATATATTCTTGCTAAACATACGTGATATCAAAATTATTTTTTAGAATATTTTGTTTTGCGATTCTTAATCGATTTGCGGGTTTTACGGGATTTACTGGTTTTACGGGTTTTCTTTACCTTTTTGGATTTGCGACGGGCTCCGCCACCTTTTTTAAGTCCAACAGTAACATCAATAATATGAATTAATTTGTCATCAAAAAATACATACACCGAGTGATCTCTCTGTGTTAATTTCTTATCTTCTTTCTTATCGTATATCGCTTCATTCATATTTTTTTCAAATGTAGCTTTGTCAGTATAGGGTAATTTTTTGTATATAGGCCAAACATTGTTGTTTGAATCAGGTTCAGTAAACCCTGTACAAAATACTATGGTAAGCGAGTTATCCGCTGGAATTGATATCTCGTATGGTTCGATCTTGTTTTTAATGGTCAACATAGGAGGATCTGTATCCATGTTTATTTTGATGACTCTTGCACAGTTCATGGTGGTCCATCTACTGGAAGGAGTATCATTATCATTAACATTTAATTCATATAGCAAAATGCGGGGCACAGGCGGTTTTGCTTCTGCTGCCACCTTTGCTTCCGCTGCCGCCTTTGCTTCCGCCGCCGCCTTTGCTTCCGCCGCCGCCTTTGCTTCCGCCGCCGCCTTTGCTTCCGCCGCCGCCTTATCTGCTGCAATCTTTGCTTCTGATGCTGCCTTTGCTTCCTCCGCCGCTTTCTCAGCTGCCGCCTTTGCTTCTGCTGCTGCCTTTGCTTCTGCTGCTGCCTTTGCTTGTTGTTGCCGATTTTTATAGTCTTTTTCCCAATTGTCATTTTCTTCTTGTTGCATCTTTGCCCATGCTATATGTTTGTCTCTTGCTACTGCGTTTTTGTACATTTCTTCTTGTTTACGTCGTTCAGCCTCGGGATTATACCGCTGGTCTTCGTCGTCATCGGATAAAGCCTGCCATGCGCCTTGATTGCCACCGTCCCACCGACCGTTATATGCATATTTAGGAGGCATTTTATACATTACAAACATATAATAAAAATACAAGTTATGACCGGGAAATTAAACCCCCTAAATAAATACATCAGTAACCCCTAAATAAATTCACTTATTGATAATTGCCGACTTCAATCGGTTCCACATTGTTCTATTCCGGGCGGAATCGCATGTTTCGATTTGCGTGGCCTTGGCGAAGGCCCTCGCCGTGAACGCAGTTCTTTTGGTATGAGCCACTGTTGTTGCTGATCTGCTGGAGGCGCTGGAGGTCGAAGTTCCGACTCTGGTATATTTGATAATGATTGCGTTGGCGGGACTCATTCGATTGATTCGTTGATTCGTTGATTCGTTGATTCGTTGATTCGTTGATTCGTTGATTACGATGACTATCATCATTACATTATTTACAAAATCATTTCAATTTTGTTGGACCACGGCGACTACGACGACTACGACGACTACGACTACGTGAATGTTTTTTGGTATTTTTTGTTTGTTTGCGTTTTATTGCATTATATATACGACGACGACGACGACCACCTTGTATATTGAATAATGATAGTCTGCGTTCTGGGTCTGAGGGAGGTAGTGACGCGATATATGCATCAACTGATTGTGAAATTGCGGTATTTGTATCTATATAATAGTCAATCCCTTCTGGTTCTAGTATTTGAAGCAATTGAAGTTGGTATGTTTCGTAATTGGTTCTATATGTTTCGAAATATTGAAATAAAGAAAATATTCTCCTGCATTTATTATCGTTAAATACGGGTTGTGGTTGTGGGTGTGGTAGTGGAAATACATTATCATAAAACATTTCGGCAAACCAAAAATAACTATGCCATTCAAGCATATCCTTACCCTTTGCTGGAGATGAATTTATAATGTATTGTATTATTATTGAAAATGTGGCGTAATCTAATACGGGTGGCAGTGGGTGATTATGTCTCCAAGAAAAACCCCAATCAATTAATAAACATCCGCCATTGTTGAATCCTAATGGGGATGCATCAGGTACAATACGATTATGCTCGGCAAATGACGAAACACCGCCATATATCATAATATTTCCCGAATGTAAATCGCCGTGGCAATAACCGGCCATGAATAGACGAAACACTAATGAAATAATACAAATAAATAAATATATTCCCATATTATTACTAAAAACAGTTTGAACTGTAATCTCCGAATTGTCTGGTAATGAAAGAATTGTTCCAATATTTCGGGTTACGGCATTCTGTGATATAACATGTTGTTCGATGTCACGCCTAGACTGTTCTTCCATACCACAATCTTCTGTATCAAAATTAACAGAATACGGCATAAATGCGATACCATATTTTATTTTCCTATCAAAAACTATTCCAGTTGTCGAAAGTACGTATTTTATAAAACTATTATATTCGTCATTATGCGGACCAACACCAACCTGACCATCAACACCAACATCAGCGTCAACAACCTTGTGATAAAATAATGGCATACATACAGAATTCAAATTATTATTCGTTTTAGCATAAATATCCATTTGTTTATTACATTCATTATTGAATGCGATTGAAGTTGAAGTTGTCATCATTAATGGTCTTTTTTTAGGTTCAGTTAATTTAACCTGCGAAACATACTTATATCGGTTAGTCCGAACCGGGTCTGAAATAGGAACTAATTTCATAAAAATAATATCTTTATCCGAGTGTATATCCTGTCCTATCCCAGTAGTATCTTTTATACGGTCTACGGTTACTCTTTCTGTACCGTCTGGTTGCCTAATAATTGCACCACCTCTTTCAATTTTGAATGTTTTAAATGGATTAATATCTGGATCCATAATCGTAATACGAAATCCAATACCATATGAACCCTTAGATATTCTTTCAATCCTATTGTTGTATTGTAGTTCTAACGTATTCAAAAATTCTATAACTCTTTCTTCCGATATTACTTCTAGTAGAGTCAACGGATGTGACATTCGATATACAATATGCTTATATATAATATAATATAATCATATTACGTAATCAAACAAGACTTAAATATATCATGCTATAATTATTAGACATATCCGACCTTTTCTTCACCTACTTAACGACATCGATTATGTCATCCACCGACGATACTCCTATCACGCCCATCGGCGTCGCTGACTCTGCTGACTCCGATTTCGCCTCTGGCGTCGCTGACTCTGCTGACGCCTCCGCCAGTGGCGTCGTTTCATATTCCGAATTCAAGAATTGGGAAGACGTTGACGAAATATCCCCCGACCTTCTTCGCGGTATTTACGCCTACGGTTTTGAAAAACCCAGTCATATTCAGCAAAAATCGATTCTATCGATTATCCAAAAACGCGACGTTATCGCACAAGCCCAGTCCGGAACGGGCAAGACCGGTGCTTTCACAGTGGCCGCACTTCAAAGCATCGATGTCACTAAAACCAAAACACAGGTTCTTATTCTCGCACCCACCCGCGAACTAGCCAAACAAATCTACGATGTCATCTCCAGTATCGGTTCAATGATGACGGGGTTGACTTTGCGTCTGCTTGTCGGCGGTACTTCAACGGCGGATGACGCTAGCGATTTGCGTAAATCCGCACCACATATCATCGTGGGTTGCCCTGGTCGTGTATTCGACATGATTCGCCGTAATCATATTCAGGGTTCGCACGTTAATATGCTTGTTCTTGATGAGGCCGACGAGATGCTTTCGGCCGGTTTCAACGACCAAATCTATAACATTTTCCAGTTCATGCCGTCTGATATCCAGGTTGTCCTCTTTAGCGCAACGATGCCACCTGAATTGTATACATTGACCGAGAAGTTTATGCGTTCCCCCGTGAATATCCAGGTGAAGGCGGACCAACTTACACTCGAGGGTATTCAACAGCATTATGTTGCACTTGACGACGATATCCAGAAATACCTCACACTGAAGGACCTGTTTAAGACAATCTCCGTTTCACAATGTATTATCTTCTGTAATTCCACGAAACGTGTGGCCGATCTTCATGAGGCGATGCATTTTGACGGATTCCCCGTTTGCTGTATTCATAGCGGGATGGAGAAGGGAGAGCGTGATAAAGCGTATCAGGATTTCAAGGCGGGAGTTCATCGTGTCCTCATTTCGTCGAATGTGACCGCACGTGGTATTGATATTCAGCAGGTCAGCACGGTTATTAACTTTGATATGCCACAGGATGTCCATATTTATCTCCACCGAATCGGTCGTTCGGGACGCTGGGGACGCAAGGGTGTCGGTATCAACTTCGTTACTCGCCGTGATATGCGTATCAAGAAGGAAATCGAGGTGTATTACGGGACGCTTATCACAGAGTTGCCTGTGAATTTTATGGAGGGGGTTTAATACATTATTGTGATATTGGGATCCATGGAATTAGTATTCCAATGATTAGGGTTTAAAATGAGTTTATTTATTCATTTTATACTGTAGAATCGAAAAAATAGAATACTTATGTCGTGTTGTTCTTTTAATGTTTGTTCGTTGATTACGGATGTTCGTGAATCTGTTTCTGAAATGCCGCGTGATCCGGCAGATGTTAAGACGTTATTAATGGAACATTTAGGGATTGGTTGCGGAAGCGACGCGAAGGCAGCGGCCGCGATAGCAAAACCCGCGCCTAATTGTTCGACTGTCGTCTCCGTATTTAAACACCCAATTTCATATTCTGACCCGGATAAATTACATGAATTACCGACGACGATTATTGAAGATCTCGAAATGATTCAACCTAAACCGACGTCGACGAAGATCGATAAGGTCATTGAGACCGGGACCGATAAGGTCGACGTCGACACCGACGTCGACGTAGCCGTGAAAGGTCTATATCACTACGTATTTTCCCCCACATCCGTATACGGAACCGACTATTTACCCATCTGGAGCAGGTATTATACTACAGATATCGCGTATCTTAAAAACACCCAAACACTGCTAGAAATGTTTGATAATGAACTGCTTGAACGCAATATCGTGCAGAATATGGGTCACGCCGGAAGCGTCGAGGCGTTTTCCACAATGAAAGAAACATGGACCAACTTCCGTGGAAACAGTAAACTCGCGGATTTCAAAGAGAAATTCAGTTACGTTGAAACCCCCTTTCTATCGAAACTGAATACCTCGTCATCATTCCTCCAAATATTAAGTCTGTATAACATTTCATCCCCTGTTATTGCTCTATTGACACCGATTATTGTCCTTATTATCCCCTTTTTCATTCTGATTATGCGCGGGTTGAGTGTGAGTGTGTCGGAATATATTGAAATCCTAAAAACAATTATCGGGCAACACTCGGTCGGACGTATTTTAAACAATTTTAGCGAGGTATCAATAGAACAAAAATTGTATATTTTGATGTCGGTCGTCTTTTACGGAATCCAGATTTATCAAAATGTGATGGCGTGTATCCGGTTTTACAACAATATTAAACTCGTCCATACACACCTTCACACCATCAATGGGTATCTTACTGCAACTGGTGTTAATATGTCGTATATGATCCAACTCATCCAGACGTATCATCTCTCGTCATATGAATCTTTCCGCGAGGAACTCTCCGATAGATATACCTTATTAAACGAGGTTACAACTGCCCTAACAGACATTTCGCCGTTTTCAGTTTCTGTATCCAAATTCTTCCAAATCGGGTATGTGATGAAGAATTATTATTCGCTGTTTTCACAGACGGACTTGAATGAATTGCTGGAATATAGTTTCGGGTTTAATGCGTATATGGAACATTTGACTGCATGCCGTAGTATTGTTTTATCCGGGATGATGAATAAGTGCTCGTTCGTCGCGACGGCGAAGTCGGACACGGACACGGACGCGGACGCGGACGTGACACGCCCATTGTCACCGATAGTCGAAGTATCGGAGACCGAAGGAGACTGTGCCAAAGCACTCGAGACCGATGCACCGGAGACCGATGCACCCGATGCACCCGATGCACCCGATGCACCCGACGTCGCACTTCTCCTGCCTCCTCCACCGCCACCTCCTACGGTCATTGCCATCAAGAAAACCGGTATCACAAAACTAACATCACAGATATACGCACCTCTGAAAGCCCGCGAACACGACGCCGTCGTAGTCGTCGCGAATAACATATCACTTGATAAACAACTGATTATCACGGGACCGAATGCGGCCGGTAAGACTACCGTAATAAAAACCACGCTATTCAATATTATTTTATCACAACAAATCGGCTACGGATTCTATGACCATGCAGAAATCAATCCTTACGACTTCCTTCACTGCTACCTGAATATCCCAGATACGTCCGGTCGCGATAGTCTCTTCCAGGCGGAATCACGCCGGTGTATGGAAATCCTGCGCTGTATTATCGACAACTCCACCAAGCGACATTTCTGTATCTTCGACGAGCTTTATTCAGGGACGAATCCATACGAGGCTGTCGCGGCCGCCTACGGATACATTGATTATATATCCAAGAACCCTAATGTCGACCTTATTCTTACGACACATTATATTGAGTTGTGTGAGTTGTTGGAGAAGCGTAATTCGGGCGCCATTACCAATCTTCATATGTCTGTATCGACCCTAACGGGTGAATATTTGTATAAGATTGCGGACGGTATTTCAACCATCAAGGGCGGACTTAAAGTTCTACGTGATCTTGATTATCCAAACGAGATCGTGGAGAGTGCGAGGCAGATTATTGATCGGTCGTAATGGATAATTTATCAATCCACACCCTTAATTTGCGTTTATATATATAATAATCAGGATCGTCTGTATCTGTCACCTTGGTGAGAACGCATAAGTCTTGATAAAATGAAACACAATCTTCTTTTGTAGGTGATTGTGTTTTTGATACAGTGTCGTAAATCGCGTTTATATTCGCACGAGAATCTTCGTGTTTTTTATTGAATAAACTCTCATATAATGACGAATTCAGATAATTTATGATATTCGCCATTAACTCGACTATTTTGCTTGTATCTTCCATGATAATCGTGATTGTATGTTTTATGTTGTATGTTTTATGTCGTATTTATGTCGTGTCGGACTTATTGATAAGCACATTCTTCGCCACACGCTTTATAATCTTGGATATATTCCCTTCCTCTGCACCATCTGTAACCGTCTTCGACAGTTTGAAATATTGCGCATTCTCTTTCGTATTACTATCCATACATCGTGGATGACGTGCGGCCCACTCCCCCATCAAACTCACATTTTTGTGCTCCACAGCAAGTACTGCATTCACCATTTTTTCATGGTCGGGTCCTTCACGCTCCCATTTATCCGCGTCTTTGACGTATAATGTCTCTCTCTTGATATCACTACAATGGACTGGACGTTTATGTACTTCCGTTTTATTCAGATTGTTTATAAGAATATTCGACATTCCTTCGACATATCCGAGTTTTCCCACACTTTCAAGATCGTCAGTATCCAATTGAATCGAATTCACGAAATCCTTCATATTCATCGCGTCTTTACATTTCTCGTTAAGAAATAGATTCATATTGAATGTCTGATTGTAACAATTCGTCAGATTATTGTTGTTTATATTATTATTATGATTATTTGTATTATTATTGGTGATTGCGGTCCCGGTCCCCGCCGTCGCCGCAGATGCTGCTGCAGTTTTATACAAACCTAATATCTGCGTCTTGAATTCGTGGTTCATCTGCATCATCGTATTTATCATATTCTTCAATTCTACCGTATTTTCAAGTTTGGATTCATTCATTATCTTCATTATACACGAAGACCCGAATTTCTTATTATGTCGCCATAATCCAGTTCGGTTGATATAGGGACGTTTACAGTATTTACATTCGTAGGCCGCGGTGACGGCGGCGTCGGTCACGTGACCACCTGTCACGTGACTATCAGGGTCAGTGGCGGGGGGTGTTTTAGTCACGTGACCTCCGGGGTCGGTCGGGTCGGCGTGATAAACCACATTATTTTCATCATCTTCATCATGGAGGTTGATTTGGATGATTTCATTGATGGGTGTTTTTTGGGGGGTCGACATTTCATAATTATCGGAGGTCGGTTTTTGGGGGATGCAATTGGCGACCGCCGTTCCGCCTGAAACGCTTGACACGCCCGAAATGAGACTGTGAATGTAATTTTTACATTTGACGTTCTCGGAACATAACCGTTGATGCTTTGATGATAAAAGATGTGTATTGAAAACCGTTTTGTTATTGGTTTTGATGTCACACGTATCACAATAATACATTATTGTAAAGGGTCAGTCTTGATGGAAATAGGATGATGAGGAGGTTGCCTAAATCGACCTGTCTATATAAATGTCCAATATTAGAACCTCGGTGGTTGGACGCGGTGGCGGGGTCGAAAAAGTTACAGTCACAAAATTTTAAATCGGTCCAAAAAAGTTGTGACTGGTCAGTAACAAAACACGCGTTTTTCGTGTTTCAAAAGTCTCCGGCGCTCATGATGAAAAGGACATTCTTGGACATGTTGCGTACAGGATGCCATAGTGGCATCATTTCCATCATTGTCCGTTTTTAGGGGTGTCTGGAATGGGTGGTTGCTCCCCGGGGCCTTGGCCCCCATTTGGTTGATTTTTTATTGATTTTTGAAGGGAATATTTTTTGGTGTTTTATAAGTTAACGGATGAAATCCGTTGGTATCCTATGGATACTTTTGAATCTAACTATTTCTGATATTTTCTATTTTTCTAATTTCAAACGGAATATTTTCGTCTGAAAAGTATCTTCAACGACCAAATCGACCGGTTCCAAACCGGAACTTTTGAATCTAACTATTTCTAATTTCAAACGGAATATTTTCCGAAGTTTTTACTCTTTACATATCAAAATCATTTATTCATACTGGAACTTTCTATCTAATCATGAAGGAATATAACCGTAACTTAACAAACATAAAACCAACAATATACAATAAATACATACAATCCGTTTATTTACAGAATATTTCGTCGCGGATTAATATATTAAATCATACACAACGAGAGAATGGGTGAATTGAGTTTTTTAACTATTATTATTAGTTTAGCCGTTTGTTCTATTCTGGTATTTGCAGTGTATCAGTATATGAAAGTCCGATTCACGGTTTTAGAGCATTCACAGAAAGAACAGGCGCTCATTTTACAGCAATATATAGAAGAATCATCGTATGATATTCAAGGATTACAAAGCATTGTTTTTAGACAGCGCGGTGGTGTGGGGGTGCAACAACAACAACAAGAGCAACAGGCGCAAATGGACACTTCAGAACCCGAGGAAGTCTACGAGGACCACAACAAGCATATTCATATGGATACAGTCATGTATGAAGCACCAAATAAACCGCGCAGCACTTTAATCGCGATATCATCCGATAGTGAGAATACTACGTCTGATGAAGATGAGGACGAAAACAGCGATAGCGACGGAAGCGAGAGCGGAAGCAGCAGTGGGAGCAGTAGCGACGACGACGGAAGCAGTAGCGACGGCGAAGAGAGCGGAAGCGAAAGCGACGACAGCGAAATCGAGAGCGAGAATGTTCACATGATCCATGATATTCATGAAGTTAAACATATAGAGATTTCAAGTACACAGGATCATCATGATAATGAACTTGAAATCGAATCAGTTACTATAATTGATGAAGAACCCGCGCTCGCACACGAAGAACCCGCGCTAGAGACAAAAACAATCACTATCGATTTAGGAACAAGTGTCGATACGGATGAACACCAACTGGCGAGTATGACAGAGTCATATTACGCGTCTACGGCGTCATCCGCTGCGTCGTCCGCGTCGTCATCTGTATCTTTCCATGGATTATCTGTTATTGAACTACGCGCTTTACTTAAGGAGAAATATAAAGGTCAGCACGACAAAATCACAAACCTGCAAAAATTGAAAAAACCCGAACTCATCCAATTGTTACATGAATAACAAGAGTACATAATATTTTATTCTCATTATAACATAATATTATGTCAACACAACCTCATTGGGCCAAGAATTATAGTTCAAGTCATAATGTATATTTTGACTTCCCGCCGTTAATGAACGATGGGCGCAATTTTGCTGGGTGGCAACCAGGTAACGCCGTAAATGCATCGATTCGTAAAGCCGAAAATATCCAATCAAACTGGGATTATCGCAAGTATTTAACACACAACGCAGATAATGTAATGAAAATAAACAGTCTTGATGCAGTCAATATGTCAGGACATGGATCATTTGATGTAGAAGCCAATCAACCGAATACGCCGTTTATGTATGCGTCGGTTATGGATACGAGAGAACCGTTTGGGTATGTCCAGAGTGATTTAAAGGATATGTATCTCTCGAGAGACCAACTTCAATCCCGGATGGTTGCACCTGAAATCACACAGGAACAATTGCTCGCATTTTCGCAGCAGCAGGGTCGTTAATGGGGATTCGATTACGTAATACGTAATACGTATAATAATGTATTAAACCGATTTTATTACATTATTATTACATCACACACAATATGCGTATTATAAGTTTTGATGTTGGGATGAAAAACCTAGCGTATTGTATTATTACAATCCCGGATCCTCCTCCCCACCTGGTAGGCGCGCAGACGACGGCAACTACGACATCGACGACGCCTACGAATTTCAACCAACAATCTCTCGACAATCTACTTCAAAATCTACATATCGAGAGATGGGATGTCATTGATCTACGGTTTGAACCAACCACCACACCCGTCGATCCGGTCGCCCCCGCACCGAAAAAGACATGTGACCATGATATGAAACAGGCGAAATTCATGTATTTGCATGCGACCTCGCCGCCGCATTCGACAGCGCCGCTTTATTGTCTGAAATGTGCAGAGAAATCCAAATATAAGATACCATCTCGAGAGATTTTACCCATCAAGCGTAAACCAGAACTATTACGCCAGAAGAAATTAGATGAATTGATAGACATTTGGAAGGGTGTCGTTGTGACATGTGACCCGGGGGTCGGACCGACGCCAGCCACCGGACCTGGAATCAAATTAAGGAAGGCGGATCTTATCCAAGAGATTAAAACAACGATGTCGAGAGATTATCTAGAACCATTCGATGAAGGTAAGTATTTGAATCACTGTGCGAGCAGCGGCGGCGGGGCGGCAACTACGCTCCCCTTCAAAAAACCTAACTATACATACGCTCACGACCTGGATTTAATAACCTATGGCCGCAATTTAATGAAACATCTGGATATTCTACTCTCGAGTATCGACGGTCCTATCGATATGATGATTGTAGAGAATCAAATTAGCACACTTGCATCTAGAATGAAGACGCTACAAGGAATGATAACCCAATATTTTATTATGAAGGATGTTCCGCAGATTGAGTTTATATCGGCGTCATGTAAATTGAAACTATTCACGGATTCGGCATTGGATATCTCATCGTTCGTAGATGCATCGACATATAGCGACCGTAAAAAGTCGGGGATTTCGATTTGTCGTTCTCTCGGCACTGGTGCTGGCAGTAGCGGCGCCCCCTACGCGACCTGGATGCCGATGTTTGAAAAACATAAGAAGAAGGATGATCTGGCGGATTGTTTTTTACAGGGATTATGGCGGGTGTATCTGCTGGGCGGGCAGTAGTAATGCGGTAAGCGCACAATATTAATGTATGTATTTTAATCATATAATCACATTTAAATATTTGACGTTTATTTTAGTATAAAGATTGTTTTATCTATAATCTATTGAATAAGAACGAAATGGCTGAAGTTATTGATTTGGGTGATTTAGATAATATTCCGACGTTTACACTCGGAGGCGGAAGCGGCGGTGGCGGCGGAAGTAAATCCGTCGGTAATTTTGGCGGCGGTATAGAATTGTTGATGAATGATAAATTCAAGGGCGGCGATTCAGGTCGTAAAAATGGCGGTGGCGGCGGTAATAGCGGCGATATTGATTTAGGTGAATTGGCTGACCTTGAAAATGAATTGAATGATTTGAGTAATCGGCGATCTTCATCATCGGCGTCGGCTGCAGCAGCGGAGGCCGCGGGAAGCAGTGGTGGTGGTGGCGGTCTGTTCGGAAATATATTTAATATCGGGCGTTCCGACGACAGTGGCAGTGGCGGAGGCGGAGGTGGCGGTGCTAGCGGCGGTGGCGGAGGTGGCGGCATCAATCTAGGATCTTCTACATCGAATACAGACGCCGATAATCGAACATGGGATGGATACGGGAAATTCAATAATATCCCACTCGACCCAGACGCAAATGTAGACCCTACACCGCAATTATCCAAAGACGATATGTTGAAAGAGAAATTTAAACTTCTTCGTAAGTTGGAGGAATTGGAGCAGAAGGGAGTCACATTGACGAAACGATATTCTATGGATTCATCGTATGCTGAAATGAAGGGCGAGTATGATACACAGATAGAAGAGCGTGAGCGTCATAATAGTGTGAAATTCCAGGGAAAGATGCTTCTTGCATGTATCACGGGGTTGGAGTTTTTGAATAACAAGTTCGACCCATTTGACCTGAAACTTGACGGATGGTCAGAACAAATGAACGAGAATTTAGGCGAATATGACGAGATTTTCGGCGAACTTCACGAAAAATACAAGTCCAAGGCGAAGATGTCACCTGAATTGAAACTTTTGTTCCAATTGGGTGGAAGCGCGATTATGCTTCATATGACAAATACGATGTTCAAATCCGCGCTCCCTGGAATGGATGATATTATGCGTCAAAACCCGGAATTAATGCAACAGTTTACTCAGGCAGCAGTTTCATCCATGTCGAATAATATGGGCGGCGGTGGAGGCGGTGGTGGAGGCGGAGGCGGAGGAGGTGCCGCCCGCGGGTCTGGATTCGGGAATTTCATGAATGATATTATCGGCAGTAACGGCGGCGGTGGAGGAGGTGGCGGAGGTAACGGACGTGAACCACCTCCTTATGTCCAACAACGCCCACCGCCTGCACCCATCGCCACAAAAGGACCAATGGCGCCTCCTCCACCGATGCGCCCTGGAGCAATGAATAGTAGTAATAGTAATAACGCATACGATCAAAAGGCGCGTCGTCAAGAAATGCGTGGTCCTTCAACTGATGTATCAGATATGATGTCCCGCCTGAAAACAAAGACGATTAATATTCAACAATCGGCCGGTGGTTCTTCTGCAGGCAATGGCAACGCAGCCGATATTACACTTAATGGTATATTGTCCGGAATGGGAGGCAACGGTAACGACGGCAATGGTCACGATCTATCTAATGTTATTAGTGTCACCGACCTGGGTGATATCCCGGGTGACGCCGCGCCACATAAATCAAAACGTCGCCCCCGTTCAGAACGAAATACCGTCAGTCTTGATTTATAGTAAATAAAGAATATAAACCGGGTTGTTTCTAATTGTATATAACACGATCACATACGTTCGTTCGTACGCACGCATACACAATCAATGGCCGCGTCATCAATAGGAAGCAATAATTTCAAAACGATTTGTGCGAAAGATGATATGGTTTTACGTAAAAATATAGATATGAAACTGTTCTCATTAGAGTATGTTTATAACAACAAAGTGATCGATATGTCGTCACTGATTAATATTAATATACATAATTTGCTATACGAGGTGAATAAGGATATTTTCGATTCGATTAATATTCAACCAGTATCGCATGACCCAGACAATACGGAGTATAATATTCTGTATATATTCAAGGATTTTGGCGGGGATTTAGGCGGATTTAAGACTTACATGTATGTTTCTACGAAAATCAATAAACGATTTGCGGGGAATGGGAATGTCGAAATCACTTTTACAAGTAAGAGTATTGCATATGAATATCATACCCAAATGTCGGAACAAAAATACAAACTTATCGAGTATCCTCTTTATATCCAAAAATACATTTTGCTAACACCCAACCACATTCAAGTGTTACATATGTTTAAACTAAAACCGGAAAATGAAGCCGAACTCACAGTTACTATGGAAAACGCGATAAGTCTTATTATTAAAAAAATGTATTTGAGGTTGAAATATGCCGTCGAGCATATTACATTATAGTGTCCGCGCGGTTGCTTTAGTGTAATATTATATCTTTAGAGTAATATGTATTTAGAACTATACAATATATATTATACATTACGATGACCGACATCGATGAACTATTATCAGAGTATATCGAACAAGAAAAGAATTTGAATACTGATAATTCAAGCGCTGCTGATGGCGCCACGACTGACACTGATACCCACACCCACACTGACCTGACAGAGACCACCGACAATTATTTCGCCAGAACACAAGAATATTATAAAAAGATGAGTTTTTACGATATGTTTTGTGCCGTGTATTTTACATTACATTCAAGTTATATTTGTTGTGCTGAATACCTGAAATACAGAACAGGATGGAAATCGAAAACAAACGCGATTATCGATGTTTCAAAACGACTCGCGACTATCAATATGATGTATGTTAAGATATTCCAGGCGTTTGCGACCAACCGTAATATCCTTTCCCCCGAACTGAACAAATTTTTCAACGATTATACAGATAATGTCGAATATACAGATGACGAATATAATGACGAGGATTTAATTGAACTACAGCATAAAGCAATGGAATGTTATCCATACAAACCTATAAAAATATTAAATAATCAAAAACCGATTAAATCGGGTCTCATGTCACTGATATTTAAGGGGCAGTTCGTAGACGGTGCGGGCGATGGCGGTGCTGGCGAGTACATCGCCATTAAATACCTTCGCAATAATATTATTACGAATTTCAACACATCGATGAATAATCTCGTCGTATTTGCGAAACTTACAAAGTATATTCCATATATACGCACCCTGAATATCGAAACTGTTATTTTACAAAATATCGTCTCATTGAAAGACCAGGTTTGTTTTCGCAAAGAAGTGACGAATATCCAACAATATTATAAAAGTTGGAAGGATTGTAACTATGTGAAAATACCCCAACCGTATTCTGAATTTACCGAGAAAATCAACCCGAATATTATTGTTATGGAATTCATAAACGGGATGAAAATAACCGAAATCGACCCTGAAGATAATGACCGGTTCGGTAAAATTCTTGCGTCATTTAGTGCGAAAGCTGCATTTTGTAATTCGATTTACCACGGAGACCTTCATCCAGGTAATATTTTATTTATTAAAGACGCGTCATCGGTTGCGCCGGCACTTGCAGTGTCATACAAAATCAGTATTTTGGATTTCGGGATTATAGGGCACCTAACTCGACTAGACCAAGAATTGCTTTTTAAGTCGACAAAACTGTTGTATCAGAAGAAATACAAGCGCGTTGTTTATATGATTTTGAAGGAAATGTCGGAAGACCTTAATCCGAATTATAATATAATTAATACATCGACAATTGTCAATTTAAACGACGAGTTATTTCATAAAATTCATAGTGAATTACACGCAGTTGTTGTTGAATACTCTACACCTGAAATCAAATTTTTAGGCGTGAATGAACTATATACAATCAATTACATTTTGAATAGTTATAATTTGACGTTTAGACGTTCATTGTATCGGTTGTTTATTACAATCGCGATTATGGACTCTATCGCTACAAAACTTGGCAGTGAGATGAGTTATATGCAACATATGACGGATGTGGTCATTGACTTATTCGGAATAGACACAGGCAATTTAGCAGATGATTAACTCGCCCACTGCTGCTGCCGCATTACCGCGAGCAATCTATATTAAACATTAGTTGTTATTATAGATTATTAAAATGAGAATCGGAATTATCGGAAACGGTTTCGTAGGTAAAGCTACACAAATATTTATAAAGAATTACTACTTGGATGCGGATTCTACGTCGTCGCCCACACGGTCGGAAATATTGCCGACTGTGGCGTCCGCGTCCGCGTCCACGTCCACGTACGATATCACGGATTCGGCATTTCGCCCCTTTTACAGACACGAACATTTCACACCGATTGGTGTATATATTTACGATATTCGCCCCGAAGCGTGCGTTCCACTCGGTATAACACTAGAAGACCTCGACCGTGATTGTGATCTCCTTTTCTTCTGTCTTCCCACTCCTCTTAATCACGACGGATCGTGTTATACGCGTATATTAGAAGATACACTATCTCGGTGTAAAAACCCCTTCAAGGTTATCCGTAGCACGGTTCCAGTTGGGTTTTCAGTCAAACATAAGTGTTATTTTATGCCGGAGTTCCTTACAGAGGCGAATTGGGAAACCGATTTTCGCCAAATGAAAGAATGGGTTGTTGGATTGCCTGTATCGGCGTCGGCGTCGGCGTCAGTAGACATGACCGAGATAAATATCTTCCAAGAACGTATCAACAATCTTATTCGTACAAGTAATCGAAACGGTTCGATTTATTCGTCTACCGTCGTATACTGCGATACAAATGAAGCTGAGCTGCTTAAACTAATGAAGAACTGTTTTCTCTCGGCGAAGGTCTCTATTATGAACGAATTCTACGATTTCTGCGGTGCAACGAAGACTGATTATGAAACTGTCGTCACAATGGCGAAACAGGATGCTCGGATGGGAACATCGCATTTCCAAGTCCCAGGACCGGATGGACGGCGTGGATTTGGTGGAACATGTTTTCCGAAAGATACACACAGTTTATACTGTCAAATGAATGCACACGGTATCACACCCCACATATATCCAGCAATCCTTGCACGTAATGATACACACGACCGCCCAGAACGTGAATGGTCCCGGGATATATGGAGGACGACAATCCCGCTTCCATCTGCGACATCAAAAGTCATTGTTGTATACAGCGACGGGGGATCCGGATCAGCGTCGTCGTATCTCACCGATATAATCAAGACCAATCTCGCAAAGAATAATGTCGTTATATTGGTCGTCCGTGACGCGGACTGCGAGAACGATATATATGTATCGCTATCGACACACCCGAATCTCATCATTAAACGCCAACCCGGCGCAGGAAGACCGCTTTTTTTCCCCCGGGTGGATGAATGTTATTATGCGTCGCATCGACGAGATACGACACTTGATGCGATGCGAGGTGTAATGAATATCATTGATTTGTGGAATAGTCACAACGAAATGATATTATATATTATAAAAAATCATTTACACGATTACGACAGCGACATACCCGAAAGAGATAGCGTGATCGACTACGCCAAAATATTCGAAGAGCATTTCCGTTTACAATTGTCAGTTATACCGAATCAGAAACGGAAACTTGTCGTTCTTTTCTAATATGTTTTCTGGTATATTTACGGTTACCGGGATTTGTCAGTTGAGACGATGATGACGCAGATAACCGGCGAATTGTTTTATGATGCGCACGTCGTGCGACGCGTGGTTTTTTTCTGGTATGGCGTTTATTACCGCCCCTTTTGGGTCCGTCCCTGATTTGGCGCGACCTTGCAGTTGATGGCCCTCCAGTTGATGGCCCTGGTGGTTTTGGTGGAGCAGGCAACAATGATTTGGATTGTTCATCGCTTTCAGTTTTCGTCTTTATCGGGGATGATGATAAGGGTGTGTCACCTGACCCGCGCGGTGTTGTTAGGAAAGGTCTAAACGTTTTTTTTGAATACGCAGTAGATGTTCTGGGTATTGTCAAAGAATCGGATTTTTGTCTATCTGACAAAAACCCAGTACTCATCAACGGTACTGGTTGAGTGCTAGGGTCAACTATTGCCGGTCTTATTACTTTCGACGTTTTCGTTAGGTCTAATTTTGGCACTGGCGCAAGCATACTCCGAACTAAAGTCCTGGTATCAGTTGAGCCAGCAGGGGACTGTTCCGATTCGACAGCAGACGGAACAATAGACGATATAGCAGGGGGTTTTTTTGACCCGATCGCGGGCGCAGCATCAGGTGGATGCGGTAACACGCTAACCGGATGACCAATCGACGTGGAAACGACCATGTGCTTCTGTCGTGGTGATGGTATCATAAATCGGGGATCGACCCCCTCTATCCCTCTATCACACAATCCTTTTTGTATCTTTTCACGTAAATTTTTTAACGTACTATCTGTAGTATCAACACTGATATTTTTTTTAGTTTGGTCAAAATACGAAAAGGAAAATCGTCCGGTTGGATTAAATGTATCTAATATTGCTTGTGTATCATGTTTTTCTACCCATCCAATAAATATATTATAAAGATGTTCTACCAATTCACCAATATCAATTAATAATTGGTGTTTACGGTCAGGTTTACTGCTTTCATTCCAAATATGAAACGCAATCAGAATAAGCCAGTTCAACTTGAAATGATAATAAGGATATTTTTTTAAAAATGTAGATTTTGCGAGTTTGATGATGGTGCCATTTTTATCTTCATAATTACTACAACTAGAAAAACCATCAAAAAGTTGTGTAAGTAATATATTTGCATTCTGAGTTGGATTTCCCCAACCTATTTTTTCCTCCATTTTTCCTGGATTTGGAGTAATAATCTGTTTTGTCAAGTCGATCACAGATTTTATTCCACTTTTTATATCTTTCTCTTTTATTTGTTTAAACATTTCCTGGAATACGCTCACAGATTTTCCATTATCCCGTTGCATAAACGTCCACAAATTAATATACATATATTCGTATGTGTTGCTGTTTGTTGTAGGGCGAACATGAGAATTATCAAGAATTCTCACAAATTTAATAATTGATTTTTTCCACGCAATCTGGTTCCCTCGCCCTTTAGAATATTTATCTTCATTAAAATAGTCTGTCATATCATCGGTGGGTATCAATTTTTGTTTTATTTTACTATACTCGTTAATAGCATCAGTGCCGGTAATAGGTTCTACATTATCTGTAAGAGACTTTAAATCGGCGTCCTTAAATATTTCATTTACTGGTTTAAATGACAACATAAAATTTTGAACCAACGGAGATAATTTTGTTATTTTATAAATCTTTAAATTTGCGGGGTCTTTTCCTCCTCCTCGTTGAATAATATCACGTTTATTGAGGTTGCTGCCGCCACTTTGACTTCCATCATCACGACCAGAACCAACCACCGCACCACCACCAACATCGGGTAACTCAAAAGCAGCCGCACCACCACCATCACCTCTATCACTACCAACAACACCACCATCATCATCCTCCTCAACCAGTTCCAATATCGTAGTATCACCATCACCTTCCCCAGAGGGTACGAATATTGAATATTTACGACGACCAGAAGGTTTGGAGGGTTCAACCTTTTTCGAGGCGTCATCTGCCTTCTGTTGGTCGTCGACCGTAGGAGCAGCAGCAGTAGCAGTAGCAGCAGCAAGGTCGGCAGTCGCCTTTCTTTGGAGTTCGGCAGCAACCGCCTTCGCCTCAGCAACCGCCTTCGCCTCAGCAGCAGAATTTGCTTCGGCAACCGCCTTCGCCTCAGCAACCGCCTTCGCCTCAGCAACCGCATTCGCCTCAGCAACCGCCTTCGCCTCAGCAGCCGCCTTCGCCTCAGCAACCGCCTTCGCCTCAGCAACCGCCTTCGCCTCAGCAGCCGCCTTCGCCTCAGCAACCGCCTTCGCCTC